CAGGAGCGTGACCCTCTGACATGATGCCTCGAATGAGGCTTTCCATTGAACGATAACTCATTGTGGTCTCCCGTTGTTCTTGTTTTTATTTATGTAGAGACGAAATTTAATTGATGAAGGTATATGATTCCTTGATAGCGGTAAGAGGAACCTTCTTATCTGTTACGATATATCTATTCTTAATACGAATGTTTTGAGCCTCATATGATAGATAAACGTTATGAGCTCGACCACCCATATTCATTCCACCATTATATCGGAGTCCATCGAATCCACACTTCTTAAGAGTTTCTCGAGCTCGAGCCGTATTCTGCATTCCATTAGACAGTCCACGGAATACTTGTTCTCCAGTCAGTTCTACTTTTCCTTCTTTTAAAGCAGATAGAACTGCATACCGATCTGCTCCTAGATTAAGAAGTCCTGATCCTCTAGCGAAAGAATCATATTCACTTCCAACGATTCTCTTAAGGATATCTCCAGTGTATTTTTCATCTACATCGAATAGATTATCAAACTCGGCTTGAACCTGATAAACGTATCTCTCACCTCCATACTTTCGAAACATAAAAGATGCATACGTTTTGGCGATATCGAGAGTATCGGTTAGATATGCGATTCCTCCACCATAGAAATCATTAGCGATTCTCGCTTTAGACTGCTCAAACTGACTAAAGCGAGAATTCGTTCCATGGTATGCTTCAACTAGTCGTTTCACTCTTCTTCTTTGCTCTTGCTTTAAGAATCTCTAGAACTCTAGACGCCGTAGCGTGTTTCTTCGCTCGATGGAGATCGATTCGTCGGAGCTCTGGATCTCTCTCCATTCCAGCCATCTGACGAGACGCTTCGGAATGAGCGTCATGAAGCTTTCGACGAGCCTCAATATATTCCTGACTCTCGGTGAGCTTTGGCTTACGGAATCTATTGATACGAGATCTATTCTGATCTCTCCACCTATCGGTAAGCTGGTGTCTTCCTCGATCGGTAAAGTGGTGACCCTTGTCTCCATGCTTGACTCGGAATCCAATCTTCAGAGCCATCTCAGTTCTGTGATGGTCATAGAGGTGCTTCTCTTTCTCTGTATGATAGGAACGAACCTGTCGAAGTTTTGTATCTCGTCTTTTCACAGCAGCATATTTTGCAGGCTCAGTGAGAACTAGGTTCTTCTTTTCTATAAGTTCTATTTCAGAATTGTCAACCACATTATTGGAATCTTCTTTGATTCTTTTCATCTTATAGAATTTTGCAAAATTGATGTACATCTTCCTCTTGAAGGTCTTATCATCCTTCTCATTTGAATATGGACCAGTCTCCATATCATGGACAGACTTCTGAGCCTTTCTAACATACTTGTTAGCAAGGGTCGCAGATACTTCATTGATAGAGTCTTCTGACATTAGCTTCTTCTCCGCTCGGGATATTCCCTTCTTAGCCTTCTTATGAGATTTCCAGTCTTCTGGAGTATTATCAACGACTACTCTTGCTTTACGAACATAGTTATTTAGAGTCTCTCGGCTGATCTCAGTTAGAAGATCATCGTCCAATTTTCTAGCGAAGCCTCCAGATAGGAATGAATTCAGTCTATTGAAAGCATATTGGTCTTTCGTTTTTCCTGTATCATCATTCCATTCGTTAACACCACGATTATATACTTCGATAAGAACATCTAATCCGACTCCACTCTCTTCAGACTTATTACAGATGTAGTCAAACCCTTGATTGTCTTCGAGAATTGGATGTTGATTCTTAATATGATCCGGAGTGTTCTTGTTAGCTCCGCCTAGTGGATGATATGGGTGGTAGAGATACATGTCCTGCCTTGAAGCGTTCTTAGTATCAACGTTTCCATATCTCTGCTTATTTCTAGCATCAAGAGATTTCATCGCTGGGTTTCCAACTCCGGCTCTGTTTCTTCTCAAAATTTTGAGCTTATATGAAGACGTCTTATTATGATTTTTCGCGAATCTTTTTACGGCTTCAACTTTATCATCGCTGAGTTTATTTCCTATAGCATGAGTATAAGAGTAACTCTGTCCTCTAACAGATGCGCTAGAGTTCCATTTAGTAGCCCTTACTGGATACTTTGGTTCGATGAAAGAGTGTTCTCCTCTGTAAACAGCCCTTCGGTGTCCTCGAGCAGCGGCAGCGACTATAGGATCACTATCAAAAGCTCCTTTTTCAAGAACGTGAGATGGAGCCTCACGATGACTGACGGCAGCCAATCTAACATCTGGGTGTGGATCGTTTATAGCCTTGTCGAGAACTTTCTCACCATCCTTAGCGTATACCGAAGCCCATCGAACTAGTTCATGAGGATCCTTGATTCCCTTCTCTGCCATTCCATCACCACCATTTCGAACCATCAGAGCTCTTGTTCTTGGATTCTTACTGTTAAGAGCATTGCTCCTGATTTCGTCAGTAGTTTTTTCATGATTTAGAGCAGCGATTTTAACACCAGCATCAGAATGGTTCATAGCCGTTTCAATGTGTTGCGTCGTGATTCCAGGGTGACTCAGAGCAGCGTGAGCCGTCTCTGAATCCTTCTTAAGAGCGCTGTGTAAATCGTCAGAAGTAATCGCTGGGTTTTGAAGTACAGATCGTCGAATGTTTTTATCTTCACTCTTTAAAGCCGTAGTAATCTGTTCTCTTGACAGAGCTGGGTTCTTCAAAGCCTGCTCTCCAGCCTTTCCACCTTTTTGAAGAGCCTGAACTATATGATCGTGGTCAACTAGAGGGTGAGACACTCCTTCAAGAGCGGCGTTTCCTCCCATTGACATCGCTCTAGTTAGATGTTCTTTAGTAATCTTATCTGGGTGGTGTTTGATAGCTCCTGCCATAGCATCATTATTATTTCCCTTGAATGCTTGATTGACATGCGATTGATCTGCAAATGGATGCTTGATAGCATCTGCAGCCGCTCCACCCTTCATTGCGACAGTAAGATCGTCTTTAGTGATATCTTTCGCGTGACTTAGAGCCTGTCTTGCGACTTTCGGTTCTGGGTGAGACAATCCTTCTCTCTTGTGTACCGAAGAATCAGCATTGGCCTCATAATCAGCAATCCAAGAATGAATATGACTATTAGTTTTAGGGAGTGCGTTACCAATAGACGCTCTATACATTACAGGATCCCAATCTCCATTAGAAGCCGCTCTGGAATCCTTCTCATCCATAAATTGACCACTGGCAAAATGATACTGATACTTCTCTCCATTATATGATGGATTCTTTGGAACCAAAATATGAAGAGGACCCTGAGAATTGTAATGGTTGAACATATGTGCGCCATTAGTTCCAGTGGTGCACCAACGAGTTCCCTGTCCAAAGTGATTAGCGGCGTTCGCCGTGTGAGGAGTAATTTGAGTGAACTCAGGGTGGTCCGTAATAGTCGCCTCACCCTTCATAGCATTATGTTTTCCCGAGCTTATCTCCTTTCCACTCTTTTGATCAGAGTGTGCATCGACTAGATTCTCTAGAGATTCAAGGCTCTTGATTCGACCAATATCACGATGTTCCGGTGGAAGAATACGACGCGTCGAAAGGTCATGGAATTTTTCGAGAGCAGGTTTCATTCTCGACTCAAGATCCTCAAACCGATTCACACCTCCATTACCAAAGATGCGAGCAATGTGTTGAACGTACTTTTTCTGTGGAGTTGGGTCAGCGTTCTCAAGATGAGGAAGAATATGCTCTCGAGAATTCGCTTGTCGCTCCTCTGAAGAACGAGACAGAGCTCCATGAGACTTTCCTCTGATCTTAATGAACGAGTTATTCTCTAGTGCCGGATGCTCATCGTGATCATTAAAGTACATATGGAGAGCGCGATCTGCAACCTTCTTTCCGTGTTGTTGCCAAGTAATATCTTGGTTGTATTCAAGGAGAAGCTGAGTCGACTCTGAGATGAAATTCTTGAACGACATTTTTTCCTCTTTGATCTTTCCATGGATTCTCCCGTAACCCTCATTCCAATCTTTGATATGCTTATCAGCAAGTTCTCTGTGCTCTGGACCGAGTAGATTTCTGTTTTTTGCATTCGTGTACATTGAATGACGAATCGCATGATCTGGGTGTTGAAGACCCAGAGAGATCGTCGCGCTGTCGAGTTTAGCATGAGATGTTACAGCGCCAGCGATTCCACGATCGTGCTTTTGGATAGCGTGTTGAAGATGTTCACTCTCAACATTAGGGTTAGACATAATCGCTACTCTTCCAACCAGTGGATTTTCGTGATCGATCGCTTTATGAATGTTCTCTGAAGAAGCGTTCCTACTGTGCATCACTAGGTGTGTATGAGAGTGATAGTCACGAAGATTATTTGCGAATGAAGTAAGACTATCATCCCTTTTGGGAGTGGGATTGGATCCAGTGTAATTCCATTCACCGTGCACGCCATCCTCTAACATCTTGTCAATGTGATGAGGTTGTAGCTTATGAACATTATCCGTCACGTTTCCCATTGCACCAGAGACCATTCCCTTCCAAGCATGAGGAGCTTCGTTAACAATTCTGTCGATATGGTGATCTTCTAAAGGAGCGTTGAATCTTCTAACGACCGATGAGTAATGTCCCATATCCATCGCCTTGTCGATAACGCCGGATGAGGCACCTTGATTGCTTGCAGCGGCAGTTTGAACTGATTTGCTAGGATCGTCCAGTGCTTTGTAGAGAACTTGGGGTGACGCCCAGCGATGAGCGAGCATGTTGTGCTTCATATCAGAAGTAGCGTTTGGATGCTCTAATACTTTCATCTTCATCGCTTCTGGGTCTAGCGAATTATGAATATTGTCGATCATTCCAGTCAGAGGATGAACAGCGAAAGGGTTTTCCTTATCGATCATGTGGGGATAATCAAATGCCTTCTCACGAACTTTGTCTGTTGCTGCTTTGTTAGCTTGAACTGAAAATGCCGTCGAAGTATCAGGATCGTGAGCGAGCTTTAGAAGAGTGTGTTCACTGGCTTGAGAGTGTCCTGCAGCAATACGACGAAGTCTAACATCGTCACTGTCTGCAGCTGCATCAACATGTTCCGGGGCAACGTTTGGTGCACGGAGAACAGTTTCTCGAACTGAAGCAGCAGCATGCTTGAGCCCCGCCATTAGGTGATCGGATTCAGCATTTTCGTTCTTAAGAGCCGCCTGAGCTACGACCGGGTCTTTATCATTGACCGCATTCATAAGGTCTTCGTGTGACGCGTAACCGTTTCCAGCTGCCCACTGGCGAGCCGTTCGATCTTGGTTGTGCTTCAAGATCATTCCAGGAGCTTTGTTTGAATCGAAGCTAGGGTTGAGCGAAGCCATGTTAATCATGTCTCTGTTGCCGCTCTTGATGATCTTATTAATCTCATCTTCTGATGCATGGTGTCGAATATACATATCACGAACCCTGGTTTCTGGATGATCTAGCGCCTTCTTGCTCTTCGAATCCTCTTCCATTTTAGTTTCATAATCATCAACGAACTTATTGATGGCTGGATGCCCATCGGCACGATTGCCATAAGTTGGATAATCAGAACGACTTACTGGATCGTCTCGCTCATTCATAAACTGATGAGACGAATAGTGGTATTGATACTTCTGACCAGGATAACTTGGTTTCTTAGGAACTAGGATGTGCATCGGGCCCACATTGTTGTAGTGCGGGAACATGCTGTCTTCTGGGTCTTCGGTAGCCGTGCACCAACGCGTTCCCTTACCATAATGGCAAGCGGCTCTCGTGGTGTGGGGGGTGATTTGTGTGAACTCTGGGTGATCCTTAATCGTTGCCTCACCCTTCATTGCTTCTGATTCAGCTCTGTCGGTTTCCCTACCGCTCAGTTTGTCTGCATGCGCGTCAACGAGATCCTCGAGCTCACCCAAGGATTTAATTTTTCCGATATCGCGATGTTCTGCTGGGAGAATCTTGCGCTTTGCAAGATCATCAAATTTAGATAGAGCAGGACGCATCCTTGCGTGGATGTCCTCAAATCTAGGTATTCCACCATTGCCGTAGATACGAGCAATATGCTGGACGTACTTCTTCTGTGGCGTTGGATCTGCATGCTCGAAGCGTGGAAGAAGGTGTGTACGAGCAGCAGCATTAGCTTCAGGAGACTCATGGCTCTCGAACGGAATTCCACCTCCATCAGGAAGCGGTTCATGAGTCGCATTCCAAACTACAGGATGTTCGTCACCTTGATCATGGAACGCCGAGTCAACAGCCTTGGTGACCTTCTTACCGTGTTGACTCCAGGTCTTTTCTGCGTCGTACTCTAGAAGGAGCTGGTTTTCGTTAAGGAACTTTCTGAACGACATGCTTCACGAACTCTCTGATAAATGTCTCTCGACATAGACCTGAGCTTCTTGGGCAGGCCACTCTCAAACTCTTCATAATTACCAAGCTTAGCCGCTTCCCTCATTCGAGACGACGACATTCCCTCAACACTATCAGAGTCGTCTCGGTTTCCCGCATTATGAACCTTAACATCGAAAAACTTATAGAGTTCTCCATTGTATTTTGGAACTCTTCTGTTTAGTTCTTCGAACCTATCTCCACCAACAACTAGATGAAGATGAGCATATCCCAGTTCATAGACCCATTTGATAGCCGCAAAAACATCCTTATGTTGAATCTCTGATACGATAATATCGATATCATTAAAAGCCTTAGATACGATTTTATGTTTGTATCCAAAGTCCAAAGGGTTGTTCTTGCCAGTAGTCGGGGAAAGATAAATGAAGCGGTCAGTCTTTTCATTTGGAACCACGATTTTTTTCATCGTGTCGACTAACTTTGAATGACCAATTGTCGGAGGGTTCATCCTCGCGAACGTCATAATAACAGCGCTCATTTAACAGGTTTTCCTTAGACTAACTGTTGAAGATATTTATACGTTGGCAAATCGCTTGTTAGCAAAGTTGTTCTTGCTAAACTCGTATCGATCTACCAACTTACACGGAATGCCGTGATACGTAACTACCAATCCCTCATTAGAGCACGGAATTCCATTCACCTCTGTAAAGAACAAGGATTCATTCTTAAGAGACTTGAGGATAAGGTTCTTTATGTATGATAGATGGCGATGAATCATGAAGATCGTTATGAAATGAGATCGTTGTTTCGAAACCTCATCAAGAAGGAGAATCTCTCCCTTCTTTTCCAGGAACGTTTCATACATTGAAATTTCTGGTTGTCCCTCTCCAATTCGAATACAAAAATTAACGAACATTTTAAGCATCTTATTATGACGATCGTAAATCGTTCTATTAATTCCCTGGTGATTAGTCTCACAAAAATATAGTGAATCTAAGATCGTCTTATACTGGAGTTCATTCAATTTGAAATCATCAAAATAGATGAGAGGATTAATGAAGAATACCTTGTCATTGCTTAAGAATTCATACTTCAAATAAGGAATAGAGTTACAATCTTGAAGAGACGGACCAACATATTCAGTATGAACCACCATTCCAATTCGTGCCGATAGAATCTTCTTTCCAAGATCCGATTCTTTATTTACTCGATAATTGATCGTGTTGGGACAGAACATCACGGTTCTATCGTCTGTGTTAAGAGAGTTTGAAGTCCACATCAAGTCTCCTTGAAACACTCCCGTTGGAATGTTTCCTTGAAAGTATGATATCGTTAGAGCACTAAGAGTATCCTTAAGCTTATCACACAATTCTGCGCTATCTCCATACAAAGTATCGACGTCTTCAGTGGTATATGCGATTTTCTGAATGATCTTATTAAAGACTGATTTAGTCCCAACAAAGAATTTACCGTTTACCGGATTGACTCCGAATACCACGGCTGGAGCTCCATCATACTTCATCGACAATGAGAGATACTTTTGGGTTTTGCCTGTCAAGTGATCAGCAAGAGATCCAAGAACATCGCAAGCCTGAATAAAGTTTCCAGTAAAGAGATAATCCTCAACGTGATCGAGGTGAGTATTCTTCATTTCATAAGTTCCAATTTAGGAGTCGAAAAAGGAGTCGATTAAATTATCGAGATATCTATGAATCCATTTCATGATAGCCTCCATTACCAGACTATATTAGGAGAGTATATCGAAGTAAACTATAAAAATGGATTTTGTTTCTTAGTTCCTGGCAAAACAGAGTAATCAGACGGAATCAAATTTTTCATTTTTATCTCTGCTTGTATCTCGTAAAATTTACTTCTGTTAGATACTCTCACTCGGAGTTTTCCATTTCCTTCTAAAACTGGTATCGAAGTAGAGAGTCCTAGAGGATTGGTGTTAGATATCATGTAGAAATCATCTCCCGCCTGCATATAATACGCTGGTTCCGTCTTTCCTTTGGTATAGTGAAGTGTTACAACGTCTGTCAGATCTCTATCCTGATCGTCGTATATGTATTTCGAATTAATAGAGCAGAATTTCTTCATTACTTCTCTTGGGACAGAATTAACCGTTCCCATTTCCGATCTATTCGTTGGTATGTATATGTCGCATAGAGGAATATTAGAGAAGTTAGAGAGGTTTGATACAAAATCTCGAGAAACTTGCGACTTATTAAGTTCCTGCACAATGATACTAGCTACTGGGGTTGAATACCTTGTTTTCCATGTATTTGCATGGTAATAAACCCTTGGATTAGCAAGGTTATCTGTGTGCGACATCTTAATCTCTAGCCAAGAACTAGTTCCTCTATAGTTTATTAGAACATCCGAATAATCGGTCCCCTTCACTGGCCTCTCGGCGTCTATTCCAAGAGACTTAATAGACGAGGCTATAATTCTTTCATGATTATCAGATGCTTTACTCACGACCCATAGTCCAATTCTTTTGAACTCTTACTTTTGGATTAGCAACCGTCCATATCTCTCCACCAGAATCAAGAACAACGACCCACAATAAGTGATGTTCTTGACCATAATCAATAACACCTATAGCGTATCCCTTTCCCTTATCAGTGACAGTCACCGGTATTGTAGGATTTAATTGAGTAAACATACATTATTCCAATACAAAAAAAGGGAGATTCTCCGTCGAGAATCTCCCTGAATATCATCGGCGAGAATGAGAGGAACCTCCACCTGCCCGTATGGGCGACCTCATTACTTCCTTAGAAACATTAGCATCTTGCCACTGGGGCTGCAGACCCCAACACGCCGAGAGGAAAGCGAGTGTATTCGCAGACACCCACATTCCCTCTTGATACTCCTTATTTATACAGAGAGTTCAATTTTTTGAAGAAAGAAATCTGGAGTCCATGAGTCAAATCCTCCGCCGAAATTAAGTCTCCTTGATGCTAACTTAGCCTTATCCTCGGATAGTCCTACCATAATATCTCGGACTTCTCCTTCGGATACTTCGACTACTTTAAACTTATCTCCACTTCGATGAACTCGATATCCCATTATACAATAGTCCTCGTCTTCTTAGTTAGTCGCAAAATTTCTTTCCTTGCGCTTACCGGAGTCTCATATGGTCCAGCATACGCTTTTCCGTCTGGCCATACTAACCACCAACCATTCTTCTTTGGCTCGATTAGTAGCGTCTCATATTGTTTATTCTGTGAGCTCATTTATCCTCTTAAGAACTTCTTCTAATGATCCGTCGACAGTGACCGATCTTTCATCTCCAAAGTATATTGTAGTTCTATTATTTCCCATATTGGGACTCATATATTGAACTCGGTCAACATTGATAGCGAACGAACCTAACTTAATAATTTTCATTAACTGAATCCTGTAAATTTACCAACTCCAGGAGATGGATACGGATTTTCAGGCTTCTTCCATCCGTTCTCTTCTGCAGTCCTTCTTCCTATCTCTCCACTGTCCATTACTGGTCCATCGAGGATATCTTCCTGTGCGTCTTGTTCTACATCATACAGCCTCATCTTGGCCTTATGAACACCCACTACGAAACGTTTACATTTATTCTTGTCGGCGTAACGATTCTTAAGTTGCTTAAATAAATACTGCCCCAAATCGGAAAGTTCTTCGGTTTCCATGACTCCCAACATGAGGTCGGCCGTTGCAGGAAGTCCAAAGGACTCGGACGTGTCAGAGAGGTCCAGGTCCGAAGAATCATATCCACTTCGAGTGGTTTGGGTAGCTGATACGATTGGAATACCAAATTCCACAGCGAGTCCTCGTATCTCTTCTGCAATTGCTTTAACATACGTGTATGAGTTGACGTTAGTCGCATTTCTGAGTCGGGAACTGGCACAGATGTTAAGATAGTCGACGTATACGATATCTGGGCGAAAGTTCTTTTTGATTCTGAGTTCATTGAGTAGATGCCTGAAATTTCCTACGTGAGCAGATGCGGTAGGGAATTCTTTAACGATTAGTTTTGATCTTGCCTTTTCTCGAATCTTATCTGCTTTTTTCTTAAGAACAGATATATCGACCTTTTCAAGATCGTCTAGTTCTACATCAAGAAGATTTCCATCGATTCTTCGAGATACCTCTTCTTCACTCATTTCTAGAGTGATGTATAGAACATTGTATCCCATGGACAGATTTGAGGCTGCCCAGTCACACATAATGAGACTCTTGCCGACATTCGTTCCGGCCAAAATAATGTTTAGAGTCTTATTAGCGAGACCTCCTTTGGTGATGTGATTAAGAAGTTCGATCGCAAATGGAATCTTATTAATCTTCTTCCTATATGCGATAAACCTCTCTTCAAATCCATCAAGATAATCGTGACCAATATTGGTGTCGAATGCCACTGACAAGGCATCAGTGAATAACTGTGGAAGCGATCCTGAACTCTCTCCATCTTTCGGATTATCGAGGATCTCGATGGCTTTCCGAACGGCATTGTACATAGCCTTCTCTTGACAGAATTTTTCTGTCGATTCAAGAAGCCATTCTTGGGATTCGACATTGTTCTTGTCTAGAAGTCCAATGATATCTTGAGCAGATTTAAAAGAATCATCTGCTAAGCCACTGACTGAATCTAACTCAACTAAAAGTGCTCTTGGAGTTGGAGAAGAATTGTACTTATTAAAGTACACATCTACTATCTCGAAGATAGTTTTTTCTGACTTATCTTGAAAGTATTCAGACTTAATAAACGGAAGAGTCTTTCGAGCAAATTCCTCATTATGAACTAGGTTATTGATTAATACTTGTTCAAAATTCATTCACACCTTGGCTTTCTTAGAAAATACTATACTATATTTTACCACAAATGTAAAGGATTTTAATCTATGTTTTCTTCGTCTAATACTCCTTTTAGATCAATCTCATCCTCTAGAAGCTTTTGTTGAGGAAGCTTAAACTTATTCTCAATAAATTTTGGAAAATCGGTCTCAGTTAGAATTTGAGTCCATACTTCTGAATTAGACTCGATGTCTGCCTCTCTATATGATTTTCCTACGAGTTCACCAGTCTCTCGATCAACGATTTGATACCATCCTGGTTTGGGCTTTGATACGTAGGATCCTTCGAGAGCTAATTCAAGGAAACCAGACCATTTGTTGATTCCTCCCTTGTAGAGAACGGTGACTGGAATCTTCGACTTCTCTTTAACGTATCGAGATTTTTCAACATTTAGAATGAAGTGATATCCATCGATGATTTTATCGGTCTTCTCTTGTTGACGACCAATGATAAAGATATTATCGGCAGAATAATATATTCCAGTTCCACCCGAGACCACTGCTTTCGAGAACATTTCTTGAGTTTGATACGTATGATTAACAACAATCATAGGAATATTCTTGATGGTAAGGTGTGGTGTAACCATACGAAATAGTGACTTGAGTTGCTTGGCTCTAGTCATGTCAGCGGCAGTGTTCTGTTTAAGAGCATCTTCGACTTCTTTCTTAGATGCTAAGTTTCCAACTGAATCGATCATAATCATGATCTCATCTCCACGCTCGATATTATCGAGTTGGTTCATGATATCAAACTTAAGTTCTTCGATGTTGGTGATTGGAGTATGAACGACTCTTTCCGGGTCGACTCCAAGTGATGCGAAATAAGAATCTGGTGACCCGAATTCTGAATCGTAAAATAGGATCATTCCTTCTGGATATGCTTCTAAGAAAGCATTACAGGCTAAGAGGGCAAACCCAGTCTTAAAATGTTTGGAAGGTCCGGCTAGTATCGATAGACCAGAGGTAATTCCTCCGTCTACTTTTCCACTAAAAGCGGCATTAATCATTGGTACTCGAGTTCGAATAATCTTCTTTTGATTATATATTTTCGATTCCGAGAGAGGTGCCGTTAACTTGATCGTTGTGTTCTTAATAAGACGCTGTTTCAGCGATAGTTTATCAGACATATTTTTCCTTAATGCAAAGTATGATTAGTATAACATATTCTTACGAAAATGTCAACTACTTATAACACTGCAACAATTGCGAGGTAGGTGAGTGAGTGAACCATCTGGTCGAAACCGGTCAACACCCAGAACTCATTGTGAGTCGTCGGACCCCAGCCCTTTTTCTTATTGTACCACATCTTAAACCAATCCATGTGGTAGTGAACGATGAACTCGCCGATCGACAAAGAGATACCAACAACGGGACCAGTGAAGAACATTAAGATTAGGAGCGTGGCCAGAGCATGTTGTCCAGAATGGATGATGCCTCCTATATGACCATAGGTTCCTTTGTTCTGCCACTGATACGGAGGTTGATAGACGAAGTCCAGTACGAAATGTTTAATGGTGAGCAATAAGAGTAGAATCAACATCATTCTTCGTCCGTTTCTTGGATGAACATCTGAATTCCTAGATGATTTGCCATAGTTGAAATGGCGTCTCTAATATCAGACATCGCAGTGTAACCGTGTATATCATGATCAGTATAAGCGATAGTTACTTCTTCACCATCTGGTTTGATAAGAGTGTATCGTTCAAATTCGGCTATTATATCTTCTTCGATTTTAATTCTAAAACCAGTCATCTAGCGTTGCTCTCTTCTCTGTCGACCAGCCGATGACTGTTAGAATGTCATTGAGTGGTTCTAGATACGTTTTGGAAAATTGTCGGTCATAATCCACATATCTCTCAAGACCAAATTCTTTGGGAAGGTTATTCAAAACAGCGATAACATCTTCTCTAGAAGGATTTGGAAGTCTCAAATATCCAAATTTAATCTTATCACCCGAATAAATTTGTTCATATTCTCCAACAAGACCATAGTCTCTAACCAGCTTATTGTGCATCAGAGATGCACGAACATGTATTGGAGTAGCCGATTTATAGACTCGAGCGGCATCATGATACTTTTCTAGATTCTTTACTCCTCGTGGCATCGCGATCTGGTCGAATCTCTTTTTGACAAATTTAGACTTAAATCCTTCGATGTATTCGTGAAGCTTATCTTGACCCTCATTCATGATGATCTTGAAAGTGTCTTTCATTGCTTCGCGAACTATCTCTGGTGTAGAAGGCATTACCGCTTTAATCCCAGTCACCTTTAACTCTGGAGACGAATACCTTTTGCCTTCGACGTCATATGCATTTAACATATACATCTTAGCAGCAACCCATAGACCTTTATCCGCGATAGTCTCTCTCTTCATTTTAAGAGCTGGTTTATGAGCGTTCAAATACTCATACAACTCAGTACACGCCTTATTAATGACCGATTGTATCTTTTCCTTAGAGACCTTATCTAAGAATTCTGTGATCTTATGAGGATCTCCTCCGTTCGGATATATCTTCTTTACAAGATCATCTACCGTAACATAGATCGAGTCGGTATCCGCGTATATGACGTATTCTTTATTCTTTCCAATAATTTTCGATAGATAATCATTGACGGCCCTTGCGACCCATCGAATTGCTAGCTGTCCAGTCATAGTGATAGCCTCAGCATTATCTAGATCGAACCACCTGAACCATAGGTTTCCGAGAGCACCATAAGCTGAGTTTAACTGAATTTTTCTGGCTAACTGAAGTCCATTATACTTAGCAGAGAGATTCTCGTATTCTTTCTTTTTGGATGGATCTGTTTCCTTGTCTGCTAATTTTGAGTACTCTTTAGCCTTGTCCTTAAATGATTTACGATCATTATATTTGGATTCCATCAAGTACGAAAGGAAGCTTTGGGTGTCTTTCCTGTACATGGCCAAATTTGCCCCTACAGCAAGGTCCTTACCACCGGCAATAGATTTCCAATCTAATTTCCTATCCAAGGCTGAGTCCACGGTCCAGCCAGGTATATGGCCCTTTCCAGCATAGGTTTCTGGACCAATATTAAGAAGCATGATCAAATGAGGATAGAGTGAGTCATAGTCAAACGATATCACCCAGTTATACATTCCAGGACGAGTAGCTCCTGGATTAAAGGGATGAACCTCTTTAACATATCCTCCGACTAGAGCTCTAGTCATGTGTTTCACTTCTTTAGGAGGAACACAGATTCCTTTATCAAGAAGGTAGTTATGAATAATAACGTCCCATGGCTTGACCGTAGCTAGAGTCTCGATGTAGTTCACCTTAGCGTCATACGCCATGTACAATACTAATTCGATGAACCCCAACTTTTCTTCTAATCGATCTACTAGAAGAACGTCCATGATGTTATAATCATAGAACTTCTGGGGATCCTTCTCATATAAGTCAAAGAGATTTTGGTATTCGGAATAATCGATCTTCTTCTCACCCAATTCTTTATGGGCGATCGTATTAAGCTTCCAGTCCTCCGAATTAGTAAATGAGAATTTCTTATATAAGTGTTGATAGTCTAGAATCGTAATTCCAAGAGGAACATACGCTTGATTAGTTCTTCCTCGAATAATGATTTCTTTCTCTTCCATCATTCCCCATGGAGAGAGTCGGGCACTAACTTCTGAACCCATCAAATTAGTAATTCGATTTACTAGATACGGTATATCAAAAAATTCTACATTCCATCCTGTAATGACATCTGGATCGAATTGCTCCCAGACATCCAAAAATTTATACAGGAGTTGAGTCTCATGATCGCATTTATTATACACGACGTTCGGGTCTGAAGGAGTATAATCCTTATAACCAAAAACAACGGCCTTTCCATTCTTACGAATAGTAATTGCAGTTATTTCTGCCGTTGGATTTGATGGATCAATTCCTCCCTCTTGTTTAGCCGTCTCGATGTCAAGAGTGACTACGCTCACCCACGATGGATCAAAATCTATGTCTCCCTTATAGTTGTCGTAGATATACATCGACACCCAATCGGTGGATCCGTAGATATTAAAATTCTCGATCCCTTCGTATTCTTTGACAAACTCACGAGCTTCTTTAATAGTTCCAAATCTCATCCGATTCAAATATGATCCATTAAGACTCTTGAATTGTGTTTTTTGTCCCTTTTGCGCTGGTATAAACAGATATGGAGAGTATGGAATCTGACGATGAACCCTAAATCCATTATCGTCATAACCTCGAACCAGCATCCTACCTCGATGCTGAGAAATATGCGTATAAATTTTTCCCATAGTTCCTTATATCATAAATTGTCAAAAATGTCAATGCATAAATAGTTTAAATGGAGATATTATGGCTTTAATTATTACTGGTGCGTTTGATATATTGACTGAGACAGGAGAGGTACAGTCTGTACCTGCTAGTTCTGTTCCATTAGTGATCAATATGATAGATGCGAATCTTCTAAAAATTGTAGCTCCAAACAATCCCTCATTAGAACAATGGGTTGATCCTATCAAGAAAGCGTGTATCAAGTTTAACATAGATACAGTTAGAGAGGTCGCATGTTATCTCTCACAATCAGGGCACGAGAGTTCTGGCTTTACTCGACTCGAAGAATCTCTTAACTATAGCGCACAAAGACTAATGCAAGTCTGGCCAAAGAGGTTTCCTAACTCTTCGATCGCCGAAAGATACGCTCATAATCCGAAAGCTCTAGCTAATAACGTCTATTCGAATAGACTAGGAAATGGAGATGAGAGTTCTGGAGATGGATACCGATTTAGGGGTGGAGGTCTCTTTCAATTGACTGGAAGAGAGAACTACACGAGGTTCGGAAAATCTGTTGGAATGAACGCTGAGAAGGCTTCCGATTACGTACGAACAATTGAAGGAGCCGCGATATCAGCCGGATGGTATTTTGAAGATCGAGGCCTTGATAAGTTAGCCGCAACTCCTGGAGTTGAAGACGAAACAAAAGCCATCAATGGAGGATCGATTGGTCTAGATGAGAGAAGAAGACTATTCGATCTAGTTGTAAAAGAATTTCTTAAAAGGGGAGCATAATGAGCGCTCTATTAACATTCGCTTCCGGTCCATGGGGAGCACTTCTTCAAAAGGCGATGCTAGCATTAATGATCGCTGGAACAATCTGGATTGCCGTGTCGCAATATAATGATCATATTGCAAAGGGTCAGATGTTAAGGGACCAAAATGCGCAGTTGGTTCAACTTCAAAAAGACAATCAAGAAGTTAATCAGAAACTATCTAATCTTCAAATCGAGAATAACAAGATACTCGAGAAATTAGATCAAAAGAACAATAAAGTTATCGAGACTCACGACAGAGTATCAACTTATATTAGGTCTCCAGAGGCTCGAAAATCTAACAGAGAATCTTCTGACGTCATAAAGAAAACCATTGGGATGTTACAAAATGATGAATAAACTATTAATCGTGTTAGCTTCGATAAGCTTGAGTGGGTGTTTTGGAATTGGACAACACGTTCAGCCAATTAAGACAGAATATAAAGTCGTGATGCCGGAATCTAAATATTTTGTCTGCGATGTAGTGAAGCTTCCAGATCCAAAGAAGCTGACCGATGAAGAGGTTTCTCTTCTTATAAACGATCTAGTAAAAGCTAATCGAATATGCAGCAATAATATGACCGGAATTAAAACGTACCTTCAAACTGCCCAGGACGTTCTTGAAAAGCGTCAGTGACGCATCTCAAAATAATAGTCGTTCATATCCCTCTTCTCGAGTAATAACTCGAGTCGGACTACCACGTGCCTAAACGTGTTGATTGGATGAATAACCACTGAGGATTTAGAAGACTTTGATGGGATCGTATGAACAGCCGAAGGATTTCCCTTCTTGCTTACAAGAGCCTCGTCATACCAAGTCTCACTTAAGACATAAGGAATCTGAGCCCTTTTTGTTTCTTTTAAGAATTGAGCGATAGGACAGGTATAGTTGTCGATTCCATCAAACGTTTCATCCTGTGGCTTAGTCTTTGCCCATTCCAAAAATTCTACGTCGGTGAATCCCAATTTCATTAAGCAAACCTCATATCAATAAGCGCTTTAGTCTTTCCATTGATAGCTCGAACTTGTTTCTTATATTGACCTACAAGAACGTCTAATCTCTTGGCGATAATTGTTGGATCATCGGTGCACGACCCAACTTCCCTCCAGGTTCCTGATATGCTCTGAACTTGTAAGATAGTCATCATTATTCCTTTTATAATACTTATTAGAAAATGTCAAACTTACAAGTCACCATGATATACCGGCCATCCATTGAAATGTCCTAGTTCATGACATAAGAGTCTTGCGTATGAGTCGGTCTTTGGATAGACGCAAGGATTAGGAATATGAATCTCTTTCTTGGTTTGATAGGCAAAGACAACTCCACACTGACCTTTGTTAGCATCCCAATTGATCTTGTTTGGGCTCTCAAAGTACACCGTAACTTGAGCGTCTCTCTGATATTTAATTGGAGGAGAATCGGTGTTGTACCAAGTGGCGTTAGGAACATACTTTGGAAGTGGAGGATCTTTTTTCTGTAATCTTGGATCACCATATCTACAGACAGGAACATTCGTTGGTCTGACTATCCCTTCGCTAGATCCTATAGAATCTCCAGCAGAATAAGATACTCGATTGGGAATTCTATTTAAGGCCGTCGAAAACAACAAAAGAGCCGCAAGGGCTCCGACGAATATAGTCTTCATATCTCTCTCCCTTAGTGTTATTTAGGGAGATGGTGTCCTCGGTGGGACTCGAACCCACAAACTCCAATTTTTGAAAATGGAAGGTATTCCTATTTCCTTCACGAGGACACATAACCATATTGAATATCAACACTAGTATTGCAAAATGCTCTCTTAAATGATTTAATAAGAGCCTCAGCCGAATCTACATCAGTACAGATCGGCCAAGAGTAATAAGATGATACTTTCTTCCCTCTGTGGCAGATCTCACCCTGAAGAATAAGCTTTCTAACACCAATCTTCATTCTATCCACTCTTCCAAATTTGAACTGTTAGCTTTTCGAAGAATCGAATCTCCATGACACGGCCTGGGAGCACAGAAGCAGACTAGATCGCACCCTCTAAGAGCCGAAACATCAAGATTAGGGAGAACATGTTTTTCAAAGAGGGCAATGACCTGTTTCTTTGTTCCATGTTCTCCCCTCTTGTATGGATTCCCATAGGGTGAGCCCCGTCCGATATAAACAGCCCCTACTGGAATCTCATCGATATGTTTATTTAGAACTCTTGGCTTACGCTGGGATTGGGAGTCCAAATTTTTCATTTAACTCTGATCGAGAAATAGCGAGGGCCGTGGATTGCACCGGAGAAGAAGTTCTTCCAATAACCTGTAGAACGAATGGTTTAATCTCAGGCCACTCGTCCATAAGCTTCTTCGCAGTAATGAATGAGTTAAGTGTAACATTAATACTAAGGCGATCCTTCTTGTATTCATCAAGAAAATCTTCTATTCGCCTACTAATCTTATTGAATCGAGTGGTTAAATCATGGTCGACAGGAAAAACTATGTCGACAATATTATTATACCTAAATCCACTGTCAATACCAGAGAGAATCCTCTTCTTTACTTCTTTGGAGTCCTTAAAATATTTTGATACTAGCTTCCTATTATCCCATCCTGAGCAAAAATTAGATGGATCTCCATTAAAATTTAGTTGAGCCACCTCCCATCCAAACTTTACACCAATGGTGTCTGATTCCAGCATCCAACGATTAGGAAGCGAATCAATAAGTACTCGTTGCCTTTCGGTGAAGAGATTGTTATAAGCTTCCGAAGCTAGAGAAGCGATTTCCTTAGACACTTCTGATATTACTGAGTTCTTCTCATACTTGTAATCAAGAACACGATCGGAGATTTGTGAACGCATAAGCTTAGTAAGACGAATAGATTCCTGTGTCATTACATTCTTTCATAGTGTAAATAAATTGGTGTCCATGGCGAGATTCGAACCCGCACTGTTACGGCTCTCAACCGATTGTCTCCTACCAATTGGACTACATGGACACATAAGATGGAGCTTTAGAGGAGAATCGAACTCCTGATTCCTGTGTACGAAACAGGTGTGTTACCATTACCACTACTAAAGCAAATATCAATAATAACTCCAATCCCAATACGAGATATTACCATCTGGAGGAACAGTGAACGAAATTTTCCCGCTGTGAACCAGATAACTCAGAGCCGGAGATATATCGTGATCAAAATAGCTAGAAAGTTCCGAGAAAGTTTTACATCCATCTTCCAATAGAATTCTGGAGATGTCTTCTTGGTCTTTCAAATACGAATCAATTTCGTTCTGTGAACAACCATTAATTTTCATGAACATCAGAGTAGTATCTGCTTCACGATCCGTAATCATTGCTACCATTGCAATTCTTTCTGGGTTTGAATTGGAACGAAGAGGGGGAATCTAACCCTGCACAAGATCGACGTCATCTGTGTGCCACTATCCCGCTACTCAGGTCATGACCCCAAGTGTGCTTACAATTACACTATCTTCGTATAAATCGTCATTAGACAGGCAACGCCAGGAATTGAACCTAGATGAGAACCACTCCGTGCCCAGAGCCTCTAACTGGCTCGACGATTATCTTATGGTGCTCCAACAGGGAGTCGAACCCTGTCCTAATCCTTACCAAGGACTCATTCTAACCGTTAAAACTATTGGAGCATATGTGGTGCGTCTAGTAGGTAATGATCCTACCACCTTACCGATGTCAACGGTGCGCTCTACCTCTGAGCTATAGACGCATATTGTTTTGTAGGGACTTACACTACTTATGATCCTACTTATCGGAGACCACCCGGACTTCTCGCTTAAGAGGCGAGCGTGCTTTTTATCTTAACGACAAGATATCGGTCTGTCTTTTACTATCGATTGAGTCGTAATCCTCGATAGTCCTACAAATTAATGGGGTGTAGTACGGGTAACGATCCCGTCACTTCAGATTCACAATCTGACATGTATCCATCAACACTCACTACACCATGAACTTGGTCGCGACGGAGGGAATTGAACCCTCGACTCCAGAGACACAATCTAGCATGATACCACTTCACCACGCCGTCACGGATAATGGTCCGGGTGGTGGGACTCGAACCCACACCAACTCGGCTCCAAACCGAGGCTTCTCCCCACTAAACTACACCCGGATAAACTAACAGGAACGTCTTTTTGCTATTCCAAAGCTAAGAGTTGCTGAATCGTTCCTAAAATATGGAGCTACCGACGGGGTTCGAACCCGCTTCCACAGGAGTGAAAATCCTGCCGCCCGCCAATTAGCGTTCGGTAGCATATATGGTGGTACTCGCGAGGAGACTCGAACTCCTACTGGATACGTTCTAAGCGTATTGCCTCTTCCATTGGGCTACGCGAGCACTAGCTTAATTACAGTCTCCGTTCTGGTCAACGGCCCTCTTTGGTTCTTTTAAATCAAATCCGAAAGTATAGACTGGGACAATAACAGTCTCAATAAAAATGATTCCCAGAGCAACATCTGCTACATTCGTTTCGTAACAAATCTTATCGCTCTTCTTTTCGACATTGAGAAGACCGTACGGCTCATGAGTCTTGCCATTGATCATGAGTGAATTAGAACACCCAGATAGTACAAGAGACGCTGCGATCATCGCAGAAGCAATCAATTTCTTCATAACAACTCCCAAATGGTGACCCGCACGGGGATCGAACCCGTAATCTCCGCTGTGAGAGAGCGACGTCCTAAGCCAATTAGACCAGCGGGCCATTACTTATTTCTGCCACAAAAGGTGGAAGTTTGTGAATGACAGTTTGGACATAACATTCGAAGATTATCAAACTTATGGTTATGACTATCTCCGTCAATATGGTCCAGCTGAATATTAAGTGGTTTCCCATTCCACTCTTCAACTCCACATTCACTACATTTATTTTCTACAAAACCGTCTTTAAGAAGTCTGTTCTTTAGTTTAACCGTAGGATATTGAGGGTGTTTTCCATCCAAAATATCTTCTAATTCAAACTTTCCACTATTACCGCCGTTTACAAACTTAAGTTCTAACTTCTGAGCTCGACGCCAAATTGTTATATTTGGAACGCCGAATTTGACCGAGAGACGACCTAATTTAGGTTCTTGTTTATACTCCTCAATCAGTTCTTTGTCTGTAAACTTATATTTGTCTTGTATCATAACTATGGTGAGCCGGTGCGGAATCGAACCACTCCCAATTAAGGAGACGCTTTACAGGCGCCGTGCATCACACCAGATGCTTTCCCGACCCATTAACTCTTTTCGGAATTCTTAGAGAAGTGTTTACGAATAACTTCGAATGCAGAGAATGATTTATCGAATTCTCGAACTGGAGTCTTCAAACCGCCGTCGTCTGGCCACATTCTTTTCTTCATTGTACTTCCAAAAAAAAATGGAGGATCACCCGGGATTCGAACCCGGACCTTTCGACTTAAGAGGACGGCGCTCTACCAATTGTAGCTAGTGATCCAATGCATTACTTATATACTAATCTATCTATAATGTCAATAAATTTATATTGGAAACCAGAGTACTTCCGTAACGTCTTCGGAAATGTTAAGATGGAAAGCAACGTCTGAAGGATCCCTCTCGGTATCATCTATCTCGTTGTAATATACTAGTTTACAATATCCATCAAACGAATCAATCTCACCAACCACTACCTTGTCGATGAATTCATCGATATCAATTAATTCACCCGAGTCGGTATCTTCTTCTCGAAGCAGTCTCATACTCACTTTCCGTATGTCTTTTGCCAAGATGAATCTACCGTAATTAGCCCTTCTCCTGCAAGAAGAACGTTCCACATGATTCGAGAGAGCTCTACTGGCGTTGGAGCGGATTCAATATCTCGAAGTAGTGCGAACTTCTTTGCTGGTTTTGTAGTGGTAGACTTTATTAAATCTAAGCAGTGGCTTCTAGCCTGGTCAATATTCATTAGAGGAATGTCTTGTAGAAGGGAAGGATCAAAAGTATCCAATTCTTGTTCCTTTCTAAGACCTTAGTATAATACTTTAGCCTGAAAGTAAATTACATTATTATAATATTATTGGTGCTCTCGACAGGACTCGAACCTGTAACTAAACTTTAGGAGAGTTTCGTTTTTTCCAGTTATACTACGAGAGCAATATTGGATGCCCCTCCAGGATTCGAACCTGTTAAGATGCAATGCACGACGAGTTTCAAAGGCTCGGAGCCAGACCTACCAGCGCAAAAGGGGCAATGAAAATGGTACACCCGGTAGGAGTTGAACCCACATCGAGGCCGTTATGAGCGGCTGGCTTTTACCGTTAAGCTACAGGTGCGTGATAATGGTGCGCCCACTAGGATTCGAACCTAGACCGTGCGGTAATCTGCCGCCATTGCCGGAATATAAAGCCGGTGTTCTACCATTAAACTATAAGCGCGTTACTTCTAAAATGGTACCCACGGTCGGAGTCGAACCGACACTAGAACAAATTTTAAGCTTGTCGCCTCTTCCTTTGGGCTACGTGGGCGTGAACTTGTGCAGTGTTAACGAAAGCCAGCGAAGGTGGCTTCCAAACCGTTTACTGGAGGAAAGCAGGGAGCCCGAGTCCCAGACCATCACTAGTCCCATCGGTTTAGCAAACCGCGACAGCACCCTGGCTGCTTTACTTTCCATAATTGGAGGCGGGAGGGGCGCTCGAATCCCCCAGGTTACCTGCTTATGAGACAGGCGACTAACCGTCTTGTCCTTCCCGCAAATTAGGCGATACTATGCTTACTGTACATCCGAGCTTAGCATAGCATCTAACTGAATTGGAGGACCAGGTGGGGTTCGAACCCACATGCGCGCGGGTTAAAAGCCCGCCGTTCAGCCTATTGAACTACTGGTCCACTGTAACTGTTCAATATCGGCCATAGCAGCACCGTGAAGCACTGACTTTATCTGAATTGAGTGGCGGGTATTCGATCCACTTTTAACCGGCTACGAAGACGGTCACTCAAAATTTGGTGCCGGTAAAGAGTAACGATCTCTCCATTGGGCGCTTATGAAACGCTTATGCCCACCATGGGACCGGCAAAATATGGAGGAAGCGGTGGGATTCGAACCCACGGAACCCATCCCTGAGTCCCCTAGTTTTCAAGACTAGTCCAATAAACCAGGCTCTGGCACGCTTCCATATATGGATGCTCCACTACGATTCGAACGTAGATTGAACGGTTCAGAGCCGCGTCTATTACCATTATAGGATGGAGCAAAAAAATTGGTACTTCCTAGAGGAATCGAACCTCTGTACAGCGGTTATCGGCCGCATGCTCTGCCATTGAGCTAAGGAAGTATGGCTCTAGTTGTTGGATTCGAACCAACCTTCATCGGTTAACAGCCGATTGCCCTCACCTAGATGGCTCAACTAGAACAAAATATGGTACTCGATGGGGGAATCGAACCCGCCCTAAAATAGTGTGTAAAACTATCGGCCTCACCAGATGCACTAATCGAGCATGGAGCCCTAGACAGGATTCGAACCTGCATGTGATCCAGTTACCTTTCTACTGATTCGTAGTCAGTGGGGTTACTAGGGCGCTTATAAGTGGAGCCCTCGACAGGATTCGAACCTGCATGTGATCCATTAGCTTTCTCCTGCTTCGAAGGCAGGCGGCATACGAGGGCACACTGAAACTTTCCTCGCCACGAGCCATAGCATGCGCTCCGCGAGGACTCTAGAACTCACGACTGTATCGGACTCTAGAGCAAGTGTTAATATTCAATTGTCAAAGAGCTGGTGCGCCAGGTAGGAATCGAACCTACATCCTGGGATTTTCAGTCCCGTGCATGAACCATCACTGCCACCGACGCATTTAAATTATGGCGCGTGACGAACTAAATGGTCCGCCGCGTGCATTGCCGCGAATGCATCAGGTTTAATCTTAGGCTCAACACCATTTAGATTTCCCCTGACATAGCCGATAGCTTCTCGAACGGCTACATTAGACTTATATCTTGGATTTGGATTAATGTCAAGGTGAACCTCCATGTGTCGGTCACCAACTTCGTCCAAAATCTCAAGAGCCGCATTAACAGCAAACATAACTTCATTAAGAAGTCTGGTCTTAGGAGACTTATCGCTTCCCCAATCCTGGAGGATCTGAGAATCGTAGAACAATTTGCAACCCTTAGAACTGTCCCTATGGACAATAATAACGGTCATATATCTAGCGTACCAAAGACCATTCTTCTTAAACCGTTTAGAGTCACAACCAACATAGACTGAAGACTCTTGGCTCGATTCACGAATCGTTTCTTTCGCTTCGTCGATCCATGTCTTCGTATCTGTCACTTTAAACTCCATGGTTCTAAACTTGGCACCGGTACAAGGATTCGAACCCTGACAAGCAGTTTTGGAGGCTGCCGTGCTACCATTACACTATACCGATGTGGTGGACCTCCGGGGAATCGAACCCCGACTCCCTGCTTGCAAGGCAGGAGTGCTCCCATTATCACTAGAAGCCCACTAAATGGCGATCTATTGGGGAATCGAACCCCAGACTAACCGTAGACAGCGGTTGGTTTTACCACTAAACTAATAGACCGTGGAGCGGATGAAGGGTTACGATCCCTCTACCTGATCGTTGGCAACGATCTGCTCTACCATTGAGCTACATCCGCATGAGATGGAGGTGAGGACCGGGATCGAACCGGTGTAAACTAGTTTTGCAGACTAGCGCGTAACCACTCCGCCACCACACCAATATCTCTATAAATTATGTATTCCTATATATACTTTCCATCAAGAAATGTCAATAAGTTTTTTTCAAATATTGATTTTGTTTAATATTTCCGATGTAATGGTGTTGAGCCCCTCTTCATCACCATTAACTTCGAGATATGGAACCTCCCACTTATGTAAGAGTCCCTTGATGATCTCGTGTTTCTGTTTAGATTCCTCAGAGCTCTGATTTCTTCCCTTGGGATTATAAGGCTTCACACGATTAATCAAGAAATTAATATTGTTATATTGATTAAATGCCCATAGAGTAGTCTGATGAAAACACTCAGGATAATCTTGAGCGTATGCTAATCCTAAGAGAATTGGTGAATCAGAGATGATAACATCGCAATCCCCTGACAGTCTCCATACTCGATGATGTTGTTTTCCGAAAACATAAAGTTGATCTTGTAGAGTATGTTGTCTCTTCGACCATGTTAAATCTTTAGCATATTCTCCAGTAAGCTCTACGTTAATTCCCATGTTCTTAAGTCTATAAAATAGACCAGAAGCCGTAGTAGATTTTCCACTTCCTGGGCTTCCAAAAAGATTTATAACATTCATATATTATGCATTACTACTTGCACTCAGTGTTATTGTGTATGTTCTGGTTTTTCCAAAACTTGTTGAAGTCACGCTCCAAGTAGCCAATCTATCCCCTCCAGTCGACGGTGCTTGAACTGTAAAAGTTATAGTGTTTGAAGATGACCCAGTTGGAATATTAACTGTAGACCATGTCCCACTTCCAGTAGTTCTGGTATAATCCCATGTTGCAGGATAATTGCTCGTTATCGTATATCCTGCATTTACCGGATATGAGCTAGAAGTTCCATATGATCCATTCGCATCTGGGTTCCATCTTACGTAAGACTTTCCTTTAAGATCAGACATCGATATGGATCCAGATGTCTTATCTGCTAGATAATAAACATTCGGATCACTCATAGAGATCGATCCTGCAGCAGATCCATAAATCTCTAGTCTGACGTCAGATAGTTTAATTTGACCCGTTGGTGTAGTCATGAGATCTCCTAATTTATGACTACTTATAATCTGGGACCCTTGTGTTGATATGAACTCTTCAATTCCTCAAGCGTACCGACAACGTAGTTAGACTTATTGACTGGTACTGTTAGAAACTGCTTCTTAGGTTCGCCGTGTTCTAGGCATGTACGATATCCAAGAGAAGCCCTAGCAGTACTAAATTCCTCACCACACTTAATGCAGTAAGCCATATCTCTCACTCATCAAACAAAGATGTATACTTTTTAAGCTTTGGTAATTTGTACTGTATTCTCTCGGATATCAACTCGGATTCAATGAGACCTCTATCTCTTAGATATCGTTTTAGAAGTTCAAAGTCACCAATCTCATCATTTAAGAGAAGTCGATTCTCTCTCATCTCCGGATCGTTAGGGTGATATGAGTTTAATCCAAATCTACGAATCTTCGAAATAATCTGAATTATCTCAGCGCACTCTTCCTGCATGAGGTTTAAGGCCTCATCAATTTCATTACTCATGTTATCCACAGATTTATTCTGGCTCGATAAGAGTTACAACGATAAGATCGTCGTTGTAATACATGTCTTGTAAGACACGATATTCAAAATATGCAGAGTTAGCATCTTCAAAAGTAAGATGGTCTAGTAGTCCAATAAGAGCAGATCGAACCTCAACAACGTACTCGTAATTCATTAGAACCCCGCACATGTCTGAATCTTAGCATATTATATATCACGTTACTAAGAAAATGTCAAGGTATTTTAGTACTTTTGTTTATTAAGATTTTCTCTTGCCGATATTGTACTTAGTGATTAACTCCCATTGATTCTTTTCTTTAAATGGAAGAATCTTTATTTGACTCATCGATGCTCTGTTATTTTCAATAGAGTGATCTAATACTGACACCAAACCCCACTCTTCGAGAAGGAGAGCTATTGCATTTCTTCGTGATTGATCTTCTGGAGTAAAATCGGTAGGCTTACCATCTAAAGCAAATAACTCCTTAAAATGGACTATGTAATAGTGGCCTTGTTTGTGGAGTATATGACACGATTGATAGAGTTTCTTATCTCTTTTCGAAGACACTCCAATACGAGTCAATGTTTCTTTAATCTTTAAAAAATCTTCGTCATGCGCGAGATCTATCTCCACAAATGTATTTACTAGACTCATCTGCCACCCTTTTCAAGCTTTTGTTTTAGTTCTTTTAATTGTTGGGTGGAAAGAACAGTTAAAGCTTGCTGCGCCTTTTTGTATCCATAACCAAAATACTCTTGGACTGCTTCAAGGTCACCATCTTTCTCACGTTTCGCCCATTTGGAAAATCTTTTCCTTGGACGAATGCTATTTATTAGATAATCGAACTGAAGCAATGCATCTAAGTGAGCCAACCTATTCATTTCATTGGCATAATACAAGGTGTCGGGATAGTAACTTAATCCACGATTGACCATGAAAGCAGAGTATTCTTTTTCTAACTGTTCCGGATTTTCTGACTCTCGGATGATGTCCTTATTCTGATTGATAGCGTTAATAAAATCAAACGGATTGGCCACTACAACATCTCTTTAGTAACAATATCGTATAGAGCTTCTCGGATCTCTTCTTGAGTGTCATTATCAACACCATTGAATAGAGATCTATCATCAAGTTCTTCGATGATTTTATCGACAATTTCTCCGGCTATAACATCAATCATCATTGGAACTCGCATTCACACATTACTTCTACCATAGCTGACGCTAGATTAATCTCTGGATCCGCAGAAAAAGCAGCCTGATATTGATACTTTCCTAAGACTAAAATTAATTGAGGAATACTATGAGTTTTAAAATACATGGAAGCATTATCATAAAAGTTCCTGTATATTGAGACCTGATCATTATCAGAATTTTGACCAATCCATTTTCGGACTTCGGTAAAATTCTTCTCTTTCATGTGGTTGACTAATTCTTTAAGAGAAACCTCTTGAAGATTAGCTAGAATTCCAGAATCAATCTTCCCTGCGGCAGAATATCTCTGTAATTCATTTAGAACTCTCCTCCAATCTGGAAAGTGCTTTGTAATAACTTCAGCCACTACCTTGGGATCATATTCAACAGATTCGGCTTCCAAGATAGTCTTTGTCCTCTCAAAGAACTGAGAGGCGAGTTTTGGCATGTCCTTTTTAGCGATCTTAAAATGAATAACTGAACATCTTGAATGAAGAGGTTTGATCAGTCGATTTAGAAAATTACATGTTAAAATGAAACCACAGTTTTTCGAAAACTCTTCCATGAAATTGCGAAGAGCCGGCTGTGTCGAATTAGCATTAAGGTAGTCCGCCTCGTCCAAAATTACATATTTCCTACCTCCCATTAGAGAAATGGAAGAAGCAAAATTCATGATCTCATTTCGAAGAGTATCAATGTTTCCATTTAAAGAACCATTGATGATAATATAATCGCATCCAAGTTCTTCTAACATGGCTTTGGCGATAGTAGTTTTTCCAACTCCTTGAGAACCATCAAGGATTAAATTGGGAATATTGTTTTGATCTACAAATTTCTGAAATGTTGACTTAAGATCAGAAGGAAGGATCGTCTCAGATACAGTAGATGGTCTATATTTCTCCACCCACAAAAAATCATCATTAATCATGTCGACTCCATAATAAACAAAAGGGAGTGGAATAGCTTCTGCAGCACTATCCACTCCCTCTCTGACTTGACTGGGGCGTCTAAGTCAGAAGTCGTCTTTCGACGACTTAATTAAACTTCGAGTTCTGCTCAATAGCAATAAAATACTCAACATCCTTTGAAGTGAATCGAGAGATTCCAGCGGATGCAATATCTACGGTATAATTGTCAGGAAGAAGCCTAATGTTTTCGGCTTTAAAGATACAGTTAAACGTCCTCGTGGTTTCTCCAACCTCTACAGAGTAGACATCAGATGTTGGGTCCTTAGAGTTAGTAGTTTCTAAACTAATAGTCTTTCCGTCTCCAACAATAGCAATCTCTGGCTGTCGGAGAACACCTAGAGCCTTTGTTACGTCTGCTAGAGCTTCTGTAGTCAACTCAAATGATACATCTGGAGTAGGAAAGTTGATCTCTTTTCCTTCCTTAGGAGCCACAATGGTATTGGGATCGGCAAAGACGTAATTGACCCTCTTTCTACCAGACTTAATAACAACAGACTTATCTCCAATCTCAAGATCTGGATCGTCAAAGAGACTTAGAACAGATAAGAATTTATTGAGATCGTAAATAGCAAATGAAGAAGGAAATTCCTGTTCAAGAGTTGCTTTTGCAAGAATAGTCTTGGTAGGCGTTACCGTCTTTACTATATTTCCTGGTCGAAACAGGATGCTAGGATTAATCGACGAAAAGTTCTTAAGGACTTGAAGAGTCCGATTATCAAATTTCATATTATAGTTCATTCCTATTTTCGGATGAGGTATTATCACCAAATTTAATCGTCTTGAAGTCTCTTCCTTTTCCAAAGTAAGAATTGAAACTTACTCGAATGAATCGACGATCAGTTTCATTTGGATTGGGATTTGGAATCGTAATCCATCCATTCTTTCCAGACCTCCACGCGATCAGCTTATTATAGAGCTTATCTCCTTCAGAGACACCCTCTTTAACAATTCTAAGAGTCTTATTCGAAACAGAAGGACGCTGACCCTTAGAAGTTATTTTACTTCGTGTCCTAACCTTTTTACCCATTGCAAAACTCCAATATTTTATTCATAGATTATATTCAAAAATAGAACAAATGTCAACCATTTTAGGATTTTGTTCTTTTAGTCTTATTCAACATGTTAGAACTAGCAGTTGCAGGAGCTCCAATCTGAGCTAGATGAACTAGAGATCCTCCAAAGACGTATGACCCGACGTGTTGCATCTTCATCCAAGGACAGATCATGATCTTTCCTCCCATTTTTTTAACATATTGACAGAACATATAATCTTCAGACAGATACCTCTTAGTATCTGGGTCTATAACAGTATCAAAAAATGCGTGGATCTCTCTAGAACCATCGAATGCTTCGGTCCTTACATGGTCTGGTTTATACGACAGATTTGGATATTGTTTTTTGAATTTTTCTAAGACTGGCCTATTCAACATCATGAACCCAGTCCCTATTTCTAGAACTTCTGCTGGCTCATGGATCTTTATTTGTTGAGATCCATTAACTGGATTAAATACATAATCACCAACAAAGTTTTCAAGAACTTTGGGATCCTTGTCGGCAACTCCCTTATCTACCGCTAGTTTAATCTTCTCCCATGAAATACACTTCTTGGGATATGGTCCTCCAATTACATCATAATCTGGATTCTGAATCATAAGGGCGAGGAGGGCTATAACATCATGTGGATCGAATCCGATATCGGAATCAATGAACATAAGATGAGTGCAGTCACTTCTTAGAAATTCATCTGCACAATAGTTCCTCGCCCTAGTAATCAGGGATTCGTTGAACATGAAGTAGTATTGTAATGCTAACCCGTATTGGGTTGCTAAAGCTGAAAGATGAGCGATAGATTTACAAAACATTCCACAACAATTTCCTCCGTACATAGGAGTAGCAATCATTATCTTATGTTTTCTTAAGACATCACTCTCAATATTAATCGAAATCCCTGACACGTATTATTACTTCTTAGTCGCTCTTGCTCTGTCAGAATCGCTGAAAGTAGTTCTAAGTCCACTAGATGCGTACGCGCCCGTATTTATGGCCATAAACTTCATTTCATCTGCAAGATTATTGGTTGAGATATTGTATGATTTACTATAATCAATACCAATCGATTTAGCCTGATCAACAACTCTATCGAAATTAGCTCCTAGGAATACAACCTCCCAGTTGCGATCTTCAGCTCGAGCTAGTTTCTCTCGGATTACCTCCTTAGTATACTTCTTAGAAGTATTTTCTTCTCCATCAGTCATCACAACGATGTACGCTTTTTCAGGAGATTCTTCAAAAGCTTTGTCTAGAAGACGAGCCATCGAATCTAGAAGAGGGGTTCCACCTCTTGGGCGAGCCTCTGACTCATTAAGATCCTTAAATCCTTTAGCCGTAGTATTTCGGAGTTCGAGATAACTCACGTCTCCATTATATCCACTGTCAAAAGCTGCTATATAAACGTTAGTATCTCCGTTTAGCTCTTTGACATACGCATTAAGTGCTCCGATAGTGTCGGACCACTGCGATCCCATAGAACCTGAACGGTCTAATAGTACATAAACACGCATTAATGTTTATTCCTTTTCTGTATTGAATGTGTCATGCACGTATAACATCATTATCGCATAATGGCACACTTTAAGAAGATCCTTTCGGTTTCTTCCATCCTTCTTGCCGTATCGTTGAGCGTATTTAATGATGTTTCCAATAGTAAACCCTTCACCATGACCCGCGTCCATGATGAATTCTGTTGATTGGATTTTGCTTAGGCTGTAGTGCTGACCATACGTTGATGTGATATATGTCAGTAATTCATTGAGGTACATGTCCTCATCAAATTTATACTGCACTTCTTTCGGGTTCACTTCTGTCATAGTAATCTTCTATTTATGATTTTATGCTAAAAAATCTACGATAGTCTTGGATTGTTTTTCTTCCCAGATCTCGTGAGACTGATGAGCATTTACTTGATACGTATAATTCGAATCTAGGTATGGTCGATTTCCAAGGAGAACTTCCTTTACTTCAACTGCCATATCCTTGGCAGTATTAACTGGAACGTTCTGACATATATGATTCGCAGATTTCTTCGGGTTAAGAAGTTCAAAGTCTTCAGGCATTCCCATAATTGAAAGAGCCTCTCGGTAGTTAATATACCGATCCTGATCTGGATGAGTTAGCATCGATGGATAATGTCCTACAAACGCTCCAATAAAATCCTTCGGAACAATGGTTCCTCGACGCATTACATTTCCTCCAGAAGCGAGCTTAGCATATTTGTACTTACACTTCTCAACTTCTTTATCATAACCATGCTTAGACAACCAATCTCCTACTTGCTTATAATTGTATCCCTGTTGCTCTATGAACGAGAATACATCGTTAGATCGAACTTTTAGAAATTCCATCTTATCATGAGAGAATTGTCTATGAGTAAGACCACCGTACATTTCCTCTAAAATAAATCGATAATATGGATCATCTTTAGATGGAGTTTTGGGATTGATTGGTTCTTGCATCGAATTGCTTCTAGCATTTCTGATAACATCCTCAATCTTAGTCCATGGTCTGTTATAGTATCCTAGGAGAGGAGTCTTTGTTCCTTTCCAAAAGAAGTAAAATGTTCTCTCTCGAACTTGAGGAGTTCCATGGAGTAGTGATTTTGTTCGATATACGGTCATGGAATAACCGTTATCAAGACCTATCTTTCGGACTTGGTTACGAATATCTTCTCCAATTTTTCCAGCAAACCCAGGGGCGTTCTCACCTAAGAAAACAGTTGGTTTTAGTGTTCCTAGGACGTATTGGGCCGACTTTATCATCCATTGATTGTTTGGATTATTCGTTCCGAATCCATGGCTAAGCTGACTGAGACCGGCGCATGGACAAATAGATGTAACTACATCAACTTTAGGCAGTGGATTATGTGGTTTATCTACATAATGATACGGTAAATCAATATTTTTCTGGTTTCTATAATAGTGTAACAAATGCTGTTCATTAGATTGAAACCCTTCATAAGTCATGAAGTATTCAGGTGGAGCATTGAATACTTCATGACTTGCTAGAGTCATACCACCTATGAGAGGAACAATTGACGCATGCTTCACTTATGATACTTTCTTTTATGAATCTCTATATTTCCAGCATTGTAAATTAAAAGAATGAGTCCAGTGATGCTGATGGAGGAGTTACAGGATGGGCCGGAAGACCTTGTTTCTTAGGGTCTTTAATTTGAGTTGTATTATATTCTACACCGGTCCAATGTGGATATGACATCCGTGAAAGGTGAACGGACTTCTTATACTCCATTGCGTGGAGATTTAGTTCACCATTCTTATTTAGAAGATATTCAGTCCAACGAATGAACTTTACTTTGCTCTGCGAGCCCTTGCAAAGTTGCTCAAGATAATCATTGAACTCTTTGCGAGCTACCATACGCTCTTCCCATGAACCCCAGAATGGTTTCTTCATAAAGTAGCCAGACTGTGGAAGCTTACGAGCCTCTTCCTCACATGGAAGGAGTTCATAGATGCCGACTGACTTAAGATTAGGAAACTGATCGTATAGCGCATCTGCAGCGATCTTATATTCCATCGCAAGATTGATGGGATCTGGCCAGAGGTCAGTACCTTCTTTAACCTCTTTTCGACAGAAGTGGTGCCTTAGGTCGATGTTTCCAAAATAAATCTCTACATTCTCCACTTGTTCTGGAGAATCGTAAGCGTCCATTATGAATGAACTCAATCCTGTTCTAAGAGCTCCACGAAGCGTTTTATAAGGAACTGAATTAACCATCCATCCAGGGCGATACATGCAAATGGAATGACTATCTCCAATAACGATATTAGGAGTGACATGAGGATACCTCAAAACTTGAGAGGACTCCATTCTCTTTAGATTGTCCCAGTCCACTTCGTCCCATGCTGGATCTGGTGTTCTTCCATTCCCTCGATCTTGAGCTAATTTTTCTTGGAGTTGTCGGTGATAATCTGGGAATGGAATAGCCAGAGAAATGACCTCTCCCTTAAACAATGTGAGATTTCTGAAGTTCCATGCATATGGAAACCCTTCGGTTCCTCCATAGAGATTCAGGCCTCCAGACCAATCATTTCCATGATAGACGTAAACTTTATCAAAATCGTTAAAATCGTGAGTTACGTTTCCACCAAAGTTAACTACAACGTCATCTCCAGTGGACTCACGAATCATATCAGCATAAATGACCCCTTGAGCCGCTCTGTGAGATGCCATGAAAGCAGCGATTGGGATGAATGGCGCTACGACGAGTGATCTAGCCATCATGCAAACCTTTTATTGATGCCTTCAGTTCCGAAAAAATCATCTTGTTCAAGTTCGAGGATCAACTCTAAAAGACCACATTGAAGGAAGTCTTCAACATCATTTTCATCGGCGTTTTTAAACCATTCTAGAACGTCGTTTGCATCTATCTCAGATTTAGCCATTATCAACCTCTGTTGGATATTCAGTAATTATTGCTACTTTTGCTCCACACTTAATAACTGGATTCCCATCCTTAGTCGAGATTATTCGAGCAACTGTATTTCCATCCTTATCTTTGATAGATAGAGTATGAGCCCTTTTGGTTACCTTTCCAGATGGAGTATCGCTAACTCTAATCGCAGGAGATGGATCAATCCATTTCCTTTTGTTATTGGAAGCTATAACATTTTTGCATACAGAGATGTAATTCATGCTAAAAAATTCTCTAATGATGAAGAAGAGGATCCAACCTCTTTTGAAATAGGAGCACTAGCTCTAGCTGAGGCTGCAGCAGGATTTTCTGCTAATCGACAGAAAACGTTAAACTGGCAACTAGCGATTTCGCATCCGAAAGTAGTAAATCTTCCAAGCTCAGTGGCTTCTGTATGGTACTTATAATCCAAGTCAGAAGAAATGTCAAGGAATTTATGTTGCATATCTCTGATTCTCAGGAGAAGATGCATTGCCGTCTTAGTATTGATTATAATATTCGGAAAGAGATTTCTAAGAGTAGCGGATGCACCCGGGCCAGCCATAACGTAAGGAGCATCCTCGTCAAGATTCCCATGCTCGACATTAAGAGCATCAAATTCTTTCTTATACTCAACTTCGATGATAGACTTACTGCCGACTTCAGGCATTCGAGCCAGATTAGATGAAAAGTGATACCCGTAGTAAGGGCCAATCCCTCTAATCGACGTAAGATATTCATAACTTCCCTGCATTGTTGGCTTTGTTTTATAAAACGCGGTCCATTCATCCGTCACACTCTTAATCCAAGCGATCATATCAGAAGTTCTCATCTTCCGATCTGGAGATATGGAATTAGGTGCTATTAATCGTCGTCCATTGAATTCAACACCACGAATATCAATAGGAGTAGGAACAGAACGTGCATAATTTCTTGCCGCAATTTGAAGTGAGGTTCTTAACTCTGTAGTTCCCCAAATTTGTTCTTTATGATGTGATGCGAGTTCAATATTTCGCATCAGAGTATACTCGTACTCTTTATCTTCTTTTAATCTTTCGAAGTCGATGAAGGGCTTGTCTGTCCGAACCAAGTACGGGAGATCGTTTGCCTGTCCGGTAATGATATCGAGTGTCCGTGAAGGACCATAGAACTTAACAATGGCCGAGTTGACCAGTCTATTTTCGAATGAGACATCTTGTCTGTAATATAAGTGCTGATTAAGCCAGATAATCTCGTCATGGAATGATCGATTGGGGTGAAAATACGGAACTGGTCTGTTGTTAACGACAAATCCTGTGCCAAATGATTCCTGGTGTTGATATCCCGTCTTAACGTAATCTTCAAATGATTCATGTGTTTTTCCAATTCGAACACACCATTCTCTCTTATTAAATTCTCGAATAAATGATCCGTACTTTTTTCTAAAGTCGTGATCGCAATATTTCCATAACTCCTCACCCGATAGGTTTAGAGCTTGTTCCGTCGTCAATTGATCCATGCCAAACATTCTCTTTTTCAACTAGGTCATGAACAATTCGTACGACCTTTACTCGAGGACACTCTTGTTCGATAATATTCGCTTGAACAGGGTCGTCCTCATAGTGGATTCCAATATCGACTCCGTGATCAAGGAGATAATTGAGCTTAGAGGCTTTGTACTTTCCGGAACCTTCTCTAGTCTTGGTTTCAAACTTAACAGGGTTCATGTATACTCTAGAGTTTTGAATTCCATTATCTCTTAGCCATTTAATAGTATAATCGGCCTCATCAAAATAAGAACGACCTGTAATAATAACATCTTCGGGTCTTGGTCGTAACCCGATATATTTGCCCATATTTATTACACCATCGATGTCATAGGAATTAATCACGCCAACTCCTATCCTCATCGACTCTAAATTGAAGCCATCTAATCATATCATCAATAGTCTCTACTAAAGGAATACCATGATACTCACACACGATATCAACATTTCCTTTCCTCCAATATCCAGGAGGACAGCAAACAACTATGTCTTTATTATGATGTAGACCTAATTCGAGAAGAGTTATGGGAGCCTGACCATTTGGATCAAAGCAATATGTTATAACATCGGCTTTACTTTGAGCATCCAATTCCCACAAAACTTGTTCTTTGAATTGTGCATTATGAATACTCTGTTCCCAAGTCGAATCCCAATCTGTTCTCCTTGGATTATAGATATCAACTGGATATTCTTCAAGAGACCTTATGACTTGGGTCTGCCAATCAATAGCAGACCCCATGTCGATACTTCCACCAAGAAAGATAGAAGTATTAAGCCTCTCGTTCCTATCAATTTGTTGTGGAGCGAGAAATACTCTTTGCATTATTTCCAAGCCTCAAGTTTCTTTTCATAAGAAGTTGGCTGAGCTTTTGGAGTATTATCGATATCAGAAACAATCCTAATTGGAGTAGTCGGAAGATTATTTTGAGCTAGAGAATTGGTAATTCTACGAGTTGCCAAGGCTTCACACTCTCGATGAGCATCGTCGATCATCATCTGAGTTGGAGGAGTCTTCTGAGTAGCAGCCGAAGGACCGCGCAGGGAGCCAACCAATCCCATCTCGCGAGCAACTGTTACGTATCGGATAGCATCGATAACAACTCCAGCTGAGTTTGGAGAATCCTGAACAGATAGTCGTGCGTCAAAAATGAGGGGAGCCCCTCCGAAGCCCTTCGCTTCGATTCGGAAATGAGCGACCTTATTGTCACCATGGTAAGCAATGTAAGATGATGGACCGGCGTAAATACCGTTCTTTGGGACTGGGATTCCTCGAATGTCATTCTGACTCCTGATTACGTTTTCTTTAGAAATCTTCTTCGAAGCGAGACGGCTCTGGTCCATCATGTTAAGGAAGTCGGTATTTCCACCATGGTTGGTCTGCTCATGGAATTGGACAGTGCAACCACGGTTAAAGAAGAGCTCCTGCAGTGCTTGGCTCATGACTGATGCTCCAAGCTGTGACCGCATGTCATCTCCAATAGCAGGGATTCCAGCCTCTTTGATTCGTGTTTCCCACTTAGGATCGGAAACAATGAATACAGGAATGCAGTTTACAAATGGAACCTTGGCTTCAAGACATCCTTCAATATAGAATTCTGTAGCTTCCTGAGAACCGACAGGTAGATAGTTAAGAAGAACGTCTACTTCATTATCCTTAAGGTCTTTAACGAGTTGTTCATGGGTGAGTTGTTCAGATTCTTCATCGACTCGGAAAGCTTCATCCTCATCGAAATCTGACATGTGAGATGCGACTCCATCAAGAACTCGACCCATTTTCACTTTGACGATTCTAGCTCCAATGCTCATTAATGCTGCGTTGGAAACATTAAAATCCATAGCACAATTTGGTCGAGAAAAGATTGCCTCTTGAAGAGGTTTACCAACTTTTCGGGAATCGACATCATATGCGAGAACAAACTCGATATGCTCTGCCTTATATCCACCGATGTCTGGAAATGCCAGACCATCTGTCTGACCTGTTTCTGAATAGAGAGCAACTCCCTCAATAAGGGACTTTGCACAGTTGCCGACGCCTACGACGGCGACACGAATTTTATTCTTCATTGATATCCTTTCATATCAGTTGGTGACCCGGTAGCGGCTATAGCCTTTTGGCCTCTATCGAGGGTAGCCGGGGAATACAATGTATTCGATTTATTTATAGTGAAAGATATTTTCGGCACTCATCGAGTTTTTGATTAATGAATCTATCATCATTAATCTGTCTATTGAGTGGCGAAGGATGAGGTAGTTTGAAGTGGTGGATGCCGGCCTTCGTTAAAGCTTCAGCGGCAAAATTCCCTAAAGCAACTACCTTAGTAAACTTATATAGGGCTTTCCTTAAATTGTCAAGGTTTACATCACTAATTTTGCATTTTCCTGGATAAGGATAAGCATTCATGAATGTAAACGTATCTAAACCAAGCTTATCTATCCAATCATTTAATCTTGGAAACGTATTACCATTCTTTGCAGCTCTTGCAGATGGATTTTGTCCGACAAAAGCTACGATGTTCGAGTCAGCCTCATTAATTAGTTCTACGTTCAGTAGTCCTTCAAGCGTCGAACCAATCTCAATCAATTTCAATATCCATCTCTACGACTTCAATCCCCGCTTCGGCAAAATATGATTTAGTCTTATTGACCGAATCAAGCCACCTATCATATAATCTCTCTGGTAAGACTGGAGCGACGACTCTAATGATTCCAGCCTGTATCATATGGACAGCGCATCTATCGCACGATAGGAATGGCCAAGTATAAAGGGTGCATTCCTTAACTGTAGTTGGTGAATTGATTACTGCATTCATTTCGCAATGAACGATCATACTATATTTTGTTGGTCTGTCGTTCAATCTCTCTGAAGTATCATTAAGACGACTTGGAAATCCATTATATCCGACTGATACAATATGCCGATTCTCATCAACAATTACCGCTCCAGTCTGAGTTGATGGATCTTTACTCCAAGTCGACACTTCTCGTGCTAGCCGGAGAAATCGGGTGTCCCACTTCTTTTTCGTCATATGCATCCATTAAACTTCCAAATGCGCGTTCGAAGGCACTCATATCGTGAGTTCCATCATCAACGTCAAGATAAAATTGAAATCCTAGAAATATGATGGCAAAAGTTCTCCTCTTTGGATATATTTTGCTTGGTTTCTCATATTGAAATCTAGGAAACCATATCCAATAGAATGGATTAAGTCCGATTCTTATTGAAATTTCAGAGTTTTTAATATATTCAATCATTACTTAACCAAATTAAAATGTTTTTCGTATACGTGAAGCGATCCTACCTGCCAGTATATGTTCCCCATTGGAATTCGTAGAGCATCAGATAAAAAGAATAGAACATGCCTCTGCCATGCTCGATCATTTTTGAATCCATATACGACGTCATTGCTTCTCATATTAACAATAGAGTGAACGTGATTATCTCTTACGACGTATTGAACGGTGTTAGTGCATATAAAGTCGCTCATTCCATCCGTGTTGTATTCAGTTTGGATAGAAGGACGAGTATATATCATTATAGCTCTTCGAGATTCTGGATCCTTCTGAAGAGTCCTTAAACAATTAAGAAACTGGCTTCCATTTTCTTCAGACCAGATTAAGAATCCATAGTTTGAATTAATCCTTCCATCAGGAGTGGCGACTTGTTTCCAAATCTGAGGAACTGGAGGAGGAATGTCATTGACATTTAGAGATCTTGATTCATACCATTGTATCTCTCGATTAACATAATCTTGGTTAACCGTTCCAAAAATAGAAGGTTCATCCGCGACAAAAGATGCTCCAACCATTTCAATCATCTTGCAACCGGTCTTATCGGTCACAAAATTTTCATTATGGAGCTCATTTTTAAAATATTCTCGGATATCACTTACGTTTAATCTATTCATTATCACTCCTGAGCCGCGACTGAATCCTTATGTTCCTCAAAATCTGAGTTAACTCGATCCATCACATCTCGAACGACTCCCTCGAGTGACTTGGGAGTCTTATTTTCTGTTAACAAAACCTGTTGAGCAGTTTCTTCTAAAGAAGGTAGATATCGATTCAACATATCCCTCTTCTCTTGTTGCCCTTCCATCTTACCTCGAATATAAGATACAGCAAAACTTAGGTAATTGATTGCATCTTTGTAAGTATCTTCAAGACTCTCAAAATTCGGTTCCCTAATCTCTCCATTTTCCATAGGTTCGAGAAGAGACTGTGCTCGAAGAAGCTTTTGATGAACCATATCATGAATGGTCGAGACTCCTCGTCGATAATGCATCGCTTGACGAATATTAGAGTTAGGATTCTGATAATCAGCGCTCTTCTTAATCTGAAGATCAATACACTCCTGGAGAACTTTCACAGATTCACGCTGTGAAGACATTTTTATATCCTTTATATTTTGATGGAGATAGCTTCCACATAGTTGTAGAAGCATTTCTATCTTGTATTATACCAATTTTTACAAGATTTGTCAACCTATAAAATTGACAATATTCTCCATTAAAGTGTTCTCTGAAGTCATACCTCCTATTAGTTTCAGAATCCTTAATGGATTCATAAAACACAACTTCATTCTGAGGCATATCCGGAACTTCGATAAAGATTAATCTATCTACGGATTCACACTTTTTCGATTGATTACACGGAAGACAGAATGAATTGTATTTGTATACAGGAAGGAGAGTCTTAACTTCAACCGTCTTGCCATTTACAATCATATCCTTCTCATCATCATATTTGTCTTCCGACATTATGACAATCTTACCTTGGCTTTGGAAGAATCTTCTAACGAGCCCTTCTCCAACGGCTCCCAGTAATTCTTTACACTGAGATGGTGTCATTCAAATTCTGTGTGAAATAGAGTATAGTCTATTTGATCTAAAAGTCCATGGTTTCCTTCGTGAGAAGGTCCAACCCATCCCTCTGGTTTAATGAGATCAGGAAGACCTAGAGGATTCGGCCTCTCTGGCTTAATTCCTCTCTCTTTTGTCATATTTGCGTGATGAACTCGATTCCACGCTTCTTGGGAATCAACATTATAGATATCGAGTGTTCCAATTGCCACGACACAGAGATCGATCATTGCGTCTACGATATCTTCGGCCGATGTCGCTGATTTAGCCTCGTCTAGTTCTTCTTGGAGAAATTTTAATCTGAATGATAGCATCTTCCTCAGTTTCTCAGAATCCATTTGAGCGGCCGATTCATGAAAACCGTATTTGTCATGCATCTCATTATTATCAAGCCACCAAGGCTTGTCGTAATACAATTCTACTTCTTCAAGATTTAGAAAATTTTCATCTGATGTCATATTATTCCTTAGATCCAATCAGGAGGATCTCGATTAGTCCACTTATGTAAGTGGCGTTTAGCTTTTCTATAGTATTCTCGATAGTTATCGACGTACGAACTTATTTTATACTCATCCGGCATGCAGCACGGTGGAGTGGTCCAATCCCAATCAGTTAATCCAGATGGAGGAGATTGTAGATCATATAATAGTCTTCCAGTCTTATGCTTCTTTTTATATCGATGAGTATATTCTTGTAAGAGACCATCAAAGTGGTCCACAAGCCAGTTATGATTTGAGACGGATTTTCTAGCCCAAATAACCGATGGATGATTCTTATGAGTTATACGATAGAATTCTTCATTTCGATAATCAGGGAGGACTCCAGATTCATTTCCATCAATAATCCTATGAGTCGTTGATAAAATTTGAGCACTCTCCAGAATCATTTTTACTACGTGTTTATCACACTGCATTTTTGCTGATTCGTATGCATCATTTGATAAAAAGAAAATGTTCACCTTGATCTTCTCTTCAACAACTTCCAATTCTTAAGAGCTTTTTCTCGATGGAACCTATTGGCTCTATCGATCATTCTTATTCCATCTAAGTGATCTAACTCGTGTTGAAAGATTCTTGAACTCATTCCGGTAAACGTTTTAGTGTATGTCTCCCCGTCTGGACCTTCAAAGCGAACTTTAATAACTTTGGGCCTCTTAACTTTGATTGACATTCCAGGAAACGATAGGCAAGCTTCTTCTAGAACAACTAATTCTTCTCCAGGAATAACGATTCTCGGATTGAAGCACACATAGGCCGGCTCGCCCTCCATGGCGAAGACTCTATAATTTAATCCAACTTGATTAGCCGCCAACCCAATCCCATTGTTGTCTCTCATGAAATTAACCAATTCAATGGCTAATTCTTCGGGATCAACATCTGAATTTTGAAAATCAAATGGAAGGCATTCGGAAGTTAGAATATTATCGTTGTATTCGACTAATTTCATTAATCATTATATTCCGGTTTTTCGAGGAATAGTCCTACGGGTTCCATCGGGAGATATTTGAGTCACTGACCCATCTCGCCCATGTTCATAACTATAATGGATTGGTTCAAAAATGTCAAGGATAAAAGGCTTATTTTGTTTCCTTAAAATTTCAGACATGTGTTTAGCACCGGAAGAACTTCCATCCCACATGATGATTCCACCCTCGGCAAAATCACCCATCTCTTGATTCCTAATTGGACCAGCAGCTTTTCCATGAAGATCCCACTTTGCCGGAAACTTTGCTATCCCAATTCCATTTTCTCGAGCCCACATCTCTCCGAGTTTATCAGGACCTCTAGCTAATCCAGACACGACTAGCGTGATCTTCCCATAATCATTCTCAAATCTCTCTACAAGAGATTCTAGTTCTCTCATGTAATAAGAACACGTTTCTGAAAGTGTTCTAGAACCGGCGATTACTACCTTCATTTATTTTATCTCCCCACACATAAGCATCTTTTCGATCTTCTAAAGCACATAGAAAATCATATTGTCTAGAATCCGCAAGTTCATACGCCGTATGATCAATATATACATCTCGTGGATCTCTAATTCCACGACACTGGCTAGTCATGCTCTCTAGAGTAACAACACGAACTCTAGATGAATCCTCATTGTAATTATGGACCCTATTCTTTAATTCATTTCCTAAAAAATAAGTTCCAACGATAAGATATACTGGTTTATTATGCATGGACATCTCTTCGATCATTGTCAAAAGAAGTGTCGTAGTTCTTCCAGTCTGTCTTGGTCCAAACGCTAACTCTCTCATTAATCAATCCATTGTTCTATGTTTGTACATGTTTCTGTTTTCCAAATTTCCAACTCCTCCTTACAGCGAGTCCAATGAAAACGAGTTATTTCATTCTTCTTATCATTGTTATGATAATCCCACACAAACCATGCGTAGGAAACCATTCCTCCAAGAGGATCAATTTCAAAATTCTTTTCTTGACAACTGAATCTTCCTGCCATCATAAGAATATCTGTAGGAGGAGTTTTACTAAAGAATTCATATCTACCATCAGCCTCAACCCAAAGAAGTCGACATAACATCGCAGTAAATGGAACTGATAAATCTAAAGATTTTTGAGCGAACTCCTGAGGAAGCTTCTTCTCATACGGAGGGTTAGTGATAATAGCCTCAACGTCTCTTTTTACCGTGGGGTCTAGAAAATTAACACCCCATTCGATATCACATAGAGCATCCTCATATTGAAACAACTCAGTAGCAACCACACTGTGTCCATTTCGAATAAGCTCTTGAGCCATCCATCCTCGTCCAGAGGCTGGTTCCCAGACGGTTTTAGGAACATTGAATTTTCTGCACAGAGCATTTGTTACGAATGGAGGAGTTGGATAATAGTCATTATCCTTTCTCTCCAGTGATTTATCTCGGCCTGAGCCGAGCAATCTCATGTGTTTATTGCTCATGCCGCTACTCGACTAAAATTCTTATGCTTTTCAAACTTAATCACATTATCAAACTTCTCAAACAAAGAATCTCCCATATGAGATATAACAAATACATTCGTATCAGACATGGTGTCTAGGATTTGGAAGAATGCTTCCTTAGCATTACTATCAATCGAACCATCTAAGACTTCATCCATGATTAGTAGGTTAGTATTAATCGAATTTCTTAACTTAGCGACTGCCCTCCATGTGAAGAGTATTGCTAGGTTAATCCTCATCTTCTCTCCTTCAGAGAATGACTCATATGAATATTCATCCATATGACGATGCTTAATGGTTTCTTCAAAACTCTCGTTCAATTCAAAGCTGACGAAGAAGTCCATAATCGCGAGATATTTGTTAATCAATTTATTGATAATGGGAATATATTGCTTAACGATTTTAGACTTAATACCTCCATCTTTAAGAAGAGTTCCAGCAATTTGATATACCTGTCTCTTCTCATGAAGATCCGAAAGAGTCTTTCCTATAATCTTTACTTCCTCTTGGAGAGAACTAATATCTTCAATCTTATTACTCTTAGAGTTCTTTTGAAGATTTTGTATCTCTTCATTAAGTTGTTCTACATAATCATTCCAGCCGGTGATTCGAGTATTAAGAGCAGACAATTCAAGATTAAGATCAGTAATTTTAGAGTTAACAGAAACAATCTCAGATAATCTAGAATGAGATTTTAAATATTCTTCGTTAAGCTTCTCAAGTCCATCTTCAGTCTCGGTAATTTTAGTTGTCTTAACAATAATCGCTTCTTTTTTAAATTCATGATCGATTTCTTGCTGACATGTTGGACAACTATCGTGATCGTGAAAGAAACCAACCTCCTTTTTAATCACCTCAATTTTATGAGCGATTCTAGTCTTTAATTCGTCTAGGTTCCTAATCTTTTGAGTTATTTTATTCTCATCGGAGATTGAATTTCTTAGAGACTTGAGATCCTCTCGAATCTCTTCTATCTGGCTGTGGGTAGCCTCGATCTGACTCTCTGTCGATTTTATTCTATCTCTTTTTTCCTCGATAAGCTTATCATTATTCTCTTGCATTTCAGCAATATGTTTTCGAATAAGCTTTAACTTTTGAGTTGCTAGTTCTTTCTTACGATCATTGTCATATATTGAGCCATTGTTATCATTCGTCTTCTGAACTAAGATCTTATTCATTATAGTGAAGATTTGTAAATCTAGAAGATCCTCAATTATCTCCCTTCTGTTACCTGCGGGAAGACCCATAAATGGACTATAAGTTGCCGATCCAAGAATTACAATTTGGCAGAAGCTCTTAAAATTACACTTAATGATCTGCTTCTCAAGAGTTTCCTGATATTCTCTAGATTTCGCGTTTTGATTTAGAAGCTTTCCATCCTGATAGACTTCAAATATTCCCGGTCTATCACCCCTTCGAATCCTATATGGAATTCCATTAATCTTCAATTCGAGTTCTACAAGGAGTCCCTTCTTAGTAATCGAATTATGAAGCTGTGGTTTATTGATATTTCTGAAAGGTTTCCCAAAGAGTGCATAAGTAATGGCATCCAGAAGAGTTGATTTTCCGGCTCCATTTACTCCAACAATAAGAGTGGTTCTATCTTTGTTTAGGACAACTTCAGTAAACTGGTTTCCAGTACTTAGGAAATTGCGCCATCTTACGGTTTCGAAAAGCAACATTAAGTATTAGACTTATTATTTGTTTCTTCAACAATTTTTTGAAAACAAGATTCACAGAATGCGTTAAGATGAATATGAGGAGGAATAGTTCCTATTAGCTGTTGAGGAGAAAATTCTTTTCCACATTCTTTGTATTGACACTTGAAATTCATTCGTATTCTTCCTCAAGACACTCCATGATACTTTTAATCTTCATGGCCGTTTCAATTTGATTATCTTGGTAATCCCAGTTGATCTGTCCGTCTCTGATTATGGCTTCAACTCTATCTTTTAGTTTTTCCCAAGCTTCAGCGTATTTCATTCTACAGATAATGCTTCATCATATAATTCGGATAACGTGTCATATAGTTGGTCCTTCATCGGAATGTTCATTTGATCAATCGCTTTTCGAAATATAGTAAGAGTATCTTCTGCCTCATCAACAATATCCTCATCCTCTTCAAGATTAAGATTTAAGTGATCCTCGACTACTTGGAGATCAATAACTCCAGAGGTTTCTAATTTGTCGATGAACATATCAAACCAGTATGGATTGTTCTTAGACTTAACGACAACCTTAACAATTGTATCCTTATATGACTCTGTGTCGAATGACATGATTTCTTCAAGGGTCATTCCAGAATCATCATAGAATATTTTTTTGAATATGCTGATAGGATTTTGAACAAATTCTAGTTCACGAGTTTCCGTATCAAATATATGAAAGCCATGGGGATCGTTAAAGTCAGACCAAGTATACTCACAAGGAGCGCCAAGATAATGAATATTACCAGAGCTAGACCTAGTATGATAATGACCGGAGCATACCAGATCAAACTTACTAAAGAGTTTGGGGTTTTCTCCTTCATGAGCGACATGACCTCGATACATTGCGAAACCACTAATCTCCAAATGTCCAAAAGCAACAGTCGCATCAGTCGATGAAATAAGCTCCATTGTTTCTTTGGAGTTTTCTGAACATATCCACGGTAGGAATAGTATCTTGCAACCGTCGAATTCAGCTTCAGTCGCGGTGGTATGCCATCTGAAATTTTCATTTGTGTTTAACCAACACAATTCTTCCAGAGCATTAACTGAGTTAGTGTTCTTATAGTAGACGTCATGATTTCCAATAATTACATCCGTATCGAATTCTTTGATAGCGGGCTCGATGAATTGCTTTCTTAAAGCTCGAGCAGTAAGATAGTTGATATACTTTCGGCGATCAACAATGTCACCCAAATGGATGATCTTTTTTATATTATTTTCTCGAAGATACGGGAAGAATATTTCTGAATAAAAGCGTTCAAAATAACGATGAAATGCGCTATTGTCGCTTCTAACTCCCCAATGAGTATCGGTAACCAATGCAATTTTCATTAGTTTCCTTTATAATATATGAGCATTAAAATGTCAAGGTTTTTATGAAATATCACTCATCAAGAAACTTTTCAACTCCCTTAACCTTCGACGTCTTTTTCTCATTTTGTTTTTTCTCGAATTTCTCAATTATTCGATTAGAAACTTCGTTATTCATTTGATTGATTCCAATAATGTTCGCGTCATCTCCGACAGCCAATTGATCGAATAGTCCCGATTCATGGAATGCTTTATGCTTAATATAACTCTGTTTCTGCTCCTTTTGAATCCTTCTTACGAAAGCCCTCCATGCGATTAGAGAGAAATATCCGAATGGATTTTGTTTCTGTTCATTTGGATCAAAATTATCTACGGCAGAAAGACAGTTTTCTATCGCGTCTCCAACCATCTCCTCTCTGAACGAATAGTTCACGAAATTAGGACGCCATGATAGTCTCTCACAGATTTGAAAGAAACAATTTCCAAGATAGTTATTAATTCTCGGTTTTTCTGTTCCATTCTTTTCAGCCTCAATGGCCGCGAGACGATACTTTGTCATCTCGACATGGAACTGTTTCTTATCTATGTAGTTGTGAGTTACTCTGGTTTTTTTCGGTGGTTGCATTACTAAAACTCTTGTTGACAATTTTTGGCACGTGGATTATAATTGCTTTGGCATTTCAGTGAATAGTATCTATATCTGTTCTGTATCCTATGATCTCCCCTGTAGCATCAGCTATCATTCTTGCATGGTAGTCTGTTATCATGCTCTTCATTTTTCTAGTCATATGGGATATTCTCTCATCGTATGACTCGTCTGTAATCTTAGATACTTCTACAGCCGCATCATAGAAGTCTGAAAAGGTTCCGCTCATCGTGGCCATTGAAGTTATTGATGAAGAGGAGATTGGTATAGATGATTCTTGTGTTCCGTTAAGATATTTGACTAGTGCACTTCCAGTGATTCCATCTGGTCCCTCGTACTCTTCCCATACCATGGGATTTTCGATTATGACCATCTTGCTACTAGAGCACTTTTCTTTAATAACACCATAAACATTCTCACCTGATAGTAATTTGAGTATGAAATGATTCATGTGTTTAGCCTTATGTTTCTGATTCTGTACTTGAATTCTTGTTCGGCGTAGATTTTTATTCTACTCACGAAGTGCTTCATTCCATGATTCTCGCTAGACTTCCATGATATATCATCGGCAATATCATATAAAGTAAGGAACTCTTTACTATCATGAAGTCGGAGTCCTCTTCCTATAGACTGCAAGAGTTTTATTCTTCCCTTTCCCGGGTGAGCTAGAATAATATTGTGTAAATTTTTAACATTTACTCCAGTAGAAAAGGTTCCAACAGAACATACTACTATGGCATCATCATGACCCTCAAGAAGTAATCGAATATTTTCTCGTTCTTCTGTAGAGACACTCCCACTCACAAAATAAACTGGTCGATCAGTCTCTGATCTAATTATGTCGTAGAGAACCTTGCCATGTTCTTCTACATATCTGTACATTACAAAGGTATTGCCTTTAATGTTTAGAGCAAGATTCTTGATGAATTTATTTCTAGATTCATTCTTAATAAGATACGCGATTTCTGAAGCATAATCGACTGAATTTTTAGCGAATAACTTACGAACATTATCTGGATACTTAAGAACCAACCCTTCGATTGATAACTTGGCAACACTTCCCGATCCCATCAATTCTTTAGTAGTTGTTACTTCATATACTGGACCGAATAATCCCTCTAGAACTAGTTTATTCGTTTCGGTTCCATCAAGGGTTCCAGTAAGACCAATCTTATATGGACAATCAGTTAGTTTTGTCATGAGAGTAGTTAGAGACTTAGCCTTGAATGTATGAGCCTCATCGCCAATAACTAGATCAAACGAATCAAACCACTTCTTAGGCAACTGATACACAGATTGCCATGTCGTCACTACTATTTGTTTATTGGTATTCTTATCGTGACCAGAATAAATTTTGTGAACGTACGATTCAGAGTCGAATCCATAGTCCTCAAAATCTCCAAACATTTGATTAACCAGAGTAGTAGTAGGAACTACTACTAGTGTTTTGACATTAAAATATCTTATTAAGAGATATATGATAAAAGATTTGCCACTAGCAGTTGGTGAAAGCAGAAGAGTTCTTCTTTTCTTAACCGCGTGAGTGAATGCTTTAGTCTGATAATCTCTTGGAGGGAGAGTTGGATTAAGCTTTGATATCCATTCTATAGCATGGTCTATGTTGAATTCAGTATCTTTGAAGGATTCAGGAATCTCAATAGAGTAGTTTCTACTATCACAAAACTTCTGTAATTTACTTAAGAGACCAACATATAAGAGACACGTAAACTGATTGAATAATCGTATCTTTCCATCCCATTGCCGATTCTTGAATTTCGGCATGAACTTATAGCCTGGAACATAGAATGTAAAATAATCCGATATTTCCTGAGCCATTCCAGCATCACATCGTACCTTCAAGTGTACGTCATCGACTCGTTCTATTCTAATATCCATTATGAACCACTCTCAAACTTAACCCATTCAATAGCGGATCGTATCTGGAACCCGAGTCTAGAGATAATATCTACGATTGATTTTAATACTTCTATTTTCTCTTGCTGTATTCCAATTTTTAGAGATAGAGATATAAGATCCTTATCAGCATCTAGATAAGGGCCAACGTCGCTCTTAATGACTCGACCCTTGGGAGGCATTTCCCATCCCTTAGCAATTTGCTCTTCGCAAGGGCCATCGATATAGAATACTTGCTTTTCTAATTTCAAAACTTTATATTCTGTTTCATATTTTTTAAGCAAGAGTCTCTCGTGTGAGAGTATCCTAATGTACTTAGAATGCATTTGAGGTATTCCTAAAGCAATTAGGTCAAGCTTGGTTCTATCGAGTTGGGAATCTTTTTCCCACTCTGTAAAGATGTCTTCTAATTTCATTATTTCTTTGAACGATCGTTAAATATCGACTACATATAACATATTTTGAATGAAATGTCAACTGATTTTAACAGGATTCACATCAAAAGTTTGGTAGACGAATTGAACTCGGGAAGTTACTACAGGCTGATCAGGATTTGTAGTTGATAACATAGGAGCAGAGACCATCACGGGGATGGCATCCCTAAATGTGTACTCAATATTAGCATTCTTTGATCCAGTGTTAGTAAAGACTGAAATATCAGAGAGAAGAGCCTCATTTCTATTTCCATATCGAATATCAGATATTGCTTCCTGGTATTCATCGAATGATGTTGGGAAACCAAGACCTCGAATCCAATGGTACATTTCTCTGTATCCCTGAAGATCCTCATCTACTAAGAAATCAACATTCAATGGTTCCCAAGAAATATGATCTCCTGGATATGGGATGTTTGTAAATGGAGTAGGAATATCTACTTCATTCATGCTGATAGTTGGAAGAGCTACTGTTTGGACGAAGAATGTTAGATATGGAGCTCGATGCAAGAAGAATCGAAACTCATTAGGATTCAGAAGAGAGGTGTTAGTTGGTGCACAAAACTGTGTCATTATATTCTACTCCAAGCGTAATCTTCTTGATTATATTTATTCATACAAAAAGGGCGAGACCGAAGCCCCGCCCGAGTTGCGCTTGGTTATTCCAAGTCTTACATAAGATTCTGAACGATTGTTCTACGATAGTAGACGTTAGCGTTACGAGTTAGAGCACCCGAACCTTCCGTTAGTCCCTCTGCGTATGGATTTGCAACCATTCCGTAACGAGTCTTGAATCCAATCTTTGGCTGGAAGCTGTTTGGATCGACCGCACGAACCATCTGAAGAGGAACGTATGGGCAATAGAACAGACCAGCATCGGTGAAGTTCCTACCCTTATAACCGATGGTCAGATAGTTACCACCAATAGCATATGGATCGATATAGACATTTAGTCGACCATTTAGAACACCAGCGAAGGTGTTGCCAGTGTCATCGATCTGCATGTTATCATTTCGGTTAAGAGCAGGAGTGTAGTCAAGAACACCGGCCATCTGAAGAGCTGAAGCAACGTCAGCAGAACAGATAACGATGTTACCCTTACCACGACGAGTCTCTTTGGCAATGATGTTAGCTTCTCTCTCGAGCTGGAACATAAGACCCTTGAACTTCTCAACCGACCAACGGCCGTTTGAGTCGGTATCAAGATCGAATACTCCAGGTGTAGCAGTATCAGTTAGAGAACCCTGCTTAGCAACAGTGTTGATAGTACGAACTACCTCACGGTTAATTTCAGCTAGAATCTCGGTTGAGAGAATATTGCTGAGCTCGGTTTCTGCGTCCAGACCATGAACCGCCTTAAGGTCCTGAGCGAGCTCCATGGTGTACTCTGCCTTTAGAGCACGACCCTTAGCAGTTACCGTAACCTTCTCGATACTGAATGCCATCTCAGCGAAAGCAGAGTTCGAATCAGTTCCAAGAGCCTCCATCTGAGAAGTGCTCATTCCTGAACCAAAGTTATAGTTGTTAGAGTTGGTCTCTAGACCGGTTGGAAGCTGACCAACGTTCTTCTGACCAGTGGTATTAGCACCAGTAACAACAGTTGAGAACGCGGTGTTAACTTCGTTATAGAAGTTCTCATTTCCAGTCTGACTGGTGTAACGAGATCTCATAGCGAAGATAAGACCGGTTGGTCCACTCATTGGCTGCACGCCGCAGATATCATATGCCAATAGGTTTGGCATAGAACGACGTACTAGAGAGATAAGAATTGGGTCGAAAGCATCGATGTTACCACCGGTACCAGCATTTGCTGATGAGGTACCCCATGCGTTAGCATGGACTGGTGAAGCCTCACTTAGAAGACCCTGTGAATATCCATTCTCAGCAGCAGTTCGGAGTTCACGCTCGGTGTTCTCTAGAAGCTGTGCAGTGACGGCACGACGGAAAGAATCCTTGATTGGAGCCAGGTCTTCGTGCTCAAGAATTGGCTGCCACTTCTTGCGAGTTTCCTCAGCTAGGTTAAACATTTATTGCTCCCTTATCTTTGGGTGTTTTTGATATTTATAACTCAGCAATTCTTAAGCTTAGAACCTACGAACGCTGCGTGAGATTGCATCAGCATAAGAGCGAATCTCAGGTGCTAGGGAAGCCGTTTTATTCTCTGGCTTTCCGGCTGCTGCCTCAGGATCACTCTCTTCAGTTAGGATTCCCGTTGAAGGAGTCTTCTGAGAAGATTTCTCCGTTAGGTTCTCCTTGACCATTTCGACCTTTGTCTTAAAGGTCTCCAGATCACCATCAAACTCAACACTCTCACTTAGTGAACGAAGCTTCTCTGCAGTTGTTAGTGCGAGACCTTCGCATACTGAATCAATGATGTCGTTCTTTTCACTCTCAAGAAGTTGACTCTTAAGAGATGCATTTTCATTAATCGAAGCATCTAGCCTTTCCTCGAGTTCAACTACTCTATCTGCTAGTTCTTCTACCACATTAACCTTTTCCTCTGGAACATTCATATAATGTTCAGCGAAAAGATTCTTCATTCCTATAATGAAGTCTTCAGTGACCTCATTTCGGAGAGAAGATTCGATAGCAACTTCGTTATCAGTTAGCCATTGCTCGACTACAACGTCGAGATACGCATCTAGCTTAGTTGCCATATCTTCAGAAATTTGACCATATGCTTCTTCGAGACGATCATTCATTTCTTCAATGAGTGATTCTCTCTCTACGATTAATCTAGCTTCTAAAGCGGATTCGAATAGGCTAGCAGCCTGATCTCGAACTTCTTCAGAAAGCTCTTCACCTTCTCCTAGAATGTTTGCTAGATCTGACTTAACTGATTCTCTCATCGCAGCAGAAGGCTTCATATTAATCGAAGCTTGGTTCTGTGCAGACGCGTCTGGAGCTCCACCACCATTAAGCGAACTAGAATTGTCACTTACTTGAGCTAGAGTATCATTTAGAAAGTGTGATAGGTCTTCAATGTCTAGACCAGCGAGCTTAGCGAGCGCTGCACCTAGCATCTGAGACTTATTCTGTTGTGGGATCTTGATAGTTTCCGCCGCAACAGAATCTTCGTTTACTGGCTTCTTCGACATCGAAGTGGTCTCCTTGGAGTTTCTTTTCTAGTATTTATACGTTGTGGTTCTTAACCAAGCAGATGAGGGACTTTCTTCTTCAAAAGTCCCTTTTCTTTTTCAATTCGTGGACCATTTCGCATATGAACTACTGAACGGCCAAACCTATTGTTGGTCATCTGTTGTAGAGATGCTGGCATGGTCAGATTACGAATAGCATTAAAATGTTCTTGTTTATTGCAGTACCAAGCATTATTATCTTTTTCATGACGAGGCATTTTACTATCCGTATCACTCTCAAGAATATCGCGAAGTAGCTTAGGCATCACTCTTCCTATTAGAAAGAGTTTTCATGAAGCGCTCAAAGAGAGGAATCAAATTCTCATTGATAGTCTTTGCTGGCATCTTTTTCATATCTTCTGCCAGCTTTTCAACTCCCTGTTCAGCCCAAGTTCCAGAGATCGCATCAAATATCCATGATCGACCTTCCATGATTCCATTAACAAATGCATCGGGAGCCGATGGATCGGCTACAACATCAGCAAGAGTTGCTAGTCTAAAGTCTGGTTGAACTCTCTGAATACCTTCGACCATTTTAAGAGATCCCATTCCTCTAGAAGAGACTCCTAACTGGCAACCTTCTTTAATATATCCTTCGACGATCTTTCCCATTGGGAGTTCAGTCAGAACTCTAGCTTTTCCAATGAAGTTATCGCCCTCTCTTTTAACGTTTTCATGAAGTATACATACTCGGTCTAGGTTAATAGTAGGACCCTGTGGATGTCCGAGCTCGCCAAAAGCTCTCTTACTCTTAACATTCTCTCCCATATATCTCTTGATCTCATTTTCCAAAAGATCCGAATCATAAATTCGACCATTTCGGTTCTTGATATTTCCCTGAAGGAATGTTCCCTCGAGATATAGTTTTCGAGGTTTACCCTCAGAACCCTCTTCAATAATGAAGCGAGAATCTTCTACGTTTTCGCATATTAGAAACATTGTTGGTAATTCCTCTTTTTCATTTATTTAGTTAGAACTAAAACTTAATTGAGTCCAACAATGTTAGTAGCCGTCGTAGCAGTCTTAATTTCAATCACGTTAATCCATAAGACTGCCCCAGTTGGAACACTCTTGAAGGTTACAGGAGCCGAATCTCCAACCATCGTAACGATTAGATCCCCTGTCCCTCCAATGTACAAACCTCTAAATCTTACAGCGGCTCCATCGGCTGGAGTTACTGGAGTTCCATGTCTTGCTGAATACATCTATCGCTTCCTATAGTGCTGAGACTTTGGCTGCATTCTCAGCCTCTTGTCTATCGGTGTATTTTCCTCCCTTTCGAGAGTAGTTCTGAGTTCCTGAATTCCACACAAATCTACCATAAAAACGGCGATCAATCTTTCTGATATACCATTTCTTTCGATTCGTGTTCTCTCCTCCAGTATCGAAGGTTTCCGATAGTATTTCAGACAACTTCCGAGCCATTATTCCCCCGATGGAGTTTCCTCTACTTTTGGTTCGTGTTCACTGGTTTCAGTGGTTCCATCTTCTTCTTCAGAATTCCCATCATCAGAAGCGACTTTGGGCTCTTCACCATTAAAAACACTCTTGGCAACTTCTTCACGCTTCTTCTCCACTGCATCTTGTATTCGATCTGCTAACATTCCATTAACGGTAGTCTCAAACTCTAGAGGGTGCTGATAAAGAGCATGATTAAGAGCCACCATTGCAGTATATTTAGGATCGGTTCCATCTTCAACTATTGGATTTGTCATTATTACTTTCCTTGTTCAGGCATTGGAGGCAGTTCTGGTGATTCATTGAAACCATTTGAATCCGGATCTAAAACTGCCTGATTATATTGTGGATTTAGTAGTTCTTGAGCAATTTGCATGTCTATCTTCAAAATTTCTTCATCATCTTGACGAAGAACTTCTTTCCTGACTTGTTCCCATGAGAACACCTTTCCAATGTATGGATATAACTGCTCTAATAAGTTTAATCTATTGCTTAAAACTTCTGCTTCTTTAAGCTCTGCAAAGTAATTGTCTCTTGCAAATCTGAACTTGATCTGATCTCTAATCAGAACCCAATCATCATAAGTGGCAATTCCCTTAAGAATTAACTGTTTCTCGAGCAACTGTAAGAACAGCTTCGTGAATCTAGTTCTTAGACGATCTATAAACTTTGCAAACTTAATTTCATCTCGACTAATCTGAGTAGCTCTTCCTAGATCGAACATGGCTTCTGAATCTAGACGAGTTACAGGAACATTAAGAGCCCTATACAATTGTTTCTGGAAGTATAGAACATCATCCATCTCTCCAAGATTCTGACCTCCCGGAAGAGTATCGACTTGAGTTCCTCTGCCACCTTCTCGACGAGGAAGCCAATAGTCTTCGAGCATCGTCATATACTTTCGATCGTCTCGAATCTCACCAGTTGCAGAATCATAGACCAAGCGATTCTTATGCTTAGTCATAATATCCTTAAGATACTGTTCCGCTTTCATCTTTGGAAGGTTTCCGACGTCTACATACCAGATTCTTCTTTCTGGAGCTCTAGATAATCTGTAAATAATCGCAGCATTTTCAAGAGTTCGAAGCTGGTTACACTCTCTAAGAGCTTTCTGAAGGTGAGAAAGAACAAGAGTTCCATTGGCATCGGTAAGTCCAGAGCTTATAAGAACAATAGAGTCTCTAGCGATCTTAAGACCATTAGTTACTCCCTGTTGGACACCTCCAATGGTTTGATTTCTAGTTGAGAAGCCTCTTTCATTATAAATGTAGTATTCATTAACGGTCTTAGTCAGAGTAGCATCACCCTGATTCTTATCTTTTATGGGCTCTCTCTTGATCTCTCGAATTTTACGAATTTTCCTAGGATCGAGATACCTTAATTCAGAAATTCCTTCAGCAGGATTATTTACAATGACATGGTAATAGAGTCTTCCATCAATATACCATCTTCTGAATACATCATAAGGTTCATGATTGAACTCTAAGAGCTTGAGAATCTTATCAAACTCTTGAACAATAATCTGCTTGATCTTTTCTTGAACTTGGACATCGTCTAGAACTATATCAACTACATCTTGATCCTCATCGAGAGTGATTGCTTCATTAACAATCTCATCAATGGCCGAATCTACTTCTGGTTGCTGAGATACTTCTCTATATTTTGATATTAGATCCGCTTCATTCCTGACGGTTCCATCTAGATCCACTACGGTACTATACGCACCACCAACCGCTCCGACAGACTGGACGAGAACGGCTCCATCATCATTGTTAGGTGGAGCGAATGAGACATTCTGGTTATCCAGTTGTGTCTTACGTTTAAACTCAAAACCAAAAAATTTCATCTAATAACTCCAGAGGCAATGAAAGGGGCTTGTGGCCCCTTCCATGCGATCACAAAGAGGCAATCTTTGTGCTATTTATTATAGCCCGAGAAGGCTTCCACCTGTGATTGCTTCCCACCAGTCGAATGAGAACGTAGCCTCATAGACTTCAATTTGATTCTTGTTATCCCAGCTCAGCTCAATTGGACCAATCATAGTTGGGAACAATCCAACCATCTCATATCGGCGAAGGACATTTCCCTCTTTTCCATACTGAGTGATTATAGCCTCTCTCTTGTATTGGCGATCTCGTCGAAGATTGGCTACATGAGAGTTCTGAACTTGGCTCCACTGCTCGAGCATGTCTCGAACAAGGAAGTCTTCATCATTGATAATAGACACGGTCCAATCAGGGAATGTTCTATCACCAGACACCTTAATCTCTCGTCCAAAGTATCCAACTGGAATCGCCTCTACAATGGCAGGAGGGATTTGAGTGGCTCGACACATGAACTTAATCTTTTCAATGGTGGCTCCACTTGCTGTACCAGCAGGAGGATTGTTAATCTCCACCTGGAACAATGTAGGACGAGCACCATGGAAGGTTAGTCCACGTGACTTAAAGTCCTGTACGTTGAATGCCATCGTTGTTCTCCTCTTTAGTATTTATTAGAACTGCCCGATGATTTCATTGAACTGGACACTTCCACGAACAGCAACGAAATTAAGCTGGATGCTACGAATAGCCCTGTTAGGCTTAATGTAGATGTCTCCAACGAACTCTTCTTGGTCGATGACTTCATCAGTGTTATTTGTTGAGTCACAGATTACTTCGAATGAGGTAATTCCTCTTCGTCCCATAACGTCTCTTAGGAATGGAACCACTCGATTTCTGAACTGAGCTCGAGTAAAGTCATCATTGAACTCGAAGAGCATGTACTTAGCGTCTGTAGCTATAGCTTTTTCTAGAACGATGAATAGTCTTCTGACGTTAATTGCTCTGAACGCTGAAGTCTTCTTAAGAAGAGTTCTGTCATCAAACAGAATTGGACCCTCTCCCTTTTCATTGATTACGGCGTTGCATGATGCCTTAGAAAGAAGATCTCTCTCGGCTTTCTTTGGATTCCAAGATAGTTTAACGACGTTTTTAATTCGTCCACGATTGAACCCAGCAAATGACCACCATGCATCATTAGTGGTGTCTGTTCTCGCAGCGAGTCCCGCGATATCACCATTTAGAGGAATCCATCGATAGATATCATTGTACTTGTCGTACTGATATTTGTATCCACTGTCAAGGAATCCATAAGAGCTTCCACGGAGGTTCTCTGCGAAGTTAACCACATCCTCGACTTCTCCACCCTCATTGCTTACCACGGTTTCTTTCGGAGGAGAAGCAAAAACAATGCAATCTTTTCTATCGTCTGCTAGATTGTCGATAAGATAATTGACCTTAGTGATACCGTCGGTTGAACGAGCTTTTCCAGCTAGAACAAATGACACATCAACCTCGGTTGGGTCTGAAAGAAGATCGTATCCTACCGCCATATTTGATAGAGATATGGTAGATTCATCACTACCATCATCACCACCAGCAAAACGCACAGATAGAGCGTCATCAGTTGTTGCTGATGTGATAAGAGCAGCGGTATTAGAATCCGCTCCAGTTCTGTCCGAAGACCACCATAGATACTTTGATCCGGTGTTTATAACAGTCTTATAATAGTTGGTGCTTCCATCTTCAGTCTTGGAATCGGTGGCTCTTGATAGACCAGAATACACCTCGAGGACGGATCCTGGAACACCGGTAAAGCTTCCCCCGTCATCGACGACCACGATATGAAGCTCGTCTTGGGCTGCCGTATTTCCGAATGATTCAACGTAATTCGATGTTCCTGGAGCTCTATCGACGATGTTGTGGAACTCCCAATATCGAGATAGAGTATCAGATGCCCAATCGGTGTGAAGACGATATGGCTCTGCAAGGTTAACACTGAAAGTAGAAATCGTAGAGTTACCAGTGACCGCTCCAATTGAAGCGATCTTCACGTACTGACTACCAATGGTTGTATTTCCAACTAGAAGATTGTCTCCAGTCTGAAGTTCGGCTGCTAGAGCATATGCTTGAGAGTTAGCAGTAGCTTGAGTGCCGGTTCCGGCAAATCCGACCGAAACAGTAGCAACAGATGAACCTACCTGGAAAGAGACGTTAGAAGTTGACGCTATGCTTGAATTAGCTACGATAGAAATATCTCTCGAATAAGCATTTGTACTATCACATACAGATACTCGAAGAGAGTTTCCTAGATCTCCAGGATATTTTGCGATGTATGCAACATTAGAGCTTAGAGCAATCTCACCAGAATTGTAATGATCCTCATTATCAATAGTAAGTGTATTAGCAGCCGGAGCACTAGAACCTGGAAACACAGCTAGAGCCGATGTTCCATCGTTAACTCGAATGGTGTGAAGAGCGTTTCCGTATTGCAGGAAATTGGCTGCTACAAACCAGGTTTCAGCGTTGAAATTAGTTGGCTTATGGAACTTCGATACCAGATCAGGTTCTGAGGTGACTAGCACTCTCTTACCAACTGGACCCCAACGAAATACACCAGCGATACCCGCCTCTGAGGTCGAGACTGCTGGGACACCAGTCGAAGCATCGATCTCCGAAACGTTTACTGCAGGACTAATTGTGAACATGGGATTCTCCTTTCGCCCAATCTTCTAATAGTTTCTAGTATTTATAGGAGGCGTTCCCTTACCACGAACCCATCCAGTTCCATCCGGGCGGTGCTTCTTCCTCTTCTTGAGGATCTTGGTGGTTGTCAACAAATCCGAAAGGAGTTAAATCACCCTCTAATTCTTCATCTGTTTTTTCTCTGAGCCTCAAGAGAGTATTGATATCAGTATACTCTTTAAAAAATAACTGCTGAGTCATCCAAGCGAAGAATACTAGACCCATTACTAGATCATCATGCTTTCCTGGCTCGGCTTGATATTGTTTTCCCTTTAGAGAGAACGTCGATAATTCGTGGATGGTTTCATAATCATTAATCACGAGTTGCTGCTGTTCAATCATGAGCTTCAACATAGCGCATCCAGTTCCTTTTACAGGATTTGTCGTTCTGAGGCCCATATCTACGGCGCCACCTCCAAATCCGGAGCAAATTCTCTTTCCCGCTCTACCAGCATTTTCTGTAAAGAGTAGACCCTCATACTCATACTCTTCCCATAGGATTCGTGCTAATTCTTCTCCCAGGTCATTAAGCTCGACTAAACAGACGGCATTATTATAGGCTTTCATAGTGGCCAATATGAGTTTAGCATAATCTGGAGGAGCCATAACATTATTTCTGAAAACGCACACTTGCTGATACGGCATCTCAGTAACGTCGATGATATTAAACGCTGAATAATCTAGTCCCTTACCCCTAGAGCAATCCACCGTAGCAACATATCTTCTAGAAGAATCTGGTTCAAAATATTTGTACAGACCTTCTTTTTGATAAATTGGATTTCTATGAATGAGACACTTAAGAGATCCACCGGAGATAAGAGTATTCGAACTTCCTAAGAATTCAACACAATATTCTTGGTTGAATTTCTCGATATCATTAGACATTCCCTTAAGAACGGCATCTCGCCATTCATTGTTTCTTCCAGGAACGTCATACCACATCACTTTGATCGGATTATAATCATTCCTTCTGGCCTCATCACTGACCGAACCATCTTCCTGAATTCCAGTCTCAACCCACAACTTATGGAAATGGTTTAAACCATTTGGAGTAGAAACAAGAACAACTTTAGTGGATTTTCCCGATGAAACGGTAGGGAAAACTGAAGTAAAGAATTCGTCCCATCCCTCAATGAACGCAGCCTCATCAATGAATAGCATATTGATAGTATACCCTCGAATGTTATCACTCGAAGTAGAACCAGCAAGAACACGAGAACCGTTCTCAAGGAGAACGGAACCTTTATTCCATTCGACTATTCCCTGTTGAAGCCATTTAGGAAGATATTGATATGCCAACTGAACTCTGCTCAAGATTTCTCGAGCGGTATCTCCCTTATTGGCCAAGAGAGCTACAGTCTTCTCTTTGTTAAAGATGATATACCATAAGATGAATCCACAAGTTGTAGTGGATTTTCCTGCCTGACGAGCCGTGGCAATAATCGACATTCGATTTTCTGCCATAGACTTAACCATCTGTTTCTGATAACCATATAGTTCAAAATTAACGAGACCGTAATCTACGTTAATAATTTTCATATACGTTTCAATGAAATAGATTGGATCCTGAGAACACTTCATGTATTCTTCTAAGCGCTCTGGATTCCATTCAATCTGTTCTCCTACGCGCTTAAGTTGTGGATTTCCAAAATATCCCTTAGTGATCGTGATATCATCTACGGGAGCTGTTAATTTAAACACTCCTTCTGGAAGATACTCTTGATCATTTTCAGTTTTATCACTCATCCTTCTTCTTCATATTTTCAAGCATTTGTTGTAATTCGGCAGTCGAACCTACAAATAAATTGTTATTAGTGATTCCAGCAACTCCCTTACTATGAGGAGCCTCTTCTGGCTTCAAGTCGATTTTCTTTTTATGAGACTCCATAAGATCATTGTTAATATCTGCCGTTGCTTTTAAAAGAGTTGCAATAACCTCAAATGCTCTTGGTTGTTGCGATTGCTTGGCGATTAACAAGATCTCATTTATAGCATCTTGACCTTGAGAGATTAATTCTTTAAGATTGTTTTGAACATATTCAAAATCTATATCGATGCTATCATCTTTCTCGACTTCACACTCGATTGGAACCAGGGCATTTTCTTGCTCTGGACCTTCTTCACTCATTCCAAGTGCTTTTCTTATAATATCATCACTCATGATATCTGATCTGGTCCTAAGATTTGAACTACATATCCCCAATCATCATCTGAATTAATGGTGTGAGGATCTACTGAGTTATTTGCTATTGTTGTTGGCTCTCCATTCGCCGTCATTCCAGGTTGAGCCCTAAGTTCTTCCATGAGTTCTCTAGATTTAATGTCATTGAAATTAACATGAACAACCTTAATAACTTTACGAGGAGCAGAATCTATAGGTCCTCCAAACTCACCCTTCATTAAGAATTCTAGAGTCCAGATGATCGATCTTCTATTCTGATAAGGTCCATAGGAATTATTCTGAACCGATGTAGATTGTAGAATAATTGGAACATCTATAGAATAGTTACCAAAGTCTGCAGTCACTGTTAGAGATGGAGTAAAATATGGAAGTATCTGTTCTATGACTCTCAATCCATCCTCTTCTTCTTTTGCATAAATTTTTAGAGTGAATGGAATATTGTATGGAACCGGAACGAATTGAGTTCTAGTTCCATCTGGAGAAACAATACATCTTTTGAGAGTGCTTTGTAACTTTCTCGCAGGGTCGTATATTGGAGAACCCATTTGATATGATATCATTGGACTGAAAGCAGCAACTGGTCTATCTAGCTCTGGATCTCCATGCAATCTCGCCAACATCTTATCTTCTGAAGAGTAGGCAAGAGGAACCTTAACGGTTTGAATAGTGGAGTCATTCCTCGGTCTAGTAATATGGATATCGTTAAACAACGTTCCAAATATAACTACATATTTTCTGGAATACTCGTTATAAAAAGTTTGACCGAACATTATAGAGTCGATCCTTTCCCGAATGGATCCTCTTCAGTCCAGTCGAGTATAGTATCACTCTCAGTTTGAATTTCCGAGCTCTGATCTTTCCAGTCTTGAATCTCATTCGTTTCAGAGCCATCCATAATGAATTCAGTGCTGATATTATCAATCTCTGGAATCCCAGTATTGAATTGCTCTCCTGAATATTCGAGTAGTTCTACGGTTAGGTCATAAGTCATTAATCTTCCAGCCTGATAAAATACAGACTGGTGATCAACGAATTTTATTTCATAGACTTTTTTGTCAAGAGGAAAATACATAAGATCTCCCTCTCCTGGCCGATCTCTATTAGTGATCTGCTTGAACACTTTTTGAGACATGGTAATCACCATGGAATCACGAATCTCATGTCCAAGAACATCAGACATAAATTTACCATCTCCCTCAAAACCCATGTTTGTCTTGAGATAACACTCTATGGTAAACGCCTCATTATATGAACTAGCTGTTCCTTCTCTGAATACCTCATCAAAATCATCAATTTGTCTAGGCATGAAATAAGTGTCGAATCCATACATTCTGACCGACTCAATAATGAGATCCTCGATCAGGTCCTGTTCATTCGTAGCATTGTACAGGTTGAAATATGGGTTTACTGGCATCAGAATATTGTCCTTGTTACTAAGTATTTAGTAATAACAAAGACATTGAACTTCTAGGCGATCATGTCACTGACTGGAAGTGAGTAGCTGTTGATCATCTCCTCTTCCATTTCCTTAATCTCTTTCTCGGCCTCATCATATATCTCTTGTCCATTCAATATAACGCCTCCAGGAAGTTGGATCTTTCCTAATTTCTTAAGATTGTTTCCCCACTGTCTCTTGACAAGAGCTGTACCATATTTTAGAAGCCATCTGTCAGCCCAAGCGTCTTGCCATAAATCTGGATCCACGACTTGATAGGCCTCAACAATAACATACTGCCCAGATTCCAAAAGAGTCCAATCAGTATCAATATAAAGCCTATTCATGTGGCGATTAAATCTTATTGGTTTTTCACCAACAAGAACCTCTTGAAGAACATTAAGATGCTGTCTCATCATATAGTAAGGGACAACATCATAACTCGTCAGAGTATACAGATCATTAAGAGCAATCTGGTATTGAACATTAAACATGTTATTTGTGCTGGATGAATAAAATCCTAGTTGAAATACTCTAACGGCCCCAATTATATTATCAGGCATATCGATATATTTGTTAGCTTTATCTTGATCTGTTATCTGATACTTAAAGTATACTTTCTGAGAACCATCAAAGTGATAATCCCAATAATAACGAAGAGCCTCATCAATTCTATCGTCTACTTGATCATCAGACACATTGATATTGATAACCGGCTTTCCAAGAGCTCGGAGGCAATATTCTTTAAAATCTGACCTATTGACTGGTTTTGACATTTGAATCTCTTTGTGTTACGCCGCGTTATATGATAGAGCCTTAGCTTTTGCTGTAGCATATGGCTCTATTGTACGATTTCCGGTTCTATCAGTGTGGGCCCACCATGCTGTACTTCCTTGAGTTCCTACATAGTCAAACAACATCATTAAGTGTGGACATGTGAGAGCCATTTGATCAATATAATAAGCATGAGTAGTCGCGTATGTTGAGCTCTGTTTGTAAGCAGAAGTCATAGCAGTTGCTCTGGCTCCCATTCCAGCTCCAAGAGCATCATCCCAATTCTTTTCAGTTACAACGATATGCTGACTGGCTTCATAACTCACTAATCCAATAGAATTCTTATTCAATCCCTTACTAACAGAATAAGATGGAATCCAATCAAATAAAGTTTTAGTTAGACCAACTTCATAACTGAGAGCACTTCTCATTTGTATGTCGGCATAAGTGTTGAAGTTAGTCTGATTTGAAGCTACAACAGCATCTCGAATATTCTGTGGTGTGTTTGTATAACTACCAACATCATGCCCGGATCCGTCAACGTTCATGTATGGAGCAGTTGCGATTACATCAATATGCTGATACGCATTGCCATCAATATCTAACATCGCTTTCCACGTATTAATTGATGTCGCAGTTTGCCATGCTAAGACACCTTTAACTCTATTAGACTGAGAACCCCAAACCGCTTTCCAACGTGCTACTTTAGTTGCAGTCTCTCTCGCATGCAATAAATGTTTATTGTCTCCATTAGAAGGGCTATAAGCCGGATCTGAAGGATCCAAAGCTCTAGAACGATTTAATAACAATGTAGGAGAGTAATAACTCCAATTCCATCGCTCATTCCCTACTTCTACATACACATCAATTCCAGAGTTGAGATGATCTCGATAGAAGGTAGCTTGTGCGTCAATGTAAGTATCATCAGCTAGGTCCGGAATGTTAACCCATATCATTTTGTGCCCAGATTGATTAGCCAAATCTGCAGACGCTTTCCATTCCATTCTTCCTCCAGAAGGAACATTATTTATTGCACTAAAACCTCCGACAGGGGTTGTAACAAAAATTTCAATAACCTGATCCCCGTGAATGTTTCTGCGTCCATAAAATGGAGAATAATCTCCTATTTTATCCATTCCGGCGTAAGGAATTCCAATGTCTGGTGCTGGACCTCCAGTTTCCCAAGTAGGAACGCCGGAAATAAAGAATGTATTTCCAATTGGAGTTGATCGATCAACTCTTAAGAACGGATTACTATCCGAAGTATAAACAATATCAAATGTTCCTGCGGATGTATTTGCGTTTTGCATTGTACAGCCTCCCGCAGAAGCAGCAAGATTCCATTTTACTCCGGGTTGTGTTTTACAATGGAATGTTGCTGGATATCTAGCACTTGGAAGTTTCCATGGAGGAAAATACGCAATAGTTAAATTTGGATCATCAGGGAGTTTAGTGGGCAAACCACCCTCACTCAAGTTAACAGTGTTAGCCGAACAATATCCGTAAAGAGCCCATCCAGTCGTTGAACCACTTGGATCGGAAGTGCTTGGAGCAACTCCGGAACGCGCAGTGGCAACAGTTCTCCGGAACTGAATGCCATTATAGACACAGCATCGGTAATTATCACTTCCATCAACATCAGGATACAGTTGAGTAGGACTGTAAGGCAAATTCCAGTTTCCATAATTTGGACTAAAATCTTGTCCTTTGGCTATGACTCCTACTCGATCTGAAGTAGATCCCGTTGTCATAACGCAAAGAGCATGAGTTGATGATAAGAATAGATCTCGTCCTGGTAGCTGATTTCCCCAATAATCGTCGAATGAATCATTAAGACCAAGTCTCATTTTTTGGTCGAGAACATAACCATTAGGCGCCGTTAGATATGATCCGGTATTGACAGATCCGCCTACATTTCGAACCAAGATTCGAAACTTTTCACCCTCGTGAACGTGATCGCTAAGCAATGCAGTAGCTGTTGCTGTAGTTCCAGAAAGAGTCATCGAAGTCCAATCGGTTACAAATTCTCCCGATTCAGTTTCGATTTTATATTGAGCACCGGTGGCTCCAGTTGCAGATATATTAGCAGTAATATCAATTTGCTTCTGATACGGGAGACCTCCTGATTGTACATTAATAATTGCTGATGAAATTGTGTTGGACAATAAACTAGTATATGTTAGAGCATTAATCAGATTATCTCCAGCAGGAGGCCTATTTCCAGTATATTGATTTGTAAAACCGGATTTAGATGTCCAAGGTCCGGTCCATGCGCTTAAATCATAACCAGCTGGATCTCCTGCCGCTACATTATTCTGAAAAGCGTAGATTCTTTTTGCAGTGTCGTCGATTTTGATCTTGAGCTTATCACCGTCTTGCCATGGCGATGGAAGACTACTAATAATAATATCAACGGAACCTGCAGTAATTCGGATCCACTGAGCATATAGCTTATCTGATCGAACAAGAACTCGTATTCCGGTAGGTGTGCTTCCATCTGGAGAATTTGCTGAAAAAATAAATTGTGGATTTTGTTCTGTTCCTGCAGCATCTTCCAAGCATAGAGTGATCTCCCAAATTCCTCCCGGAGCTCCGAAATCACGAACAGTGGCTGTATTCCACGCTCCACTGGTATTCGAGTATGTCTGCTGAACTTTTCCATTATAAATTCGAAGCATCTGGCAAAAGCCAGTTGTATCTGCGTCACCATTTTGCCATCCAATTGCATCCCATCCGGATATATGAGGAGATGCAGTATTGGCGTATGTTCCAACTCCAGTCTGATATCTAGATGCTAATCTAGTTCCATCAGAATAAGAATTGAAATCTTCCGAAAAAGTAGGAGGATCATAATATGACCCAAGGAAACTCTTAGCAACAACAGATCCTGGTAGAGCTGTCACTCGATATTCGAGTGACTTTGACGTATCAGAGTCAGTATAGCTGGTTGTCATGTTTCCAGTCGCAATTCCATTAGAATACCACTGACCAGAAAGAGAGCTAGCTCCAGTCCATGTACCATTAGTTGCCGTTAGAGTTCCACCTCTCGTTCCACTAATCGTAGGAGATATTACATTGATAGCTGCGGAAACAATCCGTCTTCGACTAGAAGCTGATAATCCTAAATGCATTATAGATCGCCCGTTAGAGTCCATGTATCAGAAGCCACCTTCTTTACTGCAGCCACTGAATATTGACCAGCAAGAGTAAAGTCTGCTCCTCTTGAATTTAAAGTAACTCCAGATCCGGGAGCCACGGTTAGTGCTCCAGCTCCTGTTTGCTCCATTTCAATAACCGTTCCAATTGGAAAATTCTGAGAACTCTCCGGAGGTATGGTGAATGTGACTGGAGAAGCGTTAGAAAATCGTATATATGTGGTAGCATCTGCTAAAACCGCTGAATAGGTAGTTCCAGTTTGAGATGACACAGAAGAACTTGAATCACCTTTTGATCCAGTGTATCCGAGTGATCCCTGAGATCCGGTGTATCCGAGTGATCCCTGAGATCCAGTGAAACCAGTCGGACCATTTGTTCCTGAAGATCCAGTATACCCAGTAGGACCAACAGCCGTAGAAGCCGATCCAGTGAAACCAGTCGGACCAACAGGTCCAGTAGAACCCTGAGAGCCAGTGTATCCGGTAGGGCCAGACGCGGTTGAAGCAGAGCCGGTGAATCCCGTGGATCCTTGTGATCCGGTATAACCAGCAGAACCGGTGTATCCGGTAGGACCAACAGTCGTAGAAGCCGATCCGGTGTATCCCGATGGACCAATAGAACCTTGAGAACCGGTATATCCCATCAGACCTTGTGAACCGGTGTATCCGGTTCCTCCGATGGATCCAGTGTATCCAGTCGGACCAGCTGGTCCCGAAGGCCCCATAGAACCAGTATATCCTGTCGATCCAGCTCCGTCTGTTGGAAGATATCCTAATGAAGACCAGGCCGTAGTACCATCTCCTATCTTAATCTTTCCTGTGTCGGTCTCATACCCGAATTCTCCAGTAGATAAAACGGTATTCGCCGTAGACCAGCTGGTAGATGTTCCTCGTCGTATCTGAATCTTCTGAGCCATTATGGAGTTCCCCCGTCTATATTAGTGATTGGATCATATGTTGACGTCGGAGTTCCTCCATCAATATCAGAAGAACTACTGACTCCTCCGGCAAAATAAGCTAAAGAATTCCAAGCGGTTGTTCCATCACCAATCTTGAGTTTCCCAGTATCGGTCTCATATCCAGGTTCGGCCTGAGCTAGAGTTGGATTTACTGATGACCAGTTGCTAGCGGTATCTCGTCTTAGTTCAATTTGTTGAGCCACTAGCGTTACCTCCATCAATAATGGAATTAGGATTGTGGATGGTGCTCGAACTGCCGCCGTCAATGCTTGCCAGAGGTTTGAAAATAGTGACAGCACTACCCCCATCAATACCGTTTAGAAAATTACTCGATGATAGTTCAACCCACGTTCCATCGGCACTTAGGAACTTGGTTGTTCCTCCTCCTGAGTCTGATGTTAACTTAGATTTGATACTCGTACTGGTCTCATCCCCAGTATTTATTCCCGATAGGTTTGTAAGAGGAACTTGAACTAGAGTAGTCCCATTTTTTAATCCAATTAAGGCCGTATCAGAATAATCAACAGACTCTCCTAATGGCTTATCTCCAATATCTCCAGACATGCTCTTCCTTTCACTATATTTAGTGAACCAAGTCAGTTGACAATTCTAAATAGTTGTGTTATAATAGCTTTGGCCTAATGAAGATGATAGAGTATGAATATTGCATTTGTTGATACAGTTGGTTCTCCATACGATGGGTCTACTCCAAACAGCAGAGGATTAGGAGGATCGGAATCCTCTCTAATCTACATCTCTAGAGAGTTGAGTAGGATTGGACTCGATGTTACAGTATATAATGACTGTTCTAGCCTAGACTGTTCTCCAGGAACATATGATGGAGTCACTTATAAGACTCTCGATTCTCTAAGCGATAACATCTCGTACGATGTCGTAGTCGTATCTAGAAGCACTAGGCCCTTCACCTCTATTCGAATAGTTCAAGACGCTAAGTTCAGAGTTCTCTGGATGCATGATACGTTCTGCGATGGAGATGAGGACCTGGAGAGACTCGTTGTGAATGGTCTCATAAGCGAGGTATGGACTCTTTCAGACTGGCACACCACGTACGTATCACAGTGTATTCATGGACACCGTCGAATGATGGAAGTCTTGAAGAGGAAGATCTGGGTGACGAGGAATGGAGTGAATCTCTATCGCCAGTGTGACATGTCACTCAAGAGTAAGAACAACTTCATTTTTAACGCGGCGGTCTCAAAGGGAATGGTTACTCTCCTGCAAGACGTCTGGCCAAGAGTAAGAGAGAGGATTCCAGAAGCGAATCTAACCATTATTGGCGGCGCGTATCCTCTTAAGAATGCTGATGTTCAGAATGATCTTCTGTCTCAATTGCGATCCGACCATGATGGAAGAAATGGCGTAAGGTTCACCGGAATCATCAGCCAATCAGACGTGTCGGAATATCTGGTTCGGTCGGGATTCATGATCTATCCTCAGAGCTTTCCTGAGACTTTTGGAATATCAACCGTAGAATCTCTAGCGTATGGAACTCCAGTGATCTCTGGCAGGTTTGGTGCCATGGAAGAGACCGCCATCGACTCCGCGTGCTATCTGATGGACTATCCGGTAGATTCAAACGTCTTGTATACGTTTGATAGAGATAGACATATAGAACAATTTGTCGATCTGGTAGTTAATTCCTATAATAATGATTATCTATGGCAACAGAAGCGTAATCTAGCTCTAAGTGTTAGAGAAGTCTGTGAATGGTCTAGAGTAGCCCTTCAGTGGAAACAACACCTCTATCGAAAGACAGGAAGATACCTATCAGTCAATGAATATCGCGAGGTTCAACGAATAAACCACAGAACTCACGAGATATTTAATAAGAGATGGAGTAATATTGAAGAGTGGGCATATTACCCTGAAAGTGAAAAACACCTTGAAGTCATCATCCCATTTTACAATTCTTCTCAATACCTTAGGAAGTGCATCGAATCAATAGCTGCTCAAAATTACGAGAGATTTAGAGTCCACCTAATTGATGATTGCTCTTCTGATGACAGTCAGAGAGTTATCGAAGAATCTATATCAGAATTCAATATTAGAGATAAAGTTCTTCGGTATATCAACGATGATAATGTTGGAGCTCTAGCCAATCAAATAGGAATTATTAGTCATCTCGACAAGGATAGCATCGTAGTTCTTATTGATGGAGACGATGCACTCTCTAATGACCCGAATATATTTAAAAAGATCAATTCAGAATATCATCAAGGTGCCGAGATGACATATGGATCCATGTGGTCTATGGCAGATAACATACCATTAGTCGCACAGGAATATCCAAATGAAGTTTTTGAAGAAAAGTCCTTTAGAAGTCATAGATTTAATTGGAACATTCCTTACACGCATCTCAGAACGTTCTCTGTTTCTCTATTCAATCATGTTAATCTTAATGATCTCCGTGATGATAATGGTGTATATTACAAGGCCGGAGGCGACTCAGCACTATTTTATGCACTTATTGAACAATGCAAGGATCGTTTTTCGGTACGACCCATAAGAGACATCTTGTATCTCTACAATGATATAAATCCTATTAATGATTATAAGATCAACTCAGAAGAACAAACCAAGAACTCTTTGAATATTCTGAGTAAGAAGAATCAGACTCCAATTAAAAAGAAGAATCAAAGAATTCTTATAGCCATCCCAACGGCTCAAAATATACACGCTCATACATTTAAGTCGATATATGACCTGGATATTCCAGAAGGATTTGAGGTTGACTTCCAATTCTTTTATGGATATTGTGTCGATCAAGTAAGAAATCTTATCGCTAATTTTACGATAGAGAACAACTATGATTATCTATTTTCGGTAGATTATGATATCGAATTCGATAGAGATACTCTTAAGAAGTTACTCTCTCACGATAAACATATTGTATCTGGATTGTATATTCAGAGGAAACCAGGACAGCATATTCTTGAAATATATCGCGATAATGGATTCGGAGGACAGAGTAACGTTGATATCAAGGATCTCCAAAAGAAGCTCGAGCCGATAGATGGATGTGGTTTCGGTTGTGTTCTTGTCAAGAGTGAGGTTCTTAGAGGGATTGGATATCCTCAGTTCACGTATCATCATGCCATTAAGATAGAAGATACAATATCAGAAGATGTAGATTTTTGTAGAAAAGCAAAATCTAAAGGATTTAAAATGTTTGCCGACACCACGATATTATGTCGGCACCATGGAAACATAGCATTTGGAGTAATGAATGGTAAGTGAAGTTTATGATACTGAATTTGCTTTAAACGAGTTCAGTATCGCAGGAGAGGTTCAGATGATGGATCGTCTCTCTCAATTCAATCTTAAAACGATATTCGACGTAGGAGCCAACATTGGAGAATGGTCCAAGATGGCCTTACAACGCAATGAAACTTCTGAGATTCACGCGTTTGAACCAATGCCATATGTCTTTAGAAATCTTATAAAGAATATATCTAATGATGAGAGAGTGATCCCTAATCCATTCGGACTATCTTCTAAAATGGAAATGCGAGATATGTTGTTCTCTCGAGATAATGATAGGTTGACGACTCCATGTTTAGAGTTAGCTCGAGAGAATCCAGAAATCATTCCTCTAATAATGGTAGCCGGAGATGATTATTGTCGAAGCAGAAATATCTATTCAATAGACATTCTTAAGATCGATACTGAGGGTCATGAATTTCAAGTTCTGAAAGGATTTGAAAACATGATTAATGAACAGAAAATCAGCCTTATTCAGTTTGAGTACGGGTTCGCGAACGTACTAACCAAAGACTTGTTAATAGATTTTTATCGTTTGCTCAGACCATTAGGATACGTCATAGGAATTCAAACTCCAAATGGAGTAGTTTTTAGAGATTATATTCTTCCACACGAAAACTTCATGGGTCCTAATTATGTAGCGGTCCATGCTAACGATGCTCATATTATAAACGCTATTCAGGTGAATCCGTGAAAAATCTGTGGGAAGTCTGGCCGGCTGCTTTAAGTTCCGAATATTGTGAATATATCATTCAAAAGGCCAAAAAGAGACCTCCAGTCGATGCTACGATTGGATTTGAATCGGGAGGAGTTCCTAATTCAAATCATAGAACATCTACTATTAGATGGTTAGATGTTTTTAATGAAGACAGAGACATCTCAGAAACTTTAATGGGTTTCATAAGAATGTCTAATAGAACAAACTTTGGATTCGATATCTCTACAATGAATGAGATACAATTTACTGAATATCATGGAGATTCCAAAGGACACTATGATTGGCACCATGACGTATATTGGGAAAATCCAATGCCATACGATAGAAAATTATCTATCGTTGTTCAGCTCAGTGATCCTACAGATTATGAAGGAGGTCAATTTGAATTCTTTGGGATTCCATCTCCCGGAGACGAATGGAAACAACGAGGATCCGTTTTAATATTTCCATCATTCTTCTACCACAGAGTTCTTCCAGTAACCAGAGGACACAGGATATCTCTTGTATCGTGGATTGAAGGAACTAAGTGGAGTTAAGACTTCAATTGATCTATTTCTTTCTTTAACTCTTTAATAGCTTCTATCACTAGTGGAATTAGAGCGGCATAATCCACAGTCAGATATGAATCATCAATTGGAGCTGGTCTTACCACTTCTGGAAGAACATTGTTAACTTCCTGAGCAGACACACCAACTCTTCTTCCTGTGTTCAAATATCCAAGAGATTCTGCTAGACTATTGGGTTCGTAATAGAATCCATTAATGCTCATAACCATATTAAGAGCATCGGTTATTAAACCGAGTCTTGTCTTTAGTCTATCATCAGAATAAGATGCCGTGATGTCTCCAGTGGCTCTTATCTCGCCGGTCGTTCCAGACGCCGAAGTTCCAACTCCTAGAGAGTTAACCTGTCCATTTGATCCAGTCGAGAATGCTCCCTGTGATCCAGTGTATCCGGTAGCTCCCTGAATTCCCTGTGATCCGGTAGACCCGGTGAACCCAGTTGGGCCAGTAGAACCATTAGCTCCCTGCGATCCAGTGTATCCGGTAGCTCCCTGAATTCCCTGCGATCCAGTAGACCCGGTGAATCCAGTTGGGCCAGTAGTTCCTGATGAACCCGTGAATCCTCTCGAACCGGTAAATCCAACAGCTCCCTGAATTCCCTGAGGACCTGTCGGCCCTGGATCTCCTTGCGATCCAGTGAATCCAATAGGACCAGTCGGTCCGGTGTTCCCAGTCGGTCCGGCGATACCCTGAGTTCCCTGAGGCCCCGTAGAACCCTGAGATCCCGTGTATCCTATAGGTCCCTGAGTTCCTGTAGATCCGACGAAACCTTGAGATCCAGTATAACCAATAGGACCAATCGGTCCAGCAGGGCCCAGAGATCCTGTGTATCCGATCGATCCTTGTGATCCAGTATATCCACCACCAGGTCCGGTCGGACCCATGGGTCCCGTCGATCCTTGAGAACCAGTATATCCGATTGAACCAGTGTATCCCTGAGAACCAGTGTATCCAATGGTTATATTAACCCAAGAATTGTCACCCCTTAAAACAGTATTGGCACTTCTTGTTCCTGAAGAACCAATGAGAGATATTGGAACCATTGATGAGATTCGATCTCCAGGGACACTTCCTGAAGTCATTGTTCCCGAAAAGCTTACATTAGCACCGAGGTCAGAATCTCCCTCTACCGCTAAATTACCTTTTGATCTTATTCCGTTCTTTGCGACGAATTCTTTATCGGCCATAGTTCTCTTTCCCCAGGCGTTTATTTGTACTTATAGTTAAGTAGAAATCAGAGTTCTTGAAACGTTTATCTGAACATTAGAAGTGGCTGGAGTGACTAGAAGCCTAACATTGCCAGTGTTTATGTCAGATGCAAATGTAGCTAAAACAGAATTGCTTGATAGTGTAGCATATTCAGTAGAATATGTAGAAGATCCATCATGCATTAACATGATTTCAGTAGCTTGATATTTACTATTGACGGGATCCGTGATTGATATTACGTATTTTGCTGTTCGATAAGAATTTATTGAGAATGAATCAACCGTCTGTGTCGACGTATTTGATGTTGTTATTCTTATTGAGTGATCGTGAGATATACCATTGGCTCCAAGGGTCAACCCCTTGTCGATTCTTACGAGATTATCAGTAAATACTGAGTTGGACGTTATAGTCAGCACTCCAGAGGAAACAGTATTTCCTCCACGAAGAGTATCACACGTGATCGTGTTAGAACCAAATGCTCCACTAACATATCCAGTTCCAACCGTAATAGCTCCATTCGCACTATTATTCGCTGTTACTATTTCGGTGTTAGCAAAGTCAATGATTCCATTTACTTTAACGACCCATGAATAAAATGTGTCAGTGTTGACATCAACGATTGGAAGTTGCTTCATCTATTCTCTTCTCCAGCTCAAGAACAAGGTTAGTGAGTATCGTCATTCTTCTTTTAAGTCTTTCGATCTCAATGACATTGTCTCTTTGAGCTTTATATACTTTCCATGCATTTTCGTCATTGTCTAGAACCGCTCCATGAGCATCCACAACGAATTGTTGAGATGAATCGATCATGCTGAGACTCCAACCGCTCTAATGTTCCAAATTTTAGGAACAATGGACTCATTATTGCTCGTTAGAACTAACTTAACTTGGAACGTGTTGTAAGTATCATGTTTTCCCATCGCAGAATCGTAATACCTGCAAATATATGAATTCGGAACATAAGTGAACGCCTGGAATGGATTTCCAGCTTCTTCATTAACACCATCATTAGGTCGACCAATGATATCTATCTTCATATTTCCAGTAGTTAACCCAATATCCGTAACTACATCATCAATAGAAATTAGAGTATTATTCGCTATTGATCTGACTACGCTTATCATATAATCTTCTGGGAATAGCTCCGACCAAATTTTAACAACGTCATTGACGTGCAAATCCACGGTGAATGTTGTTCCAATTCCAACGACATTTGCTTGTCCATTGCTGACCGTTACATCTCCAGATATAGTAGATAAAGATTCAGGACAAGTTGGAAGACCATATGTAAATTCTATAATGTCTTTTTCGTCCGTCAGAGAACTTGTTAGAGAAGAGTTGTTACTCTTGATCTCTAAATGAGTCCAGTCCTTATCGTCAAATGTTTCTTGATCAGAATTACTATGGAGTCTGACATATACGTTTATATCGGTTCCATCTGGTCTATAGGCATCTAGATAAACGACTACATCTTCTGCACTTCGATTCTCTACGAACGTTACTTTTTCAGAAATATGACGAGCTAGAGCTTTTCCAATTCCTTTTCTCTCACCCGTGATATCATCATTGATTATGTAACTGTAATTGTAGACCTGGCCAGTTTGAACGGTAGGAATAGTGAACGCATTATTAGAAGTAACGGATAATTCGACTATTGATGAAGATTTTACTTTAGTCGAAAAATTAGATCCATTAGCAAGGTGAACTACAACATTACTTGAAGATACGGCTTCATTCGATCTAGAAGCAAGAACATAAACGCGTCCATCGTTATTTTCAAAATCAAAGGTTGGGTTATTAACGTTTAATCTTACTTCTCTGTCCATCGCAGGATTAGATGAATTAAGAACGTGTTCTAATCCAGGAGTCACATAATATCCAAAGTGTTGAATCACTCTTTCTGTGTGATGCTGATTAGAAATGATTCGAATATCTGGATATGTTCTATGAACTGGAACGTTGGTAATAACACATCCACCAACCATAGAATTGGACTGTGCGCCTCTAACACTACATCCAACATCCGGAATCAAATTAGCCGATGTTCCTCCTGAAGTTGATATAGTGAGGGCAACGTTAGAAGTCATTCCAAAGCCAGAGTTTGTTACTGAAATTCCAGTGATCGTTCCAGATCCATTAGTAACAACATTGGCAGTCGCGTTAGCGTACGCTGGGATGTATGCAATGTTAGATGGGTCCGATGTATTAGAATCCAATATTGGATATACAGTAACAACGTCTGAATTGCTATATCCAATTCCTCCAGAATTTATAGCAATCCCTTCTACTATATTATTCGAAAATCGTATAGATGAATTGGCATTACTATCAGATACTCTTAGAATGTCTGTTTTTCTTCCAACACACGAAGTGAATGTATTGCTAGTTTGATCGAACAATCTTCCAGTATAAAAATATTCTCCAAGATACTCTAACTGACCAGCTGCGGATATAGAAAATGTAGCCGTGTTACTAGAAAACTTTGGAAGTCTAACAACTTGGATTTCCGTATTCGAAACAACACTAGCCACTTCAACTACGTCTACGTTGGCAGCTTGAGTCGAACCGTTTCTAAGAACGATATATTGTTTTTGAGAAACAACAGGATCGATGCTAAGAGTGGTCTCATCTCCAACTGGAGGAGATGGAAGAAGAGTTGAAAAGTTGATTCCAGAACCGGTAGACTTAATCGATGTTGATGTGGAATCAACAGAGATAGGTCCATAGATAACGGGCGTCTCCTGGAACACCATCTCTCCTATTTGGAAAGAATTAAACTTATTTGTTTTAGTGTTATACCTATCGAACATAATATATTCGGTAGGATTACATGGAAGCAAATATGTATTCGATATCGTGTTGGCTGATGTATTAGATGAATACGTAGCTGCAAATACTGAAAACTTTAAGTCAACATTAGTTAATGGTTTCCACGTTCCAGTGTCCGTGGTTCCAGTAAATTCAAAATACTTTCCCACATTACGAGCAGAAGCTCCACTAGTAATGGTGTTAGTATCTACTAGAGTCTCTCCCTCTCGACAAGTCCATACTTCAAACTCTTCAGAACCATCGTAAGAAATGCCAACAGAGTATGTTGTATTCGTTTTAACAATTACAGGAGCAGAGAATTTGAACTTGGTTCTTATCGACGCATCAGAAGATGGAATAATAGAATCGTATTCTACTCTAGTTACAGACGTTTCTATAACTTTAGTAATGTCAGGAATATCATTGTCCTGAACCATCATGATTGAAATGGTCACTCCAGGGTTTGTTATTCCTGATCTATTTCCAGTGGATCTTGGTTTAGATTTAAAGTACAAATCAATACTGTCGAGAGAAACAGTTTCAGAATCTCTAACGATAGTTTTATCAATATAGAATGTTTGAGCGACTTTGAGCGCCATCAAGTTCTCCGTACTTTAATAGTACTTATACGTTATTTACCATGCCACCACGCTCCTTAACAGATGCACCTCCTACTGGAGTGACTGAAGTTGTCGTAGCAGACGTCTGAACATTTATCACGAACGATCCAGAAGACATTCCGTCTGAGGATTCCACCGTTACATAGATTTGAGGTGATAGCGTGTACGTAGATGATCCACTCAAAGAGTTAATCTTGTTGAGAGTCGTTGTATCGACAACAAGATTAAACGATATCTGTCCTCCAGAATCAGTAGTCACGTAGTTAGATGGAGCAATCGATCCATTTCCAGCTTTCAACGTTGGAGTGACCATTATGATTCCCGAAGAATCAGATAATTTCACCACGTGTTGTGTAGAAGGCCTTAGTGATGCCATTCTTATCGCCTGAGTGACTCCAAGAGCACTATAAGCTATTTCTCCAAAATTCTCACTCATAGTAGTAGGAACAAAGTGACCTGGTGAGATAGAAATCAGAGCACCATCATAGAACGTAGTTCCAACATTTGGAGAAGGAGGAGTTGGATCAACGTAGACAGTGCTATCAATTGGATACCAGAGAGTGTACTTCCAATATCTACTCTTCTTATATGTAGTGATCTTGTATTCTCTTCCGGTCGATGGATCGTGCTGGAAGTTTAATTTTCCAGTTCGGACAATTCCAAGTCGAGATAGTACGGTAGTAATGTTACCCAGAGAATCTCTCTTAACAATCTCAATGTCGTCTACGGCTGTATTAAAATCGTAGTCAATCCACCAAGAGCTTGGAACGCTAGAGAACATAATCCATCCGGTGTCTGAAACTGAAGCTCTGTTAGTAGTCGTTTCAGATCTGAATATAGACACCATCTTAGCCACTACAACAGGAGAAGGAGTAGGAGTAGGTGTTACAACCACAGGAGGAGTAGGAACGGATGCCAACGGTTGTGAAACTAGAGAGAAATCACCTACAACACTTCCAGTAGCAGTTACTTCTGGACCGTGTGGAGTTCCAGTCGATACAGACATTGGAACAACCTTGCTGTCAATAACATCTGCAGCATACTCTGGATGATCCACATCAGAATGCTTACTGGTGGTATAGTCATCAACATAGAATCCGAACTTAAACCTATTAAGGCCAGGAGAAGCGTTGGATGGAATTACTTTGTCTCTCAGATCAGATTCTACTAGGCTTAGGGCAACATTGTACTCGAGATCCTTAATTCGTCTCTCTAGTTGCCCAATGTCTGACATGGTGTAACCCTTTGGCTGTTCGAGCTTTCTAAGGGTTTCATCTACTTCCAATTGAATCGTTTTATCTCTAATTCTTCTCAATAGGAATTTTTCGTTAGACATCTTCTTATCGAGGATATCCTTCATCGTTGACGAAAAGTGTTCCGCCACGCATGGATACGCCGGGATATCTATGGTGTTGAGATATAGAGTTCCATTTGGAACGTCTGGTGTAGTTGGATTAGATGCAGGAGTTCCTCGAATTACCTTAAAGAGGTTATCCTTCGTTACTACTACCGAATCTTTCCTTCCGGTGAAATACTCCCTATCAAACTTCACTCCACTCTCAGGAAGAGGGAATTTCTTATCCGTTCCAGAGAACCCTAGAGTTTCTGAAGGATTTACTGTCGCTCCAGCTACAGTATTTGAATACGCTGCAGTAGCTGTCGCCACTGGTCTAAAGTCTATACAATTGAGAAGGTCGTAATAAGATCCTTGAGCCGTATATAACTCGGGAACCTCGAAACTGTTTGTTTTTGTTCCTAGGCTTGATAAGTCTAGAGAGTCATCAGAAAATCTTTGAGAAGTGTTAGAAGACACATAAGAATTTATCGTGTACACACCAGGAGTCGATGTGTAGGCATCAAACTGAACTAGCATCCAATGGTTAGATCCAATTGAGATGTTTGAACTCTTCTTTTTGTAGAGATAACCCAGTCCATAATAATCAGAAGTCTGATTATGATCAATGTAAAACTCACTCGTTACATCGGTTGAATTGGCATTAACTGTTGAAGAGGTCGAAAGATATACACCCTTGAGTCTGAAGATGTCAGGTATACCAAGACACCATGGACCATTGATATTAGAAGAAGTAACATCAATCTTAACGAAATTATCTCGAGATGCAGTCTTACTCTGAGGAGTCGTGTCTCGAACTTCTACATCATATGTAATAGAGAAATTTGTTGCAGATGCAGATTTGAGAGTTGATCCAAGATTGACTGCTAGAGCCTTTCCTCCGTTGGTGACCGATACTGAAGCTCCAGGAATCCTAGACAGACCAGTAGGAATGTTGATTGGAAGAGCTCTAGAAACAGATGCCGTTCCATTAGTAAATGTAGCATTACTGTCAAACTGAAGACTTGTGGACGTCTTATTAGTCACTCTTCTAACTATATACGACGTAGAATTCTGCCAAAGAGCCGCATAATCACCAACATTGTATTTGTTAATGGTTGAACTAGAGCTCATTGTTACAGTATTTGATCCACTCGTAACGGATCCAGTTCCATCGGAACTAGTATTTGGAGCGAATATCATATCAGAAGATGGAACCATGATGACGGTCTTCTTCTCATTATCGGTAAGAGAAGTAGATTCATACGCGAAATATGAGTTTGGATCGCTCAATAGAATAGAAGCAGTTCCAGTATTTGCCATTGCTACAGTATCAGAGGTAGTTCTGTACACGTAGCTTAGGTTGTTTATGTTCTTTGTCGAATCACTTCCTGTTCTGAGAACAAGCGTCGATCCACTAGTTGTATCAAATAACTTGCATACACTAGTATTAAGGGTTGCATCGAAAGTTAGGACGGAATCTGCAACTGCTGTTGTGGTTCCCATCTGAACTCCACGGATTTGATTGAATACAAATCCAGCAGACATCTTGATATCAAATAGATACAAGCGATATGTAGCGGATGGAGTTCCCGGGACACCATCATCATAGACGAAATTTCTTACTCTAGCAGTTCCTATAGTAGATCCAGAGCTCGTTAGAACCCCAGCAGAAACTAGAGTAGTGTTTGACGCGAATGATGTTGAAGAATCTTTAAGATTTATTACGGTGCCGGTGTTACAATTCCAATTTCCAGCTACTTCAGTAACCAGAACATAATTTCCATAATCTATCGTTGCTGATAGATTAGATGCGGTTGACGAATCTATTCCCTTATCGACATCAGTATAGTAATTCGATACCGTCTCAACTCGATATCCATCAATATATCCTCGTCCTGGATCGATCGCTACAGTAAAATACTGTCCCTCATTAGAAGTGTTTGCCGGAGAACGAGTAGTGACTAAGAACTCGTCAAGAACAAAGTCACCAGACTGTTCATTTGTTCTAATCGCCATCTCGTCCATAATTGAATTGAACTGAGTTCGGCGATTTTCTCTAAATGCTCTTCCTTCGGAGAAATCGACAATCGATAAGAATTCCTCATTGGCAGTTGCTACGTCTGTAGGAACAACGACCAGAGTTGGAGTTAGTTTTAGTCGATCGGCTCCAGGAGCAAATTCATTAGGGCCACCCGTGGTGTTATCTAGTAGATCTTGGTCACTATTAGAGTCAATAACATCTTCTAGAGTCTCGAACCCAACTGAAACATCATCAGGGCTTGGATCATGCTTAGATACAATTACTGTCTGAGGATTAACATGAATAAAGTGGCCCTTCTGATAAATGATACCCTCGGTCACTCCAAAAGCATAACCGAACCCAACACTGTTTGTTTTATTGGAAACGGTTATCTGAGCAATGTAATTCTGAGCAACAAGATCTAAATCAGTGTAGTTTCTAGAACCAATTGTTGACGCGCTGGCAGACGCTTTGATTGACACATATGGAGATACGTAATAACCCTCTCCAGGAGTGATAATCTTAATGTTGGTTATTTTTCCGATATCGGCACTAGTTATTACTTGAGCGGTGGCTCCAGATCCAACTGATGAATTAATAGTTGCTGTTGCTCCCGAAGTTCCTCCAATAATATCCTGACCGTCAGTGAATTGCCATGTGGTTGAAGATATCGCAGTATTCGATAAATCCGAAGTTCTAGGTTTTAATTGAAGAATCTTCTTTCCGTTAACACTCTGAATGGCTGTTACGAGAGCAACATGCTCTCCTCCAGTTTGCGTAACAATTTCTCCAACCGAAAAGTTTGCATTGCTAGTCTGAGTGATATCAAGAGCAGAACAGAATACAACTGAATCGTTATTAGCGAATCCAGAGCTTCCATTATTAATCTTAACCGAATGAACGGAATCTAGATAGTCATATATCTTAAGAACAGATCCAGAAGAGAATGATGTAGTGTTTCCATCATTTCCAGAATTGATATACCTCAGATATAGAGTCTTTAAATCCGGATCAGTCGTCTCATACCCATCTTGTGAATTAATGATATGTGCGGTAAGATTGCTGGATGGATCGACGATAAAATGAGATACGTAAGAGCTTGGGATGGCCGGTTGACCATCCAATTGTGAGTCGATTATCTTAATATACGAATAATTTGGATGATAGGTGAAGTTCACACCATCAATTATCGTTCCACGCTTGTAAATATTATTTCCGAGCCTCTCGACCTGTTCCTGAAGAATGGTCTGAAGCTCGTTCAGCTCTCTTACCTGAACTGCTACTCCTGGCTTGAAGAGTACTCGGTGATAATTCTTTTCCGGATCATGGTCGTCAAAATATGGAGAGACACTGAGGTCTTTATTTATTGGCATCCTTAATCCTTAACGTGGAATGTTCTCTTGGTGTATTTATTCATATCTTAAAAAGATAGAACAATCTTGAAGGTTTCAGTCTTCTCTGAATCTCTCGTGATAGCGTCTCCATATTCAATATAGGACACCGTTCCAGAGCCATACACGAGATCTGGTAAATATTTATTCGTCAGAGAAGCGACGGCTCCACTAGACATACCTCTTATTTCATTTGTTAAGTTAAGATTATCAACGCCGGTATTAAACACTCCATTTTGATTTGTAGTGTAGATCCTAAGTGTAGAGGTATCAGGATCAAGAGCAGTCGAATGGAATCTTGCAGTAACACCGTCATTATCTATTTGATATAGAACTTCATCAGGAATAAATTGTCCCTGAGTCATAGATCCAATATACGTGTATGTTTGCATAAAGGTATTAAATCCTTTTGAAACACCATTTATCTTAACCGTATCTATTTCTGCTCTAACTCCGGTTTCTTTTCCTATAAGAATATCTCCCGAAGAGAATATTCCATATGTATCCGTTAGAGTGACCGCCTCTGATGAGAATCCATCAACCAATCCCTTAGATACTACATCGACAATATGAATGTTAGCGTACCCAGCTCCAGTATCCCACAATGCAATTGAATCCATTACGATTCCAGTATTAGAAACGGATTCTACGTTAGATACCTGATAATTGGTTCCATCCTCAATTAGAATAGTATCGCCAACAACAGCGATGCTATGTGAGTTAACTCCATTAACAGTCAATAATTCTGTCAATTCATTGTTGGAATTTAATGATGTCTCAACGGTTCCAGAAAGCTGGCGAGTCTTGACGTTATAAACCCATTCATTAGTATAGAAGTCTTTATTATTGTTAACAAGCGTCAACTCTATGCTTCTAAATTCTGGGTTCTTAATGATTCCTATCTGAGAATAATCATTATCGGTAATGATGGTGTTTGATTCCGTCCCGGATAGCTTAACATTCATTCCTACAAACTTTGAACCTAACTCAGATTCTGCATTGGACCCATGTCCCTTCACCGGAGACATGATAGGGATAGCACTAGCTTGAGATGATACTCCAACCGATGAGGACGACATCACCTGGACCGAACCATGATAATAATCTTGACCACGATCAATCATCTCGATTCTAGATACCGTATTTCCATTAGGATCTATTATCGCTCGAGCAGAAGCAGGAAGTGTTTCTCTTCCATCTCCGGTAATTTGAACAGATGGAGTTATTTCAAACACGGATCCATTTTGCGGTTGATTGGTTATATCAAATTGATCCGATAATATCACAAAATTATGAGTTGCATTAGAGGTGTATGATTCGATCATTCGATATTGGCCAGAGCCAGCTCCAGCCGATACATACAGCCAACACGCGTCATAATATCCATTAACTTCTTTAATATTGCTGACAGATATTCCGTATTTTTTGGGATCGCCATTAAGTCTAATGTCAGACACTCCAAACGATCCAGAAATGTAGTTACTGTACCCCTTCCCTGGAGACGTTACTGATATAACATCTATAGATCCTGGAACTGCAGCATTCTGTACATTCGGATCATTGAACACTGGAATATATTCTGGAGTTGCAAATTTGGTAAAATCTGCGTCCGAGATAGAATACATAAACTTCCATCGATATCCATCGGTTGGATAGTAGAAGTCCAATTGAGATGATCCAACGTTCGATATCGATGGAGATACTATTGAAGCGTTTCCGTTCCCATTCTCCAAACACTTGAATACGTTCCAGTTGGTTCCTTCTTGAACTACGACGTAAAAATTCGTGTCATATAGTAAAGGATCTCTATGATCGTAAGTATCGAATACAATCCCGGATTGCCAGTCAATCCTTCTAATCATTAGATTAAGATCACTCTGTTGGATCTTCTTTCCGAATATCATTCCTTGGTACGAAGTGACAGACGTATCTTGCTCATTATCAAATGGCCTGATGTCATTATTAGCATCGATATGATTACTAACAAAGAAATAATATTGCTCTTCTCCAACAGAACTAATAAACCCTTCTGCAGAATCATGCTTATAGTTAATTGTAAGAAGTGATTTTGAATTATCCATTATTATCCCTTACGACTGAGATACACTCGATCCCATTAATTCTCCTTGAGAATCAATATTGATGTTTCTCAGAATAGAAGAAAATACTTTTGTTCCTGAGACATGAAGAACACTCTTCAACATGTCCGAATATCTAGTAACCGATACTGGAGACTGTATCTCATATGAAAAATCTTGATAATAGTCTCCATCATACAGATATTTATTGTCACTCAAGAAACCAGCTGACGTTCTATAAAATCCACTTCCAATTCCAGAAGTAACGACAGATGATCTGGCTAATCCACTATGACTATCATCCATAGAAGAATATGTCACTGAATCACCATCCTTAAATCCAAATCCTGAATCAACAATTTTTAGAGACAAAACGGAAGTATTAGATGACGTTACTTGTGTAGAAATTTCGGCATTCTTTCCCGCGACTCCATCAATATCATATGTGACTTCAGAAGGATATGCCGAATGTCCAGAACTAGTTCCAACCATAAGATAAGAGTTTGCACTATTTCCAACCGTCCATCTATCCTCAAATGTTAATCTCTGAATGTGAACTTCAGATGTATTAGCAAATTTGACGATTCCTTTGGCTCCATTGATGGTCTGAGTTATCTCTTCTCCGGTTGTAAATACTCCAGTTGTCGACGTATATCGAATTATAAAATCTTTCTTGTCCATTGGTGCTATAAGATCATTAATGACTTCTATGAATGGAGCATAAGAATATCCAACTCCAGGACTCTCGTTCTTTAATCTAGCGATCTTTCCAAGAGTTTTAGTCTCAAATTGAAAAGCATCAGCCAGAGTCATATTGTTGAGATTTGAATCATTTAAAGACGCACCATATGATGCAGAATTCAACCAGTTTTCCTGTTCGAGAACGTCGATATGGTCTCGCAAGAAATTTGTATTAAGATTTACAACCTCAGAATACAATAGGTCACTATCAAAACCAGTATTAGCTCCATTTCCAAAAGTTGTACTAGATATTGTAGCGTTCCATTGAGAGGTATTCGCCGTATCAATAATGTAATTTCCAGAATCAGTTCTGAATGATCCTTGAACCCCTCTTATCCCTATATCGTAAGACAATGACGTTATAGATACACTCTTCCCTGTCGAATTACTTATGAGAGGCTGGTTTGTTAGAAACAATCCTTCCAGTTCATCAACTTCGATAGAGAAAATATTAGTCGAGATGTTGGTTACGGATTTAACTCTAGAATTTGCATACGACACTCCATTCTTAACTTGATATGCAAAATCTCCCGTTGAAAAGGATTGAGAGTTTCCGGTGCAATAGACAACCACGTTGCTAGATATAGATCCAACCGAGATTCCAGTAGCAGTATTTGAACTCCATCCTGCATTTTGAACAGTGAAGCTCTCAGTGTTTGAAGAATTGTAATACAATGGAGCCGATGGATCCATATAATTGTTTCCACTAATCGTATTCAATAAGAAATATTGAGTTGTATTAGAACCTCCCAATTCCTGACTGAGTATTCTATTAACTCCTATTGGAGCTCCATTCGCATAGTAGTTATATACCAAATCTCCAACATTGAATGTTGTAGTGTTCGCATACCACTGAACATTGGCCATTGGCTGCACTATATTAAGTATCTTACCATCTAAGGAATTATTAGACGTGTCGACTATGTGAACATTTGATAGACGTAAAACTAAGTCTGAAATGTTAACATTAGAATCTGGGCTGTATCCCCAACCTCCATCGATTAGATCAAAATTAACGATACCAGTTATCGACTGAAGTTCGGATACTAGAGCTCTTCCTTCAGATCCTGACCTCGATTCTAATTTTACTTTCTCGCCCTTTGAAAAATTAGAACCTCCATCAATAACATCAAGTGAAGTGAGTGATCCAATTATTGTTGGATAGTCTTCGTAATCTTCTTCTCCAACCGGGTTCGTGAATCGTATTTTTTCTCCGGTCTGAAATGTTCCCTGAATTGATGAAATATACAGAACTTCTATATAGTTCCCCTTAACCTTTCTTCTGACTAATTTCTCAACGAAAGCAGTCGCTCCGGATTTAACTCCAGTTATTGGTCTTCCAACAAATAATCTGTTAATAGGAACTGATATTACTTCTAGATACTGAGGAATCGTCCATTCGGAGCTAGAGAGCCTGAAAACATCCTTTCCTGGATAATATACTTCGGATTCAGCAGAGAATATTAAATCAAAGAATAATTTAATAGCGTTCTCAGTTCCCTTAGCTCTATAGAGATCGGTCGCATTCTTAATTAACTGTGTAGTATTAGTAGCGGTGTTTATTTGTATTCCCTTTAAATACTTCTCTTTAAAGTAGATAAGGAAATTATCAACGGTTGTATCGATATCATGATTCGAAATATGGTGTCGAGCCTGGTAGATTGGAGATGATGAATCGGTCTCCATCCACACATAATATTGTTTCATGAATTCGATAAAGAGAGGTCCTTCCTCTCGATATATTTGAGGAAATTGCTGCTCAATGAAATCTGAGATCGTTGTTTCTATCATTATTCTCGAACCGTTTCTATCTGTATAGATACCTCACTAGGGTCTATTCTCAAAATATCATTCATTGCAGAAGTTACGTCTGAGCTCGATGGAGCAGCGTAAAAATTAATACTTCCTTTATCATATTTTGTTGTGACAAAATTAACGAGCTGAACTAAACCGGTGTCATAATCAACGGTTCCAGCATTAGCAATGAAGATATATCCTCCACCATCGAGCCTCATATATCGAAGATTTCCAACACCATCATCCTCAATGATTACAGTCTGGTCCTCATACTTAAATGGAGACGTATACACAGTTCTTAATTCTTCTGGACCATGAGATAGTTCAATCTCCGGAATGTCATTTCTAAGAGGCATTCCGAAATTAATATCTATGTTCTGTCGTATTCCAAGTGTAGGAGAGATCTTCTTGTACACGTGCACGTCCGTGTCGTTTGAAATAATGGATTCATGAGATCCATCGATCGCAGCAATGAATTTCGATCCTAATAGAGTCGCTCCAAAATCATTTAGATTCTCTGTATTGTATTCGTCTATAGCATTCATAACAAGAAGCCTAATCTCATCTGGCTTCAGAGACGTAATGTTAAGATTATACTTAACTTTCGAATCAATCCTAGCATAGACAAATGTTGGATTAACAAATACGGGTTGGATTGGGTTCGCCATCTTTGGCTTAATGAAATTATAATATTCGTCTCTCTTAGATGTTGGAAGTATATCAACTCCATCTACAGTGAGAGCAATAAAGACTTTTCCATACTGTGGTGGAGTAGCAGAATCTCCTCCATATACCGAAATAGCATCAATCTCAGGAAACTGTGTTTTCAAGAGAGCCTCATAATCTGAAACCGTTATAGCTCTTTCTTGAGTCTGGAAGTGTCTTGGAGCATTAAACTTAATAGATGATAGTGACTCAGGTTGAGCTCCTCCGATCGCTTTTGCAATTGTGGTAACAACTACTCTTCCAGAGTTATCACTCGTTAAATCGAGATCTGGAGAGAACAAAGTTGCTCCATTAGGAATCTCACCACTAGAAATTCTATACTGAACGGTTATGATCGACCCATCTAAAGGACGTCTTCCTAATATATCATCTCCAAACACGATTTCGTACTTACTTTGTTCACACGCCTGAAGAAAGTATGATCGAGACTGATTATCTAATCCCAATAGAGTATCCGAAAGCGAGTAACTTACAACCGATGATCCACCATTCTCAATAGAGTTAACTATAAGAGAACTGGTATCAATCATAGGGTTGGATAATACAAATCGAATGGAATCATTGTTATAATTCATCTCAAAAGTTTCTGTCACATAGAAACCCTCAAAGATATCGATTTGATCCGTCGTAAACTTGTATGTATTTGTTGTCGGATCTAGAGTCGTGAAATATACTTTCACTTCATCCGTAGTGAAAGTATAAGTTTGAAAATTATAGGTTGCCGTGAAGCTAGTTCCCTTAGGAATCGTTAGAGTGTTATTATTATTTTGCTCTACCTGAAGCTGTACAGTGGCTTTTGCGGATCTCGCCGATCTAGGTCGATAGTTCAACTCCTTCGCGTGAGATACTACAGACGATCTGAGTTGAGCAGAGTCTAAGAATGACTCTGACGTAAGCATGTTAACATAAAAAGCGTTCAATGAAGTATTGTACGCTAGTATATCAAGCAATACTGATATATTTGGACCGTCAAAGTCAAAATCTTTGAAGATTGGTTGAGAGCGAAGATGGGCTTTGAGATTAGTTTTGATTGTATCAAAGTCCAGCGACGCGAGATTTAGGGAATTATTGGCCATCTTTTTCCAGTTACGCTAGAGTCTTTACTATTTATCCATTTTCGAGTTGACATTTTTCTGGCACTATATTATAAGGCCAAGTCTTTAGAGAATGGATTGGCACCTATGTTAGTCTACAGGGTTGAGAGGTATATAGATTCATCTGGTCCATATGGGATTTGCAGCATAAATGATTCTTCTCGAGAAAGGCATCCACTTCCAGATGAAGATTCCATTCTTCGAGAAAAATGGATGGCAATTCCAAGAGGTACCTACCACAATTATTTCTTTTGTTTCATTACCAAAAACCAACTAATGAATTGGTTTGGAGCATCCGAGCAAAACGATATTATCCGGCATAATAAAGGGAAACCTCACGATGTTTGGATCGGAGTATCTACGTACTCCTGTAATGATGAGGATGTTTTAGTGGGTTCCTCTCAGTGCGTATTTTTGATGCACAAGTGCCAAAAGATTCGATTTGAGACTTTTGAGGAAGATCTTAAGCCAGTAACATTAAGTGTACAAATGCCAGCACATTTGTAAAAAAGCCTTTGACATTTTTCTAGCACTATATTATAAAGAATATTAAATATCCCTCTATTAAGGCCCTCTTTACATGGTAGAAAAACTTAGTGTCGAAGATAGGATCATGCTTGTCCTCGAGAATATTGTTCTTCAAGGATATGATATTTTGAATGACACTACTTTTGAGGATATGGGATTAGATTCTCTAGACAAAGTTGAAGCATGTATGGATATTGAGGATGAGTTCAATATCGATATTCCAGACGAAGTAATGGAGTATCTTGATACTTTTGGGGAACTCGTCGAATATATTAATCGTCGCCTAAAATAACGAATGTCTGATATTCAATACATCGAAGGAGATCTCTTATCGTCTCGAGAACCCGTCATCGCACATGGTTGCAATGCTCAAGGAGTCATGGGTTCAGGAATCGCGAAAGCCATTCGAGACGAATATCCCACCGTATACAAGGATTATAGGGATGTATACGAGGAGCAAGGGAATAAACTTCACTTAGGACAAGTTATAACAACGAGAACTCTCGAACGTACTATCCTGAATATCATCTCCCAGGAGTACTACGGGAGAAACCCGAACGTAGTCTACGTATCATATGATGCAATTGAGAAGGCCATTCTTCGCATCAATAAGATGGGCTACGTTCGGGTTGCCTTTCCAAAGATTGGAGCAGGACTTGCAAACGGAAACTGGGAACTCATATCCCACATTATCCAGACGACATCGGACTTTACTCCGGTCGTATATTACATTAAAGAACCGACAGAAAAATGGTAAGATGGCTAAAAACATTGATCTGATCAAGATTTTTGGTGTCGAGGGAATGGTTACTCCTAAGACGCTGGTGACTGAAACTGTTAGAGAAGTAAATCGTAAGACTCCAATGGAGGCTACAGAGGATATTAAATCTCTTTTAGATGAAATGACGGTTCGTGCCGTGTCTGGAGATTTATCCGGAGTCGAAGAGTGTCTTCACGCCATTCAACTTCGAGTTACTCTAATGAAGAATATTGCGGATGCTCTTCGAAAGGGAGAGATTAAGTAATAATGTCAGACGTTAGAGGTTTCTTTGGAGATTACAGGTTCCTGTCGAACTTTTATAAGGCTCGACAAGTTGTCAACGGAATAGAATACATCTCTAATGAGCACTTCTTCCAGGCTTCTAAATCCACGAACCAACAAGATCACGATTGGGTCAATTCTTCCGAGACACCTGGTATTGCGAAGCATCGTGGGAAGAGAATTCCGAGACGAGAAGATTGGAATAAAATTCGTCTCGACATTATGAGACTTGGTTTATTGGCTAAGTTCTCTCAAAATCTCTATTTGAAGGATCTCTTACTAGGAACCGGAAGTTCTTACCTTGAAGAACTTAACGATTGGGGAGATACTTTCTGGGGGACGTGTAGCGGAAAAGGAGATAATCACTTAGGCTTGATTCTAATGGACCTCCGAGATAAATTCAGGATTGAAGAGTTGTATGGTTGAGATCATTAAACGAGGAGAGATCCCGGAAAACAAATGGTATCACGCCACGTGCAACAATTGTGAGACCCAATTTAAGTTTCAAAAGTCCGAAGTCACTCCTAGGAATAGACATCAAGCACAGAGTATAGAGTGTCCGTTCTGTGAGAAGACAGTTTTTATGTCGTCTCTTAAACCGTATCCACCTAATGGAGGTCTCCATTGGTACGATCGATAATACAAGGAATCTGTATTCGAAAGTGTTCCGGACCAAATGTCCCATGTACTCCATACTGTGTTATCTGGAAGGATCCAGAGATTCGTCACTTGAGTAAGTATCCTCTTGGGGAAGAGATTAGGAAAGGAAGATCATGAATCGTAAGGATTTCAAGGATAAGTGGATCGCTGCTCTCCGTTCTGCAGAATACTCCAAAACAGAGGATGTGTATTTTGATTCCGATACTAATTGCTATTGCACTCTGGGAGTAGCTTATAAACTTCTTCAGGACGATAATGAATTTGAAGATTATATGGATATTCTAAATTCAAAATTATTATTCGAAATATTTCCAGAGTTGAATGTTGGACATCCATCTAGGTTGTGGTCGGAGATCACGGACAGAAGCGACGGAGTGGGATTCGAGAAACACTCATTCGAACAGATGGCAGACTATCTTGAGGAGAACTTAATTGTCTGATATCAAGACTAAATGGATCGAGGCTCTTCGTTCTGGAAGATATGCTCAGACAAAAGGTTATCTTCGAACTATCGACCAAGAAGGAAATAGTTGCTACTGTGCCGCCGGAGTTCTGGCCGATATCATCGATCCCGGAGCATGGGAAGAAGCGTCTCCATGCTCCGATCTCAGATCGACTACGAAGTATAGATGGAATGGACACATGTTCGGGTTGCAAAAAGAGGAATATGAACCGTTTGAAATTCCATTCTCTATTCTTGATGGAGCGATGAGAAGAAACGACGATAAATTCGAAAGCTTTTCAGACATAGCCGATTATCTCGAAGAGGCTCTAGGAGAAGTTCAGTGATGTGGGATATTACTAAGTCCACTCTTCGAGGAGCAGTCGTCATATTGAGTATCGTCCTTGCCGGATGGATCATGTCTCAATTCCCTTCTGTGGCTCTAATGTTCGCGTATACACTCATGGCAGTGCTCTTTCTAGCCTTCTCATTCATTCTAGGTCTCCTCATCTCTCCCAATGATCCAGACCTCTAATGTAGAACTCGGGCAACTTTTCTAGGGCCCACTTTTTTACGGAAACGATGATGACACTAGCATATATTCTCGCCTATCTAGTGATAGGAGGAATCATAACTCTAGCCGTTACTATTATAGCGGGAGATTCAGGAGACGATCTCGCCTTCATCTCGTTCTTTCTCTGGCCCCTCTTCGTACTCATCGTCATTCCATTTTGGATCGTCGAAATGGGACTCATGATTCGAAAGAGGATTAATAAGTGATCGTCTGGCTACTCGTTATGTGCTCTTACGTGAGCGGAAGCATTCAGTGTAGGTCGGAAGAGCTTCCTTCTAAAGAGGCTTGTATTAAAGTCGGAAACACGTATTCCGAGCTTGGAAGCAAGTTCTTCGACCACTGGAATCCTATTCGGGCTAAGTGCGTCTCTATGAGGAAGAACGTGCAGTGAACACGATAGAAGAGATCAGAAAGTACCGAGAAGAGAACGAGTGCTCTCTCCAGAGAGCTCAAGAGATCGTGAATAAGAACTCTGTCATTGAGAGGATTAACTCTCTAGACGAGAGTGAGGAATTGAAGTCCGTCTTGCTAGCAATCGTAAACAGAACCTTTCACGTGAGTAACTACTAATGAAGACTATATGGCACGTATCCTCTGAGGATGAGGGAGAGATCGAGGGAATATTCGACGAGAACGGAGAACTCCTCGGAATGTGGTGTTGTAATGACGCTCACTGGAGAAACGAGTACTTCTCTCCATTCATGAAAGGGCTCGGAATCGAGGTGAAGACTAATTGGAGAGATCCGATCTATCAAGAGATGAAACAGAAGCTAGAAGAACACGCTAGGAGTATGTGGGGATGAGTAAGATTCTAAAGACTATCCGAGACGGAGATCAGGTCGTCATGACTGTCCAGCTAGACTCCGGAACTCGAGAGAAGTGGACCTACGAGATGGAGATTAACGGAGACGGCACTCGCTCGTATCTTCAGGTTAACAGAGAGGACGTAAGTAATGGCCGAGTGCACCGTAATCAGTGATAGCGTCAGGGTCGTTCTAGAGCTCAGTGTTAATGAGGCCGCCGTTCTTCACAACATCCTACATCATGTCGTAGGGAGCACTCTAGGACCTCGACAATACGCTCTATCCGTCTGGGATGCTCTAGAAAAAGCCTCTCTATCCGAGCCCTCGATACTCGTGAAGTCCGACCGAACCGCGGCTTTCTGCGAGACTCCTTCATTATCGATCTCCTACAGGTCGGGGTCGATCGGCTAATCCCTAGAGAAAACAATGATCGATCTCATCGAAAGACCGTCTATTACTACCGGTGGCGATCTCCCTCCGATCCTTCAGCATCCCCGACCTCGCCGAGATGACGAACCGATTATCATTCCAGACGTCTGTTTCATTCAAGATCAACACAAGATCTACGATCACGAGAACAACGACATCACGATCGTCTACTTTCACATGCACCGAGTATGGGGATTCTACGACCGATGTCAGTACGCTCACTCTCAATCTCGCCGATATCGATCTTGGCTTGAGACGGACAGAGAGTATATGAAGTCTGGGATCCCGCCGCACATTCAGTGGGGAGGGTGCATCAAGACTCTTAGAGAGCTCGGACTCCCTCCCCTCGCGCCGGGACAACTCGACTTTCACGAGCAGTGGAAGATTCGAACTAGAAAGAAGTTCTTCTAGACATGCTCACTCATCTAACATATTATCTCCTCGGAGAACCTGAGAAGCTCTATCATAAGGGCGGACTTCTCTATGAGCTACAACAGCGCTCTTATAAGGAACTTCAGAGAAGAAACCAAGAGCTCGACGCCTGGAGAAAGAGGTTTCGTCGGTGGCCGTACTGAGGAGTTCTGCCGCTCCGAAAAATTTTGGAAGTGTTCCTATGGCAAAGACCGATATGAAAGTAGTAGAGAAAAACTGGGAGTCAGACGGATACTTCTATACGATCTTCAAAGAAGGAATCCTATACTCGGTAGCTCCTCATGTAGGACAGCCAGAAGAAGCTAGAACGATAGAGAGTATTAAGAAGGCTCATCGATCGTTTCTAGACATCAAGGTCAGAAATCTCAGAGTTGCTCCGGAAAAATTCTGAAGAACGAGGGAACGCTTCAATGGACCCTTATGGATACCAACGATCGAAGGTTCGATATGGGACCCATTGTGGCACATGGCAAGGGCGACCATGCGATCGCCCTTGCTTCCGTGCGTTCGAGTGTGCGTAGAGATCGTTAGTCCTCGTCGGCGTCCTCCGCGACGGGAGCGAACTCGGCGCCATTCTCGGCGAGCGAGATGTAGCCGTGACCCGAGTCGTGGCGAATGTCGTCCATGCGCAGGCCCTCGTCGAGGCAATCCTGAACACTCACGCCGCCCTCGATCGTCCAGTCGATCGCGAAATACCCCTTAAAACGGTCGTACGACATCGACGGCTTTTTCTTGGGATTCTTCGTGACGTTAAGGCGTACGAGGGTGGTCGCCTTCCACTGGTCGCGCTTGGACAATGAGGCGAGGGTGTCGTTCGTGGCGACTTGGGTCATTGCAAGGTCCTTTCCATTGCCGTTTTGATGGGACCATTCTACCACGAATCAATGGTATTGTAAAGGGCTTTTTTTTCGTTCGTGTTGAATTTTGTGGTTGACATTTCCGATTAATCGAATTCGAATCGGATGGATGATACAGTGTTACTCGTCCTCGTCGCGACGAGGATCCACCAGACTCATCGACTCGATCACGTAACGATCCCCGGTGACCGACTCGCATATGATAGTGCAGTCGCTGTCCATCAGTCGATAGACCGAGCCCGAGTCGAGAGCGTCGAATGAGCGCTCAAGAGCGTTAACCGTGGAGAGCATGCTCTCCAGAACGTGCGACAGATGGAGCGAGCAGACGAGCGAGCTAGCGCTGCCGTTAGCGTGCCGGATGTATCCGATGTAGGCTCTCATCGCGCGATCCACAGGACTACGATGAGCACGATAGCGAAGATCGTGAGACCGTCGAGCAGCCCACCGATCCACACTCTGTGCAGCACCATATAAGGCGCCATCGGCGTGCTCCAGAGGTCGCGCGCCAGAAGGAACGAGGCGACGATACAGAGCGCCGCAATCAATGCAAGGACAATCAATGCCATCACTTCACCTCCACGTCTTGGACTAGTCGATACAACCGGTCTCGATAGAAGAAGAGACCGGTATCAGGCTCGATCGCGTACTGCAGCTGCTCCAGGAAGTCGTCGCCCCACTCGATCATGATGAACCGAACGGAGACCGGGATGGGGTCTGGCTGCCTGTATACGTGAATCGGAATAAACATGGAACTATTACCTCCGAATATAGTAGTATTCTATATCGCAGGACTGGAAATGTCAATAGCAAAGTTATCGAGTCGAACAGAAGTACTCAGGGTCGGAGTCGTCCGATGCGCGAGAGAATCATCGAGTGATGAGAAACAACGAACGACTCAGCGGTCGCAAGGTTGAGTACAATAGGGCGCGATAGGGCGCTGAAGCGTGCAATAGGGCGCTCGCGTACGTTTTCAGAACAGGGATTTTATTCCATGTCATCTAGCAACGCTCTCTTCGCTTCTTTCAACGTCTTATAGAATGCGCGGCCCGGAGTCGAGCTAGGAGACATCACGCCAGGAACTGATACGATGCATCCACCGTGAGCTCTATATCGCTTTATAGTACCAACGACTCTTCCGTCTTTGAGTACTACGACCGTCTCGTTCTTTATCGGAGTGAAGTCGTATCCCATGGTCGTAGTCTATCACAGTCAGATAGAAATGTCAAGGAGCGATATCATGATACTATGATCCTCTTACCGAGGCGAGAAGCTCGTAGTAGTCGAATCTTATCTCTACGAGATCGTGGCCGATTTCTACTGGAGTTTTTGTATTGACGATTTCTATCTGTTCGAGGATTTCTCCGCCTTCTGTCGTTACGATGAGGATGACGGAGGCCATCAGCTTTCTCCTATGACGTAGCTGACCTTCAGGGCGTTCTTCTGCCAGGTGTTCAGAGACGACAGGACGTCGATGTCGAACTTATCGAGCCTGCACTCGAAGTGATCTCGAGCGGCGTACTGGTCGGAGCTCGACATGCCGTTGAGTCGAGAGACCATCTCCTCGAGGCCGGCGAAGTCGTTCTCTCGATAGATCTCCTCGCTCTGGAGTAGCGTGACGTCGTCGGTATAGACGCCACCCTCACAGAGCTCGTCCTCGCCACGCTCGTTGATGAACACCAGGAATCGATAGCTCATTGACGAACTCCCTTCAGATCGATGCCACGGCGAACGCGTCTTTCTCGACGTGCTCGTATAGCGATGACAGCCTGGCGGCCTCTGCCTCGGCGTCTCTTTCTTTTCGAAACGCCGACTGGACGGAGCCTACGACTTCGACGCTTACGTCCTTATCGATGTAGACGACGTGATTGAAGCCCATGAGGAGCAGGTCGCGTCTCTCGTTCTGGTCGAGGCGAATGCGGTCGTTTGAGAGTGGCATCACGGGTACTTTCTGTACGCTCGGGGCTGTTCGAGCTCGGTGTTCAGAGGGACGGAGATGATTCCGTGCTCTCCACAGTCGAGACTCATCCTCGGGCCTCGATTGAAGACGAGGTGTATGTGTCTACGAACATACTTCTCGACTCTTCGAACCCTGCGACGATGGGCCGTTCTCCACCTCATCGAGACTTCCTGTCACGGCGAATCATTCGACGAACATCGGATCTCGTCTCGCATCCGTCGGCGAAGGCGGGACGGCACTTGGTGACAGTGCGAGTCTCGAGAGCTTCCGCGATGAGTTCGGCATCGGTCATTTGAAGTCCCTTTCCTCTTGATATCCCCTATTCTATACATCAGAAGAAAAACGTCAATGGCTATTTTTTCGACAGCTCTCGCTTCTCGGCTGCTCTCAGCTCGTACACGTACTGACGATTCTGCAGATCGATGAGTTGCACCTCCTCGACTTCGCCTCGATGTAGCATCCTGATGAGGAGAGCGAGGTTATGCATCGAATAGTCGACAGGGCTCTTCATGAGCCCGCGTTTATTCTGATCGATACCGCCTTCTATCGCATCGTCTTTCGAGAGAGGATCGAGGAGAGGACTCGAACCATTCGATTCTTGTCGTTCAGGTGCTCGCTCATAGTGAGAGTGAATGACTGGGCGAAATTGGGCTCGTTGCGAGCCAGAGTCCCCACGAGATACCCTCCGATGACTCCATTCTTCTTCTCGAAGCTCCTCTCGGTCCAGATCGAGGCGAAAGCGATGCCGCGATCATCAGACGCGATATCGAGACCATAATCAGCGCCCTCTAGGGCGCTCTTAGCCGTTTCGAATGAGACATCGTCCACGATGTATTTCATCTCACCATTTCCTCTCTTTCGTGTATGATGTCATTCTATATCGAAGAAAGAAAATGTCAACCCTCGTTTATCAAGAAGCTCCCATCGTAAAAACGAAGTTTGCAGCATAATCCTCACAATAGGCTGGCTTGTCGTATTTCACATTCCAACCTTTGGATCGATACGCTTCCTCGAAATTGAGGTATCCCTTGTTGAAAATTACGTTACGAGATAATCCGCGTTCGCAGAGTTCGAAGACGATATCCTCTTGAAGAATCGTCGCTCTTCCGTGCGTATATTTTAGAGCGAGAAGACGATTCACCACCTCAAATACTTCGTCAGGAATGTTTTCCGACTTCGCTTTAGCGATATCGTCTGGTGAGATGGGTTCGACTGCCATTTTAATTCTCCGTGTTGTTCATGTCAATCGTTATCCAATCGATTCGAATAGCTTTTCACGAACGTGAGATCATTTCCATCGACGTCCGTGTAGTGAATCACATGGTACGTGGAAGTCCATACGACGGACTCGACTCGGAGTGCGAAACGATCGTACTCGTAGAGTTCTCTCGCCATCTTAGTGGCGTCTTCCTCGCTGAGTCGAACAGTATGATCGCTCGAGCACATCCTCATCCTGAGGAGATGATCGGTCAGGTGTCGTTGCATCGCACTCATATTCACGCTCCAGCCAGCGTAATGTACTTTTCAGGGAACCCCATCGAGACGGGAATGATATCGTATGACATCTCATTATCCACGAACGAGAAGCTAAGAGAACCATCATCGTTTTGTTCGAATGATTCTCGTGTCTCCAAGATGTCTCTGAGATCTAGTTGCTCATCGTCGTCGATATAGTTCTCGATGTAGTCGTTCACCTCAGAAAGGATGTGATCCTTAGCCTCGTCGATTGACTCGGCGATTCCCATAAGAGAGACATTAACATCGAATACCTTGGTGACGTATTCTGTATTGTGTCGAATCACTAAGTACATCACAAGACCCTTTCGAAAGATCTCAGCCGGCGACCTTCAGCCAACGGCCGTCTGGCTGCCTCTCGTATTTTTGACCTCGTCCAAGGCCAAGAGAACAACCATAAGAAACGAATGCGTCGTGACCGATGTTTCCCCACCCGATTCCAGGAACGTTCGCGTCATACATGACGTCTCCAAGAGGAGTACCGTTGACCTGACAGTGAGTAGGGTTGGACCCAATCCAGTAGATTCGATCGCTCATCCGTGTCTCCATCGTTGGCTTAAAAAGAGAGTCGATGGCGAGACGGCCTGGGATTTCCCACAATTACCTCTCGCTTTTCCCATTGGCGACTAACCCAATGAAACGGACGATTTGATGCCAGTCTAGCATTTGTCGCCCACTTTAATATCCACCGACACTCTTTTTAAACCAACCTCCTCTATATTCGTATACTAATACGATATAAAGAAAATGTCAACTTCGTTTTTTTCGATACCAGCTCTCGAGCCTTTGGTCCTTTCGATCGGACCACCATCTCCAGATTTGATGCAGCTCTGTGGATTTATGGATGTTGACGCACGAGCTCCAATTATCCATCGCTCTCTCGCATCGATCCTGCATCTGATCGAGCGAGAGATTCTCTGAGATATAGTAGATGATAGCGCTCATATGTTTACGTACCACCTCTGTCCAACGAGAGCAGTGTCCTCGTTGGAGAATAGAAGACGACCATTCTCACCATACGTATGACCACAACAATCATACGAGTGAGTGCAGTGCGATCCTGGATATTTTTGAGAGACCATCTCTCTCAGTTCGTCTGGAGTCATATTCTCATGAGAGATGATGTAGTAGTCGATTCCGGACGATGCGTCATCCGGATCGTAGTACTTTGTTGAGAGCCCCAGAACAGTGTATCGTTCATCGCTCATTGGGCCATCTCCTCAAGAAGATACGTTCCAACGTATGGAACGCACGTCGTCTTCAGTTCAGAGAGTCGATCCGTCGTTGTAGTGATTACACGACAATCATTGTACGTGTTTCGAACGTATGACCTTAACCACTCGTAGTTAGAACGATCGGATCGAGACAGGCAGAAGATATCGTGAATACGATCATCCTGTCTATCCACCGGTATCAAGACGATTTGCCTGGACATCAGGAACCTCCCATCTTGATTATTCTACTACATGTGATTAGAAATGTCAACAGACGATTTATTGTAATCCGGCTTACAGGAGACCGCGAGAGACGCGGTCGTCACTGCTAGTATGATTCCAATGATAGCTCGCCACATAGAGAATTCCCCCTCGAGTAGAAGAGAAGGCCGGAATCGAACCGACGACAGGTCCTAAGAGGGGTTACAATCCCAGGACTGCTCTACCACTGAGCTACTTCTCTTCCATGTATATTCTAATACACTTGAAAAGAAATGTCAATGGCAAAATCTAGGTGAGAGCGCACCCATCTAGAAACTCGATCGCCCAGCTGCTGTACGAGAATCTCTTTCTGAGTTCCTCGTTAGAGTGATCCTTGATTTGATCGTACCACGATCGAGCCTCTTCGTGAAAGAGCTCTTCGTGCTCATCGCTCTCCATCAAGTGACCGGCGAGAGAATCGATCTCGCCTTCTGGAGTGTCGCACCAGTGTTCAGGGTTTCCAAGAGGGTCTCGAACGTGTTGTCGGAGACCAAGGTTGCTCACGGCCAGCATAGCGGCAAGATGAGATAAAATTTGTCCTCGAGTTTGAGTCACGCTGCCTCCTTCTTCTCCTCATTGCGACGAATGCGATATTCATATTCGCGAACGGCGCTGTCGAAAACTCTCTTCACCCACTTGGAACGAGACTCATTGGGGAAGACATTCGTCCTCAACCCGATATGATCTCGAACGTTCTGAAGAGTGATGTCGATCTCCCCTTTGGGCCACGGAGAAATCGCGTCATCCGCTTTCAGCCGGATGAAGAACTCGATGTAATTCTTTTCGGTGATCTCTCCAATGCCCGTCGACATCGTAGCGAAGATGAGATACTCGGTCACCGGATTAAGTCGATTGTCGTCGATAAGACACCTCGACTTCCAGTCCTTAATTCGAGTCAACTCGTAATTGAGGCTCATTGTTTCCTCCATTTCTTATCATATACTAATTCGATAAGAAGGAAATGTCAATAGACGATTTATTCGTCTTCTGTGGCGAGGGAGAGAGACTCTTTTTGGAGTTCTCTCGAGAGATCGTACTCGGGGATAAGAGAGCCTCCGGTATCCCACGTCCGAGCCGTGTCGAGTTTGTCATTGAAGGCGAGTCGACCCTCTTCTTCGGTTCTGTGATATCGGCCCCAGAAGAATGACCGAGGGTGAAGAGATCCCCTCGGACGAGTGAAACTCCAGGCGATGAACTCGTCTTTGTCGTCTCCGAACTTATTCGGATTGCGCATCAGAATGAGCCCACCAGCCTGAGTGAATCTGTCCGGTCGTGTGTACCGAACATCCAGGACTTCCATTCCGTTTACGATATCACCCTTCTTCATCACTCGACTCCCATCTGTGATTTATGGGATTATTCTATATCGAGGAGAAAAAACGTCAAGGGCTTTTAATAACACAAACAAAGAAGAATCTGTTGACAATTGTGATTTGTTTGATTAGAATGAGAAGCCTCGACTCCTCTTTCCATTCGACACAGAAAAGTACTCGAATGGACTCAACGTCGAGTCGAACTTCTTCTTCGACTTAAACTTAGAGCGTCCCGTTGACATTGGAATCTTTTGTACTCGAACAGCCTTTTCCAATTTGTTTAGAGAGACTACAGTATTCTCTTTTTGTTCTTTCATTTCTCCTCCTTCATGTCGAGCTCAGAACCCACGCTCTCTTGCCGTCCGATATCGTATAGACTCTCCAGATCGAGCCGTCGCCGAAGAGATCGTTCACTTCGAGAAGCGCTCCCTCTTCAACCTCTCCACCATGGAATCGGAACCGTTGCCCAGGTCCAAGAGAATACTTGATAGAGTCGTGAACCATTACGGTATCTTCTCTAACGTCCTCAATCTCAACTAGTTCATACTCGTGGCCGTGACTTCGAACGTACTCTTCTAGTATCTTCAGCAATGGATCTGAGATCGTCTCCATCAGAACAGCCCTCCGAGTGAGTCAAACTTCTCTTCGAACCCCCACGAGTGGCCTCTTCCTTTGAAGACTCTCGCATATAGATTAGGATGCCCCGTCGCATTAACGGGGTCGCCAGGCTTTCGAAGGAGTATTTCGGTAGACGACGAGGAGTACGCGACCGTGTAGCCAGCGTCATTGGCTCTTTTAAGAGCCCTTTGTTGGTGCTCTCTAGATCGATCTGGCATGAGGTTCTTCAAGAGGCCGAGCTCCCATCCACGAGAAGTTCCTCTCTGTCTTCCCATATAGAAGACCTCCAGGATAGTCGGAACGAGGAGGGTCTATAGCGTGGTTGGCAGCGTTGATGATAATCTCACACATCGGCTTTTCCGAGATGAGTCCATCACCAAAGCACTCGAGGCCCCAGTGTTGTTCTCCGTATCCCGATCCTTCCGGAGATACGTCTTCGGCATCTACCATGAGTCCGTACAAGCGTCCGCGCTTCATCTTGATATCATCGAACATGTTCAACTGGTCCTTTCTAGGACGACCCAGGAATGCATTCCACCAGGTATCAATTCCCATTATGCTTATTCTATATCAGAGAATAAAACATGTAAAGGGCTTTTATTTTATTCAGACAGTTGACAATATTATAGCGGCTGCTTATAAGAGTAGACGTTTTGTTTATTCTTAACGTCCATAACGTTTCCATTGATCGTGACAGATTCTACGATCCTCTGATCGGTTCCGTCCTCATTGACGCTATTGAGTCTCTCGAGTTGTTCGAAAAACATGTAACCGTCACTGTCTTCGTTATCAAAGTTTTGGATCGTAATGGATCCGTCGATGTTGTTCGTGTATGTGAGTGTCCAGACTCGATCGCCCACAACCATAGAGGCTTTTTTCATTTATTCCCTTGTTTGTATGAGGTGGGTGGAGACGACCTTCCAGTTGGCCTAGGCGTCGCCCCCACCCTCTCACCGTGCCCGAGGATGGGAGGGTTAGGCACGGCAAGTTCAAATTTCAATCGAATACTTTGGTCTGTTGTCGTTGACCGGCTTCTTTTCTTTAACGCCTGACATGAGCCGTATGAGTGCTGAACCGTTGGTATATCTTAACGCACCATCACGACTCAGAAAACTATAGCACGGAAGACCACAGACCCAAAGCACGATCCTATTCCAATCCTAGGGCTATTCTATCACAGACTCCTAAAATTGTCAAGGCAATATTTCAAGAGACTTATTGTGCTGCTCGAGAACCCGAACCTCTACGAGTCTTGCGCTCATGTAGTCAGGAATCACCTCAACGGCCTTATTGAACCTTTCGACGGCTCCATCTCGAGTATCCCGGAATCGTCGAACCGTGTCCCATCCATCTCCGGTGTCGACATCGATGGCAAACTGCACACAATTTTTGGCCATTACCTTCGGCCTCCCTTTTCGATGTATGAGATGAACCCGTGTTCCTCAATAGTAAACCGAAGATCATTCTTCTTCTTCTCTTTCATCGCATTGAGGAAGTTGATGCACCTCTCAACGGTGAGTGGACGCTCTGGAACCGAGAGCGTCATGTGTTTTGGAAATTGAAAGTTGGGGTGAAGATCGACTCTGGGCGCCTCATCGCGATGTACAATCTCCATCGCTCTTTGCCCAGTCTCGATGATCTCTTCTTGTGGTGTGGGAGGAGTCTTAAGAGGAGTCGCGATCTCTTCAATCTTAACGTCCTCTTTCTTCTCCAGAGACTCGATTCTCTTTTTCCCTCTCAAAATCGGGGGCAGTCGATCCTTTGGAACCTCGATAAGAATTTCGTTCTTATGAGGTCTCACTCCAACAGCAGGGGCCGATCTGAACTCTCCGAACTTCTCTTTAACTCCAGGAGCCATGGTAGAAGACATGACAAGGACGAATGCACGAGACATCTTCGAGTATCCTCCTTGAATGATGCCATCGACCTTCTTCTTGCCTTTTGGGAGTTCCTTTTTGACCACGGCTATCCATGGATCTTTTTCGAGTGAGTGGCTCGTCCTCAGTTCGATCCCCCAGTGTCCTGCCGGTCTATGATCCTTGTCAACGAATCTTTCAAAAAGCTCATTCCCTTCGGGAATCGTTACGAAAATCTGAGTACTCGTGATTCCAACCCTAATGGGTGATCCCTCGGCCATGTTGTGTTTTTCCTCTTTCATCTGTCGCCTACCAGGGATCATCTCCCTTCTCTCGGCTCCAATCTCTCGAAGCACGGACCTCATGTTAGTAACAACATTCTTTGGTCCTCGAACGGTGTCGCTTCCAGTGGATGGAAGGGTTATGAACTTCCTTTTTCCACTAAGAGTAAAGGTCGCCTTCCTGTGCTTACTCAGACGATCCCACTCTATCGACACTCCTGGCCAGTGCTCGATCTCTTGTTCGACTGCTGATATGAATGGATCTCGAGCCATTAATCGTCTCCCCAATCACATCGACAGGAGTTGCACCTCCAACGATGAAGATTGGAATCCCACGACGCGTCGTCCTTGCACCATATCAGGCACTTGAGACGATTTAGTGGAACCACGATGGCTCTCACTATGCGACGAATCTTTTCCCTCTTCGTCATAGGGCGTATTCGGGCTGGAGGATGAACCCATTCGCGTCCATCGTCTTAATCCCACGGTGCATGCTCTTTTCGAGAGAGGCTCGAACTCGCATGAGATGAAGAGTAGTAGTCTGGCGTGGAAGCCTCGTCCTGAAGACGTGTCCATTCACATTGACCGACTCTATCAGAATATCCATTTGCACCTCCCATTTGATGATACATCTTAATTCATGATAGGAAAAATGTCAATAACATGTTAAAAATCGGCACACCATTGACAATTCTATCGAGAGTGGTTATAATGGCTTTGGGCCCAATGAACTATTAGATCGTGTTTCTCAGATGGCCACTGATCAATGGATAAATCTAAACAATAGGATATACCATTTATCTCGATAATGTATTCTAAGGCCACTCTGAAGGGCAAATTCCATATCGATTTTCATTGATAGGAGTATTCAATATGATATTCAGAACACGGACACACGAAAAGGGACCGAGTTTCCCCGGTCCCTTTGTTTGAGTGATGTTAGCCTTGTTAGGCGGTGGCTTCCTCGGCCGCGACTTCGGACTTGGCCTCGGCCTTCTCCTCGACCGGGGCATCCTTGAACCCCCAGGCGATGAGGCGCTTCTCGTCGATCGAGAAGCCGGCCTCGGTCTTCGGAAGCGAAGCCAGATACTCGGCCTGCTCTTCGCGAGTCCCATCGACCGGGAAGTTCTCGGCCTCCTCTCCGAGGAGGATGTGCCGGCGATCGGCATCCCACGAGATGTCCTTGCCACGAACTCGCTCCGAGCCGTCCTTGTTCCGACGGGCCGTCATGAAGTCGCTCATGGTGAGTCGTGCCGGATACTTGTCATAGAAGCCGGCAGCCTTGCTGTTCTTGCGCTTCGGGTTCGGAGCGATGACCACCAGGGCCATCGGCTTCTCCGGAATCGCTTCCGGCTGGTTGTCGGTCGTATTCTCCGACTCGGCGCGGGGACCGGGACGGCGGCCGCCGGTCGAACCACTCGAACCGGACGACTTGGCGGAATCGGTAGCCGAACCCCGGGCTTCCTGACGGGACGTTGCATTCTTGGCCATTCTTCTTCTCCTGCTCTCGGTGGGTTGAATTTCCATCCGATGAACCCCTTCTATACCCGTTAAGTTTTATTGTAAAGGCTTTTTTTCAATATTCAATTAAAAAGGTTTCGGACGACTAATCACGCTTATTAATCTCACGCGCGCGCGTATAGGGACTTCTTATGATAAAAAGCCCTTTACATCGAAAATATGATGATATAGTATGGTCAGGTTGGATGCAGAAAGAGGTTTAACATGACAGCCGTAATGCCGGAGGAACGTAGGATTCCTTCAATCCCTCGAGTAGTTACTCGAGGTCCAGCAGCCAGGAAACCTGGAGAAGAGAGCGCCTCGAGCGCCGCGAAGGACGTCCAGTTCTTTTCAAACTCTCCACTTCACCGTCAGCTTCGATACCAGTATCTCCCGGATTACGATCCTAACGAATCCGATGAACAGATCGAGGATAAGCTGAATGAGCGCTTTCTTATCATGAATGAGCTCACCGATGATGCTATTGACGGAAGGTGTCGAGGGTTCATCGCTTCTGGCCCCGGTGGCGTAGGAAAGACCTACAACATCGACAAAAAGCTCGAGGAGAGGCTTGGAGAGGATGAGTACACGTCGTATTCAGGGTATTCAACCCCAATCGGTCTACTCAAGATGTTGTGGAACAATCGAGAGGGTCTCATCAAGGCCGACGATATCGATTCGATCTTCAAAGACGAAAAGGCTCTTAACTATCTAAAGGTCGCGTGTGACACTACGGCTAGGAGAGTCATCACGTATGCGTCTGAAAACACCCTTTTCGATGAGAACCTCGAACCCATTCCAAAGAGGTTTGAGTTCGATGGAACGATGATCTTCTGCACGAATCTTGATTTCGATTATCTGATCGATAAGGGTTCGTCTCTCACTCCTCACTTGGAAGCGTTCATCACTCGTTCTCATTACATCGATCTCGCGATGAGAACAAAAAGGGATTATCTTGTTCGTGTCTATCAGGTGGCCGAACAAGGTCTCTTTGATAACGTTCTTGGAAAGTCTGGAGAACCTCACGGACTCGATAAGAATCAGACCGACGAGGTTTTAGACTTCATCGAGTCCTACCATCGAAATCTCCGTGAGTGTTCTCTTCGTATGGCACTTAAGATTGGATCACTTCGAAAGGGATTCGATCCCGAGAATGATACCGTAGATTGGAAGCGTAAGGCGCTTCTGACTTGTTGCAAGGGAGTTCGGTGATGGTTGAACTTCAAGAACCAGAGTGTGAGAACTTCGAGTGCGATCATTGTGCTCTCGAAGAGGCTCTCGATATACTCCGAGAGGCTCTACAAGAACACGAAAAGACATGGGGTCTAGCTAAGTCGAGAGCAAGAGTCGACGACTGGTCTGTGAGAGCTGTTGTTCTTCTCTCGAAACGTGAAAACAAGCAGTGATGAAAAGAATTCCGAAAGACGAAATAATGATCGAATAGGTTCCTCACTGCATCCAACAGTGAGGGGGAGGCGGGGACCAACTCCCCGCCTCCCAATTTTGTGTGTGTTGTTTTCGACTCTGAAGAGTCCTGGATCTGGTTCTAAATCCGGTTAAAACCTAATAAAATCGATATGGAATTTGCCCTTCAGAGTGGCCTCTGAATGGAATATCGAGATAAATGGTATATCCTATTGATCTGGAAAATTCCATCTCTGAGGCCCTCTATGAGATTACGATATTTACAACTGCCAACTAACATGATATTAAAGTCATGATTTAATTTTGACTATGGAGATTTAATGTCGTCAGTGCAGTGCATCGAGTGTGGACGATTCATGGGAATTAAAGATTTCGAGAATGGACGACTTCACTTTGAACCTCTTAATGAATTCGGACCAGAAGTTATTGAATGGACGTGTAAGAGGTGTGTCGAAAATCACTCGGAGGTCAGAATGAAGAATGAAATAATGGAGTTCGTTGTTCCGATGTATGAAAGCGAGCGCGGGTGGGGAGCGAAGATCGATGGCTATGCTGGCCCGTTCCCGACATTCGAGAGCGCGTCATCTTTTGCTGACTCATACAACCGAAAGAACAACTCCGAGGAGCGAGTCCCTGATTATTACATCTCGGCACTAAAACCAGTCGAGCGCCGCGGCGTGGAATGCGTTTACAAAACGACCATCGATGGAGTTGACTTCGCCGATCTCAAAGCACGAAGAGGTTCCCATGACTAAGGAAATGCCGTGGTGGGAGATAGCAATTCGAAGTCATTGCGACGAACACGGGCCAAGCGGCGCCGCTTGGAACATCAGCATGATTCTCGAATGCCTGAACCGTTCTTCTCAAACTGATCCCGTGACCGAACAACTCGCCAATCTGAAAGCGCAAAGGGACGCGCTCAATGCGCATATCAACCTAATCGAAGGAGGCATCTCGAAAGCGGCTTATGACGGCAATCTGGCATGGCAACTATCGAAAGTAAACGATCAGCGCATTGCCGATGGAAAGCCGCCAATGAGAATGAGAGAGTTCCTCTCGGCATGCGATGAGGAGAGCGACCGTGAAGGGTGATCTGGTCATGCTGTCCGATGACGTTTTGGTCGCTTGGGCAGAGCAAGCCAAGCGGGACGACTGGCATTTATGTTTCGTCGGCTCCGATATTCGCCAGCTCATCGGACAGCATGGAGCACAACAAACGCCTCGAATGGTCAAGCGAGGACTCAGCCGTAGCTGAAAAGTGTTTCGTGGACGCGATGGTTGAAAACAGGTCAGCCCTTATCCCTCAAGAAAGCAAATCCGGTGATCACTCCGAATAAACATCTTATCGGTGTTCGAGAAGCACTTCAGAGGCAAGGATTTGATCTTTGGTTCGTTGGTGGTTGCGTTAGAGATTCTATTCGAGGCGAAGAACCAAAGGATATCGACCTGTGCACTAGTGCGACTCCGGAAGAAGCGATTCAAGTCTATGAGAAGAATAACATTCGGTATTTTAAGACCGGAATCGATCATGGAACTCTGACTGTTAGAGTTAATGGTCAGTCGTATGAGATCACCTCTCTCCGAACCGAATCAAATCATGACGGAAGAAGGTCGACGGTTTCGTATACTCGAGACATCATAGAGGATCTCAGTAGAAGGGATCTAACAATCAATTCTATCGCGCAGAGATTTGATGGATACATCATCGACCCATTTGGAGGCGTCGATGATATTAAGAATCATCGAGTCCGAATGGTTGGAAGTGCTTCTGATCGATTCAAAGAAGACTACTTACGAATCTTAAGATTCTTTAGATTCCATGCTAGGTTTGCTGGAGAGAGCCCTCTCGATCAGAGTGCTCTAGAGGCCATCGAAGAGACTAAGGAAGGTCTCAATCAAATCTCTGGAGAGAGAAAGTGGCAGGAGATTCAAAAGATATTAGTCGGACCATCGTCCTCAGCTACTCTTATTCGAATGAAAGATGTCGGAGTCATGAAGTCTATTGGTGTGAAAGACTTCAGTGTCGATAGAATGAAGAAGTGTGATGAAAAGAAGATCAGTAGATCATCTACCGTTCTTGGAATAATTTCTTATAAGCAGATCATCGAATCCGTAATGAGCGACTGGAGAATGAGCAACAGTGAGCGTTCTGAAGCGAGATTCGCGAATCTCTATCATGACGTAACATCAGTGGGCAAATTCAAGGATCTCTTGGTAGACGGAGCTAATATCGACTGGGTCGAAGAGCTGCTGAAACTTAATGACCTCTCCTCTCTTCGTGAGTGGGAAGTTCCGGTATTTCCAGTCAACGGTCTGGACATCATCAATAAGAAGGGAATCAAGACAGGACCAGCGATCGGACTAATCTTAAGGAACCTTCGAGAGAGTTGGAAGAAGTCTGATTACAAACTTACTAAAAAGCAATTGCTTAACCATCAATCAATGCCTCGGAGCTAGCTCATTCTTAATAATGTGGTATACAACCGAGTAAAAGTATATTAGATCTAGGTTCTAGGACTAAGGTAGAGTTAAATGAGAATTATTCTAGTTCTTGGAAACATTTGGGTCATTGTGGCTATAATGTTTTCACTTTTTGCTGTTGGAGGGTGGGTTTTCGACGACCCTCCCCATGGAACTAACAGAAGCATTATGTTTCTCGGATGTCTCATGGCAGCCATCTTCTGGCCGTTAATGATCGTGTCAGCAGGTGGTCGTCGAAAGCTCATGTACATTATGAAAGGTGAATAAATGCGAGGAATTGGTTCTTTTATCGGAGCCGGAGTTGTAGGTCTCTTGCTCCTTACGGGAGGTCTGTCGAGCTGTTCTACGGTTGATGCCGGTGAAGTCGGACTCAAGAATGTGTATGGCCAGGTTGGAAATGAAGTCCTGGCTCCAGGTCTCCACTTCAAGAATCCAATCACTACTTCGATCGAGACGATGTCTATCCAGTCGAAGAGGAAGGATGGGCAAACTGGAGTCTACACAAAAGACTTTCAGACGGCTACCGTAACTTCGGCGATCACATATTCTCTCGATCCAAATGCTGCTCCTCGCATGCGAAGGACGGTTGGAAATGAATGGGAGGCTCGTCTCATCTCTCCGGTAGTAGAGTCGTCTATCAAGAGTGTCTTTGGCCAGGTGAATGCCATTGCCGCGATTGAGAATCGACAGGCAATGCAGAATACGATTCAGGACATGATTCGTAAGGCTCTTAGTCCTCGTGGTATTCGAGTAGAGAGTTTCGCTCTGACTAACATCGATTATTCAGACGCTTTCGAAAAGGCCGTAGAGGATGCGCAGGTCGCGACTCAGAATGCGGTAGCCGCTAGGAATCACACGGTTCAGGTTCAGGAAGAGGCGAAACAGACCGAGATTCGTGCTCAGGCCGATGCAAAGGCCATGCAGATTAAGTCTCAGGCTCTGTCAAGCAATCCTGGACTGACTCAGTATGAGGCGGTTCATCGTTGGAATGGTGTTCTTCCTCAGAATATCTATGGATCGGCTCCGATTCCATTTTTGAACGTTAACAAGTAAAAGGAGAAGGGAGGGGAATTCCCCTCCCTTATTTTTCATGCCTCATCTCTATATTGTTCGTGGGCTTCCTGGTTCAGGAAAATCCACATTCGCCAAATCTCTTGGAGTTAACCATTTTGAGTCGGACATGTACCGATATAAAGATGGGGAATACGTGTTTGATTCGTTGGATCATTCTTGTCACGACAAGTGTTATGACGACGTAAGAAAATCCCTCGAGCAAGGATTCGACTGCGTTGTGAGTAACACATTCACGAGAATCTGGGAGATGCGACGATATCTGGATCTTCCATACACCAAGACAGTGATCACTGTGGAAGGCAATCATGGGAACATTCATAATGTTCCAAAAGAAGCCATCGATAGAATGAAAAATAGGTGGGAGTCTTACGAGAGTTGACATTTTCTCATGACTAGTTTATCTAGTCATAATGGACACTCTGACATTCAAGCTGAACCCAGCTGTTTATTTCATAGAACAAACTAGTTTCTTCCCCGATGTCGAAATCGTGGTGTTCAAGGTCGATCAATTCGTAATAGAATATCTTAGACAGAATTGTGCACACTTAACGAAAGGAGTGGTTCAATTCGTAGTGAGTCCAACTCCATTCAATCCGAATGCTTCTATATCCGATCCGGTATATGAAGTTGAAGTTCGGATTGATTGTACTAGTGACGAAGTAAAGAAAGAAGCTTCTCACTTCAGATCAAAATACGGATTATAGAAGAGTCGATGCTAGCCTAAAAAGATCGTCGACTTGCGAATCAGTCATTCCGAGCAGTGACTGCGCCATCGCGATGAGAGAATTGTTCCTCTCAATAGAATTCGCGTATTCCCATGACTCGACAGTTTCCTCGTCCAAGGTTGATATAATCGAGTCAACCTGTGATTTAATTCCTGACTGGCGAATCGCCCTTCTTATTTGAAGAGGAGTTACGGACTCAGGAACTGGAATCATCACTGTTCCTGAAGAAAACACTCCATTAGAGTATGTTCCTCCAATTTGAGCGGTTCCATCATCTGGAACCGCCTCGTATGGAGAGTTGAAACTCTCAATATCTCCATCCCACAGAATGATGTTCATAACAGTTCCATTATTAATAAGCGCGTAACGAGGCATTAGAAGTACTCCTCAATAATAACTAGACCGTCTCCACCCTTTCCACCGTTTCCAGCAACCTTTGGAGAGGCCGCGCTTCCTCCACCACCACCTCCTCCAGCAGGGGTCTGTCCATCTCCACCAACTCCACCATTTGCTGCAGCAAGATTGGATCCATCGCTTCCACACGCCGCGCCACCGCCACCACACCCTCCACATACTTCAAGAATAGTTCCGGATTGTGTTCGTCCATTAGCCCCGGCGCCTCCAATAGAAAGAGTTCCAGTGTTGTACATAGTTCTCCCTGATGAGGATCCATTGATACTTCCCGCCGACGTTGGTAAACCTGCTCCAGCTCCAGCTCCACTCCCTCCAAACCCAGAAGATCCTCCTCCCGAATTACCAGAACCAACAGAAGAAGCTGCACCTCCGGCTCCACCTCCCAATGTCGGTGATTGCTGCCCAGGATTAGCTCCTCCACTCCCTGGAACTCCATTAAATCCTCCGCCATATCCTCCAAGAGCCTGCCCTCCAGAACCTCCTCCATTTCCTGCACTACCTCCCCACACTGAAAGCCATGTTCCAAATGAGGTGGTACCTCCATTGCTTCCTCCTGCGCCAGAAGCAGTAGAAGTTGCTCCAACGCCGGCCGTTCCTCCGGCTCCTACGGTTACCGTCTCAGTAGCTCCGAGAGCAGAAGCAGAGTAAAAGAATGAACTAAAAGCCCCGCCTCCACCTCCTCCGCCTCCAGAACAGGCCGTTCCTGAATTAACCACGGCTCCTCCTCCTCCTCCACCTCCGCCTCCCCACATCATTACGTGAACGAGTTGGGATCTCGAATCCTTAGTCCAAGTTCCGGAAGAATAGAACACTGTTCGTTTAGAGCTAGCTCCCCCTCCAGGAGAAGCTCCATATGTTCCATCTCCCAGAAGAACCTTAGTATTATCTCCAGGATTAACAAGCTGTTTTGGATTAATCTTTTGTGTACTCATATCCGTATTTATGCCTATTTGTTAAATTGAAGAACAACGTCTTGGTTGTCTCCTCACGACAGTGGCGTACGTAGTGGTCCATGCAATGTAACCATAATCGATAGAATTTCGAACGGATGTTCCTCCCGAAGCTGGAGTTGTTGTCACAACAACTTCAAGAGCAGAACCATCCGGAACGGTTAATAGGCTACTATTCCAAGTGAAAGTAAAATTTTGACTTGAACTTGGAGCAGCCGTTACTGATTGAGCGGAACTAGTAGCAAGAGCAGCTGCTCCTCCAGTTTCCCATATCGCTATAGTGAAGGTAGGAGTTCCAGTGTTAGTACTATTCTTTCGAGCCTGAACTGTTATTGTTTGAAGACCGGCTCCAGATGTCAGAACTGGAGTAGGAGTAGGAAATCCTACTCGGATAGTAGACGCTACGTTGCTAGTAGACGCGGTGGTCCAGTTGGTGTCTTGAGCTCCAAGATTGGTAGTTGTAGCAGTTCCAGCAGTAACATTCGAGGATGATACGATCGTATCTGGTGTTAATATCTGATTAGCCATTATGACCTCACAACAAAGGCTATATCCTGGAGAGTTGAATCAGGAGAAGCTGGAGCCTCTATCCACGCTAGATCACCACTACTAATAGATCCTGCCGTTATACTGACGGTTGCTGTAGTTGATGCCGCTCCGAAAGTAAAGGTGCCAATGGTTGTAGGACTTGCTATCGTTCCTTTTTTAAGAGTGAACACCGTGCTGCCAGTAGCAGCGACCAAACTTTTCGCAGCACTATTAGTCTGACTGATCGTAACGGGATACTGGAAGATACCTAGGACGTATCTCTCATTAGCGAGTGTCGTTCCGGTAACAGTGTAGTCCTTACCGTCAACTTTATTAGCTGCAGTAATGTTACCAGATGCAGCAATAGCAGCGGCACTAACTGTTCCAGTGAAAGTTGGAGAAGAAGTTGGAGCCTTAGCATTAAGAGCGGTCTGAAGATCGGTCTGACTGCTTAAAGTTCCTGTAATACTTCCCCACGACGCAGGACCAGCGGTTCCTGTTATAGAACCTCCTGCTGGCTTAAGTATTCGAATATAATCACCAGCACTATCGGTTGTTATAGTGACAGTAGTTCCACTTAGAGTGTAGTTTGTAGTTGGAGCTTGTAGAACTCCGTTAACAAACACCTCAATATCATCAACAGTAAGGCCACTCTCAGGGATTGTGACTGTTTGTGATGCTCCTGTACCAGTAGCGGTAACCGGAGACCATGCCATTCCACTATTTCCACCCGCTGAACCGGTGAAACCAGTCGGACCAGTAGATCCCTGAGATCCAGTGAATCCAGTCGGCCCAGAAGACCCAGATGAACCAGTGAAACCAGTAGGGCCCGTTGTTCCCTGCGAACCAGTGAATCCCGTAGGACCTGCAACAGTAGACGCCGATCCAGTGAACCCAGTAGGACCTGTTGTTCCCTGTGACCCAGTAAAACCGGTTGGCCCGGTCGAACCCTGAGAACCCGTAAATCCAATCGATCCTTGCGACCCAGTGAATCCGGTCGGACCAGTAGGCCCTTGTGATCCTTGCGACCCCGTGAACCCGGTCGGTCCAGCGACAGTAGAAGCAGATCCAGTAAAACCAGTCGGACCAGTAGGCCCTTGTGATCCTTGCGATCCAGTAAAACCGGTAGGACCCGCAACAGTAGAAGCAGATCCAGTGAACCCAGTCGGACCTGTTGCACCACTAGATCCCGTAAATCCAATCGATCCTTGCGATCCGGTGAATCCAATTGGACCTTGTGATCCTTGCGACCCAGTGAAACCTGTAGAACCAGAAGTTCCAGCCGATCCCGTGAACCCAGTCGGACCTGATGAACCCTGTGAACCGGTAAAACCAATCGGACCTGATGAACCAGTTGATCCAGTAAAACCAGTCGAACCAGTGAACCCTGTTGGTCCGGTAGAACCAGAAGATCCAGCAGAACCAGTGAACCCTACTGGCCCAGTAGACCCTTGCGATCCAGTAAATCCTGTTGGTCCAGAAGTTCCAGCCGATCCCGTGAACCCAGTCGGACCTGATGAACCCTGTGAACCGGTAAAACCAACATTACCTTGAGCTCCGCTTGAACCAGTAAACCCAGTAGATCCTGTTGTTCCCTGTGACCCTGTGAATCCGGTTGGTCCAGCGACGGTAGACGCCGATCCAGTAAACCCAGTAGGTCCTGTTGTTCCTTGCGAGCCAGTGAATCCAGTCGGCCCAGCAACAGTAGAAGCAGATCCAGTGAACCCAGTAGGACCAACAGGACCAGTAGAACCCTGAGAACCAGTATATCCGATATCACCTTGAGCACCGGTCGACCCGGTGAATCCAGTTGGACCCATCGCGCCCATGGATCCAGTGTATCCTATGTCACCCTGCGATCCGGTGTACCCCTGAGATCCGGTCGACCCAGTATATCCCTGGCTTCCAGTATATCCAATACTTCCCTGTGACCCGGTGTATCCTATATCACCTTGCGATCCAGTGTACCCGATTGGTCCCTGAATATTTCCTACATTCTCCCAAGCACTCCCGTTCCATACATACAGATCACCATTAATGAGATATGCGTCTCCACTAGTTCCACTTGCGGGAAGTTCTGCGGTGCTAGAAAATGACCCCTTAATGTTGATTCCGTTTCCAATCGATCCAGTGTATCCAATTGAACCCGTGTAGCCAAGATCTCCCTTAGAACCAACAAACCCAGTTAGTCCTATAGTTCCCTGCGAACCAGTATATCCGATTACGCCCTGATCTCCAGTAGAACCAACATATCCAATTGGACCGATATCCCCTTGAGAACCGGTATAGCCGATGGGACCAATGTCTCCTTGTGATCCGGTGAATCCGACGGACCCCGAATATCCCGTTGTTCCTATTGATCCAGAATATCCGATATCACCCTGCGATCCGGTATATCCAATCGATCCAGTATATCCTAGATCTCCCTGTGAACCAACGTATCCTGTCGATCCATCGTACCCAATCGAACCTTGTGAACCGGTGTATCCAATCGAACCAGTGAATCCAACTGACCCAGAATATCCTCTAGTGATCTGAAGAACCTCGACAGAGATAGCGTCAGGGTCTGTTATCACCGATAGAGGAGGCGATCCAATCTCTGTTACTTGTTCTATCTCGATATTATAGGCCATCTGATACACTCACCGCGATTATATTTTCAATAAAAACGGTATTATCTGTTTTATTAGCCTTAACCACAATCACATATCCACTTCCTAAATGATTTAGAAGAGTTGTTTGATTGCTGGCTAATTCTAGAGATAGAGCCGTGTCGAGAGGGGTGAGAACTATGTCAAAGGGTTTCGGTCCACTCTTTGTTTGGTACCTCAGTTCAGCTGATATATTCCATGTTCCGTCATTGACATCTACCGTGGTATCATCATTCTTAACTCGCACGAGGAGAGTTATAGGAAATCCCTTAACTATTCGAATTGTTGACATGCGGCTACACTCCTCTTTCGCTATATTTATTAGTAGTATTATCTACGATACTGGAACTCTAGTTGACATTTTCTAGAGCACGTGATAAGATATAACCATGCATATCAAAGAAACCATTTACAAGAGAACCAAGTCTGGAAAAATCCAAATTTGGTTGGCTCACGTTGACTCTGAAAACGGAAGATATAGAACCGTTTCAGGTCAAATTGATGGAGCGCATACAACGTCTGAATGGACCGTGTGCGAGCCTAAGAACATTGGAAAGTCAAATGAGACGACTGTGTCTCAACAGGCTTTCCTTGAAGTTGAAGCGATGTATCGGAAGAGGCTCGAAAGAGAGTACCATAAGTCGATTGATGAGATCGATCATAAGAGGTATACAAAGCCAGAGAAGGCTCTAAAATGGTACGAGGACTCTAAGAAGAGGCCGACAAAAGGGTCATTGATTGGAGTTCAGCCGAAGCTGGATGGAATGAGGTGCCTTGCTTCTTCAGTCGGGTGTCGATCTCAAGACGGGAAGATCATTCCAGGAGCGCCTCATATTACCGAGGCGCTTAAGGACTTCCATGAGAAGTATCCTGAGTTCGAGCTCGATGGAGAGTTGTACAATCATGAGTTCAAAGAGGACTTCGAAGGGCTCATGAGCAGTCTTAAGAAGGAGCCAAAGACTCCTGAGTTGGCTCAACGAGCAAGGAATGTCGTCCAGTATCATGTTTATGATATCGTCTGTTCTCGACCGTACTGGGAAAAATCTAATGAGAGTGATGATCCTTTCTCGGTTGGTCGATACCAGATTTTGGAAAATATCTTTGACATCTTCTTCGAGAAGTATGGCCAGATGTTTCAACTCGTTCCAATGGTCGTCACTCATATGGATGATACAGGAAAGGTTGTTGAGGATATCGACGACGACTACATTGAACAGGGATACGAGGGATCCATTGTTCGGGTCCTTTCGGATCGGTCTGGCTATGAGGCTGGAGCTCGTCGAAAGATGTTTAAAGTGAAGAACTTCATTGATGATGAATTCCCCATTGTAGAAGTCCTCGAGGGAAAGGGGAATTGGTCCGGACACGCTAAAGCTATTAGAGTTCAGCTTCCAAATGGAAACATCTGCAAAGCTAGCGTCAAGGGAGACAAAGAGTACGCTAGAGACCTTCTTTTGAAGAAGAATGAAATCGTTGGAAAATTGGCAACAGTGAAGTATCTTCGTTATTCGAAAAAGGGAATGCTAAACCTTCCGATCTTTAAATCTATCAGGTGGGACGCATGAGATGAGAATCATTAACGGACACGACTATTATGATTCTTCTTTGGCGTATGGACACGATCCAAAAGTCGTGTTCGTAAGAGACGAAGGAAAATATCTTCCCAAGGAAACATTCAAAAAACCGCACTCTAATGTTTATTTTCTGGACCCTGAGGACGTGGGAAGAGAATATCATTGGAGTCATAAATCAGAATTTCTATCTAAGAAGAATGAGAGATGGGAACCCACTTTCATTCGAGTTATTTTCTGTGGAATTCTCTATACTGGGATTCGTATGATTCACACTATTTCTGATTCGAGAGTAGAGAAAGAAGACGTCTTCTTTTGGAGTCGAGAGGCATTTCAATCATGGGTTGACGGTTTCAAGAAGGTCGCATATTTCTCTGAAAGACACTTTTTTGGAGATGAGAATTATTGTTGTATTCCTATCACGATCACTGGAGAAGAGTATTCGAAGCTTCTTAAGAATAGGATCAGCATCGCTATTTTTCGAGGAGACCAAAAGGGGTGGGAGATTAATTGTTCTGGCCTCCGGGACATTCAATTCTACAAAGTATTCGATTCAGTTACCGCTTTTCAAGAACTCGACATGTGGATGAGTGGAGCTCTCGGAATGCCTGGAAACCCTATGGTCGAAGTCTCTGATGAATATCGAATTCTTAAACACGGAATGGATAAGTGGTCATTTAGAAAGAAAGTTCGATGAAATATTTGTTCCTTGATGATTATAGAATCCCAAGTGACGTCACTTGGGATAAGAACTTTCCACTCGGAAAGCAATGGTTTATTGTGAGAGACATCGATCAGTTTAAGATGGCGATTGATAATTGTCTTGAAGAGATCGAGCACGTTGCTTTCGATCACGATCTTGCTCTAGAACACTATACTGGAATGGGAAACGTATCCAACGATGGAAGAACTGGTCTTGATTGCGCTAAGTACTTAATTGAACAGTGTATAGAGATGAATATTCCTCTTCCTAGCTTCTCATCTCACTCAATGAATCCAGCTGGAAGAGACAATATTCTTTCTCTCCTTTCTAACTTCCAAGAGTTCCAGAAACATAACTAAGTCAGATTCTAGTTATGTTGTATACATCCGACTAAAATTAGAATATACTCTATATTAGTTGGACTACCAACTAATGTAAATTCCGGTTAGGGAATATAGTATGACTGATAATGCATTCGTCGCAGAAGCGACGACCAGTTCGGCCAATAAGACTTTCTCTGATAAGGAAGTAATCGATTCGTTCTTTCTTGGAGTGGATGCCAGTTCTCTTCTCTATCATTCTCGAGGGAGTGTTCTGTTTTACGGATCGGAGATCGTTGCCAGACGAACTCCTTCGAATTCTATTATCCTTCCGAAAAATTCCCACAGGGATGTAGATATTAACGATTATCTAATTGGAAAAATATCACATTTAGCGATCCCTTATATTCGCTTAGATTCTTTCTCTCAAATCACTTCTCCAACTATTCGAATTAAGGATCTAGAGTCGGACAAATTCTCTGAATTCTCCGAGGTCGCTAAACTTTTCGGTTTCGAGTATTCTCAAGCTGATTTTAATTCAATCACTCGCTCTCGAGAGTTTAAGAATCGCGTCACTCAATTCTTTACATTGATAGAAGAGAAAGAGAAAGAAGAAGCGCGAATCGCTCAAGAAGAAGCAAATAAAGAACTCTCTAGGAAAGAGTCGATTTCATGGGACACTGGAGAAGGAGAGGCGGTGAACCCATTCGTAAAGGGATCTGGGGGAGGGCAAAGGCTCAGATTGCGTTCTGGTTCGTCTAGGACAATAAAAGTTGAGACGTCTAGAGGGCACGAACTCACTTTGAAACAAGCTAAGAGGTCTTGGGATTTTGCCTCAAAGTATTGGCACGGAGGAAAGAAAATCGAGAATAGCTCTTGGAGTTCCAGTCGTGGCGCTGTCCTTCGACCAAGAAGTAGTTACGGTTATAAAACCGTCGTCACAAATTCAACACTAAAATTCGGGTGTCAAGACGTCACTAGGAAAGAAGCTGAGAGATTTGCTTCTTCAATGGGGTGGGCTCGAGCAATCCCAGAAGGATAAAGGAAACAAGGAATGAATAAAGAAACAGCGAATAAGATTGCTCGGGCTATGGATCGAGCGGGATACCAAGAAGCGGCCGCAGGATTCGTTAGTGAGAGGTCCTACCTCTATAACGACTATCATTCTCGGAGGCTAGAGAAGATCTGGCTCTCTTAACGGACTCTCTTCAAGACCGTAGAGAATTTAAATTGCTCTGACGGTGCGTTAACAAGAGCAAATGTAATAAAGATTACGTAGGCGTCCTGGTCCTCTCGGGCCTGGGCGTCTACTTGTATCAAGATTACGCGTGGCTCATTCTGCTCTATCGTTGTTTGTATAGATGACTTGATTAAGTCAGTTGTGACATCATCCATTGGCTCGAATAGGAGTCTCTTAAGTCCACATCCAATGGTAGAGTTGAAGAATCTCTCACCCTTATTAGTAAGAATCAAGTTCTTGAGAGATCGAATTATTGCCCTCTCATTTGTTACACGAGCTAGCTCTCCACTTATCGGGTTCCGATCAAGATTCATCAAAAAATCCGAATAATATTCGGTTTGTTTTTGTGTCGGAGTTATTCGATCTGCTCTACTCATTTGTTACCCGTTAACGATGTTGACTGGAGAACCCTTAAGAGTAAGAGGACCAGATTTGGAGTTGATTCTAATATTCTTTGCCTCGATATCTATATCACTCTTAGAGACTAGAGAGACGTCTCCGTTTACCTCAATCTCAGCATCCTTCTTAACCTCGGCATTCAAGTTGCCATTAGTCGAGACACTAGCACTTCCTTGGACTTTGGTGTATGAGTCTCCACCAACCATAGTGACCGAATCTCCAACGGTAGCTACAGTAGAGTCTCCTCCAACTGCCGCCGTTAGGTCTCCATGTACCTCTATATTGGCATCTCCTTTAATTACGATATTCATGTTTCCAGCGATCAGAACGTCGTAATTGTTATCGATAGTGAGAGTCATTCCTCCCTTAACATATTGATACTCATCGGAAACGACTAGAGTGACTCTTCTACCGTCAGGACTAATCTCCCAGTATGTTCCTGACTTATGAGCCTCTCTTAATCTCTCGTGTCCTGGAGTATCATCAATATGTTTTTCGTGCCCTGAGCGCGAGACGTGAGTCTGATTCCATGGATATTCAGCCTTATAGGTCGTATCAGGAAGCCTCTTCTCATCAGACATTTACTTTCCCATCTTTATACGAAGTTTTCCAAGAGCAGAGTCTATAGCTGCCATTTGATTCGCCATTGTAAATCTAGCTCCACTGATCCTATTTAGTGCATCCTCAATAGTTGATATCGGTTGCTTAGATTTTCGAGTTCCGATCGCTCCTATCAAATGAGACACGCTGCTGAGTATCTGATTAGTTGAACCAGGAATATTAGATTCCACCATTTGAACGACTGTTCCTACCTCGGTTGAAATAACCGAGTCTAATTGATCCTCGGCCATCTGAGACAAATCAGATGCCACTCCCTGTATCAAAGAATTTATCTGCTCTAGAGGAGCATTAGAGACTAAATTCTTGAGCGTGCTGACAGCATTCTTAGCGTCTTTAAGAGAGCTAATAGCTCCTCGTATATCACCGGATCCAATTTGATTCAGCATACTTCCAATGTCCTGACCACTGTACTTTATAGCTCCTATCGTTTTGTTCTCTAAGAACTTAAGTTCTGCCGTTCCAATGTGAAGAATATTATCTTTTAGAACAGGGTTCTTGTCGTCTCCTCTGTCGACAGGAGGAAAATCACTGGCTGGTGGGGGAGGAGGATCCGGTTGTTGACTAGGAGCCACAGCTGAAGGCGAATCACCAGGCGAAGGTGTAGAAACTGGAGTTGAAGGAGTTTGAATATCTAAATTCCGAGGATCCACTCCGGTAGTTATGAACACTTCTGCTTGTTGAGCAGTCATTCCTAGTTCTTGGATAGCGTCTTCGATATTTCCCTTCCACCCTGTAGGAACTGGCTTCTGACCTCCTGGAGTTTGAAACTGACTAGTATCGATACTCGACTTAGAGGTCGCTCCTAGTGTTCCATCAACCAGTGGGATCTGACGATACCTATCAGCGAAATACCCTACAACCGTAGATCCGACAACTAACCCAGTAGTAGGTCCGGCGACTCCATTACTCACTGGGTTCGTCACAGGAAACACACAACGAGCCCATGGAAGCATATTGTCCGGAATTCGGACATTGTCGTCGTGCATTCCATATATTCTTATTTGAACCCTCCCTCCCTTTTCGGGATCGTTAACGTTGACGACGGCTCCTATGAATCTTTGGTTCATGACATCGGTTCCTTATATCCACCCTTTACCGCTTCAATAGAACACGTGTATCTTGGGTTCGCGCCAGCCGCTCCAATCAAGTGATGTAGAAATGCTATAACATACTTTCCACTCACCTGTGGATCTTCTTGAGGAGCCTCAGTAGCCGAAGAAGTCTTAATGAGTTTTGCCTCTATCATTTGCCCCGCAGTCAATTCTGAGTCCCCTACCACATGAAGCAATATAGACCCTTGGTTATACAGGGAAGTACCACTCGCGCGAGGTCCTAGTCCCTCTAGTAAGAACGTATCAGGATTACCTGAGTCATGGTCCACCCATATCTGCTTAGATGAAGCATTTCCATATTGTTTGAGCGTATCAAGATCGGGATCCTTAAGAGTTCCGTCGGCGTTCTTATACTGGCTAGGATCGAACTTCCCAAGTTTTCGTGTATACTCTAGCGTCTTATAGTCGAACTTCATCATGTCCGTAGCCATTCCACCCTCTGCTAGTCTATCGACTACATTAAACTGATGAGGGTTCTCCCAGGTTATAACATTTCTAAAGTGGGAATTCTTAACATCGACGCCAAGAGTAGGGTCGTTCGTAAATACTCTGTCTCCCACTGGTCCAGTAAAGAGGTTCTCCATTGTCTTAAAGTGGAATCCATCCTGGTTCTCAAAGAACACGAATGACGAGGATTTATCTTCAATAGAGATCGAGCGCTTTCTAAGCATATGAATGGCTTCGAAAGGCTTCATTGAGGGAACGATTACTTTTTGGATTCCCTTGGTAGTCTGAACGTTAATCTTCTTACTAGGCTTCAGATAAGATTTCGTAATATCTTCTACTATTGATGAAATATTTGTATTGTAAGCCTTAGTGACTCTATTGGCCTTGTTTCGAACTATCTCAGGACTAAGGGCAACGAGAGTGTATCCCTTGGCTCTCATATTGTCTTGAGGAATACCATTCTTTGATTGTGATAGAATGAGATCGTACTTTGCCTCTTTTCTTCCTGGAGTGTTCAGAATAATAACTAATCTCTCTGATCCTAAAATAGGAAGGATGGTCTTAATGTTCTTAGTGTCATGAACATACAGTTCTACAATGATTCCTGGAGTGAATATCGATTCAAATATTGATATTCCCTGAACGTGTTCTACCATGTTCATAACACCCTTGTTGGTGTATAAACTGATGGTTTTAATGACTACATCGCCAGGAACATTTTGTTGTAGTGCCATTACACTCCTAGAAGAGACTTGAGGTTGCTCTCTGCTGTTGGCGCTAATCGACTATCTAAGAGTCGAATATGAGACTTTCTAGCGTTCTCTTCTTCCTCTATATCATAAGCGGTTACTGCCGACCAATATTGCGACTCATCGGCATCGACTGATAGATGAACCGTTCCATCTCCCTCTTGGAATATTGCTACAAAGTCTATAGGCTTTCTAACATAATGGAGAGGTAGATTATTGATATCAAATTGTGGTTGCCAATATTTCTTCTCATACCAAGGAAGAGAGTTGTACTGGATCGAGGACAGCTGTCTAGTATCCTCATACCAGTTAACTCGATATTGAACTATCTTAGTTCTAGCGGCTTCAAGAGACCCATAAGCAGACTTAATGCTAGACTCAAACGTTTCTTGGTCCATAGGCCACTGGTGGTATGGATCGACAATTCCATTAGAAAAATACACTAGCCACACTAAATCTGGGTCACCATAGTATTTTTCAGCGATCTGTTCCGCTCTCATTCCATCCTTAATCGTATACGGATAAAACGCGTATCGGTCTCCGAACACCATGTCAAGTATAGCCGTTCTCTGAGTAATATCCAGAGACACTGAACCATTGTAATTGATTAATGGGAACGTTTCGAAGTATCTCATCCTAATACCGAGGTAGGGTTAATGGGAGGAATGTTTTGAGTATTGACGGTTGGAAGAGCTGGAGGATTCGGCTTCAAGTCGATAGAATTATCAAGAGATCCAAGATCCTTGGGAGCCGAATTGAAGTCTCCATTCGATATCGTCGGAACGCTCCCATCCGCTAGAGTGTCTCCATCTCCACCTCTCCAAATTTCGATTTCTAGGAAATTGATGTTCAGAGTAGCTCTAATAGGAGCCTCAGTCTTTCCAAAGAATCCAACCATTCCGTGTGGAGTATAATCGATATTTACATCAACCATAACGCACGGCTTAAAGGTGTAGAGATTCTGAGACAAACTATCAGGGTTGAATTTAATCCAAACAATATTCGGATACTTAAAGAATCCTCCTGCTGCCATAGAAAGGAGTTCAGGATGAGCAGCTTTCTTGAACGTATATACTATCTTTTTTAGAGCGTCACTCTCAGATTTAGACTTAGGCGCCAGCATCCAAGAAAACTGATGTTGCTTAAAATTAGGTCCCTCGAATGCAATAGTGTTAAATGGATTATCAGCCAACCCACCTATCTGTAAGCCAGCAGACACTAGAGTTTGTTGGTTTCCTTTATTGCTGGAGAGTATAGATTCTCCAACATTAGCTAAATCGACTACTTCGTGTATTCCAATTCCCATAGCGGCGTCTCCACTATGGTTTAGAATAGTTCCAGCAGAATCCTTCAATGGGTCGATGCTTCCCTGCTTAAATGATTGTTTTAGAGCATTTCCTATCTCTCTAGAACTCTGAGTAAGAGCCTCAATGATAATAGATCCCTGTTGCTCGTTCCAAGTAAAGTGGTTATTGTCCTGAAGATTCTGAGGGATAGGAAGGCATACGTGAGCGGTGTCTCCATTAGACTGAAGACCTTGAAACTGATTTGGTCTTCTATATTCTTCGAATCTAAACGAAACGTAATATTTTGGTCTATCAATAGGAAAGCTAAGAATGCTTAGCTGCTCTGGTTTATCGATAGACTGAGTAGGATCACTAGATGAGATTCGTGGTCTATCATTATTAGTGGGCCTATTATCCATAAGCCAATCGGTATACGCTTTTCCAGCGGACGCGAATCCATTTTGAACGGAACTAGCGATGTTAGATAGACTGTTAATGAAAGTCACTCTTTTGTCCTATAAGTAATAGAGCTCTTGTTATTTATAGGTGCTTTCTAAATGGCGTATAAAGGCAAATTCAGATGCCTGAACCCTCAAAAATACAGTGGTGATCATACTAATATCATCTATCGATCTAGATGGGAATTCGTGTTCATGCGATTCCTAGATCGGACTCCTGATGTCATTGAATGGAGTAGTGAGGAATTTTTCATTCCGTATAAGTGTAAAACGGATAAGAGGTGGCATCGATATTTTCCGGATTTTAAAGTCAAATGGAAGAAAGACGGAAAGACCATCGTCCAGGTCATCGAAATAAAACCAGACGGACAAGTAAGAAGACCAGAGATTCCTAAAAAGAACACTAAATCTTCTAAACAAAGATATCTGAATGAGTGTTTCACATACGCTAAGAATATATCTAAATGGGAGTATGCTCAGGAGTGGTGTAAGGATCGTGGATATGAATTCAAGATACTCACCGAAAAAGAGCTCGGGATTCCATTCTAAAATAATGACTAAATAACTCTATGGCAAGAATTACGGCGGGAGCCGACTTTACATTCCAAAAGATCGCACAAGGGAAGCCACCAGGTCTAAACCTCGCTGGCTCTCAGAGGAAAGCCGCGCGTGAATGGTTTAGGAAAAAAGCTCAAGAAGTCACCAACATTGACGCCGTAAGATTTATGAGTCGCGCCGATCAAAAGAGAAAAGTTCCATACATTGGAAAGAACGAGATCGGTGAGATGTTTATGTTTTGGTATGACGCTAAACTTAAGGACCAGCTTCCATATTGGGATCGTCTTCCTTTGATATTTCCAATTGAGATATACAAAGATGGTTTCTTAGGAATTAACCTTCACTATCTTCCTCACGAACTAAGAGCGAAGTTAATGGATGCTCTTTACTCCGCTGTAAATAACCAAAGGTTAGACTCTACAACTAGATTGTTGATCAGTTATAGAATCTTGAAACAAGCGTCTAAATATCGATATTTTAGACCATGCATCAAGAGATATCTATCAAATCACGTTCAATCAAGATTTATTCGCATAGAACCCACAGAGTGGGACATGTGCCTGATGCTTCCAGCCGAGAGATTCGTGAAGGCTAGAAAACAAAGAGTATGGCAAGAATCAGTACAGAAGCTCAGAAACACGGGTAGTCTATAATGGCCGGATTTAACGTACAAGAGTTTAGATCAACGATAGATCGAAAAGGACTCATGAGGAGTAACAGATTCCTCGTGACTATACCTGCTCCTCGAATCCTTCAAGGTCAGCTTGGAAAGGACGAGAGAGATCTCCAGTTCTATTGTAAGGCAGTTCCTCTTCCTGGTATTGGTATCTTAACCGATGACGTTCATCGTTATGGATATGGTCCTATTAACCGTACTCCATATGGTGTCGTGTATAACGACGCAATGTTCCAATTCTACGTCGACACTGAGAGAATGGTCAGAAGATGGTTTAGAATGTGGATTGTTTCTATTGTATACGCTGGGATTCCATTTGGGTTGAATACGCCGAATGATGTTACTGGATCGGTTCCTTATGAATTCGGATACAAAGAGGATTATGCTGTCGATATCAGAGTCACATCATTCGACTCAGAAGGGAATGAAAAAATATCAGTTGTCATAGCCGAGGCATTTCCTAACTACATTGGAGAGACGTATCAGGATTGGGATAATAAAAATTCGAACATGATTCTTCCGGTATCTATAACGTTTAGAGACTGGAATGAAGAACAGGTAACATCACTTCCGACTCCAGGGGTCGCGGCTCCAACGCCAACTCCAACATTAACGGTTCCAAAAACAATGGAACAAATTGCCAACTCTATTGGTGAGCGCGGATAACACTAAGGAAATTATAGCATGCTACCCAAGACCAAGCATCCATTATTTGAAACAATCCTTCCATCTACAAAAAAGAAGATCGTTTATCGTCAGATGTTAGTATCCGACGAGAAGATACTGCTAATGGCTAAGGCATCCGACGACGAGTCAGATATCTTTAGAGCCGTGAAACAAGTAGTGAACAACTGCATATTCGATGAATCCATTGATAAGTTCACAACGTTCGATCTAGAATGGATGTTCTTACAGATTAGATCGAATTCTATAGGAGATACGATACAGCTATCATATCTAGAGGGAGAGGGAGAGGAACACACCTTTACGGTCAGTCTTGATGATATCGAAGTGAAGTATCCGGAGGGAGTGTCTAATCTAGTTCAGATTAATGACGACCAGTCACTGAAGTTGAGATATCCTCCGGCATCTCTATTCGACGAGGCTCAAGCCATGTCTAAGGATGACGATTCTTATGAGTACATCGCTGCAAGATGTATAGAATCGATCTTTGACGATAATGAGGTGTATCTAGCGGCCGATTCCACCGTCGAGGAACTAGTAGAATTCATTCATAATTTAGATACGAAGTCGTATCAAAAGGTTAAGGACTTCATATCGTCTACTCCTCATCTATATTATCTAATTGAATACAAGAATAAGGGTGGAGAGGATCGTAAGATAGCTCTTACGACGCTAACTGATTTTTTTACGTTGCGATGAGTTATTCCTCTCTTGAGGACTTCTATCAAATCAATCAAGCATTAGAACAGCACCATAAATATCAGACTAGTGAGATTGAAAACTGGATCGTCTACGAGAGAGACATCAAGGTTGATATGATTACACAATACATGGAGCACTTGAAACAACAAGATGATGTAAACAAACTGGAGAAATAAAATGGCCGACCCAACATCAGATATCCCTGAATCAGATAATCCATCGGGATTAGATCCAAGAGACAAGAATGTTCTCTGGTCGAGTAGAAGAAAGATGGCGTGGGTCTCTCTATGGGGGATCATTATCCCTACGATGTTCATCATCTACTGGGTGCGAGATGTCAGCCTAATGGATAAAATGGCCGATTTAATGTCTTGGTATTACTTGGCTCTGGCTTCAATTGTTGGAGCGTATTCTGGATTTAAGAGTTGGGCGACTCTTAAGGGGAGAGGAAAGATCGATTAATGCTTCCTACTATTGTTGGACTTAATTCGATAAGATTGGCTAGATCTACTGCTAATGATTTTGGCGGTCCTGTTTTGGCGCGCGATGAGCGTGGAAGATTCGTGTCTCTTGCTCAAGCTGCAGCCAACGATACGGTCGATATCTTTCAGAAGACTCTAGATCGAATCATGGCTAGGCACAATGGTCACGATAGACCAATTCCTAGAGCTGCTAATGAGCTCACGGCATTTGAGAAGACCATGGATCGAATCATGCAGCGCCATAATGGTCATGATATCGATATGCCAGAAGCATCTAACGATATGAGATTTAGAATATTTCACGATCCAGCCGGTCCTTTAGCTCAAGAGGATAGAAATAAAGATAACCGAGATTGGGAGCCGTACGTTATTCCTCCAGAAAAGAAGATGAGGACACTAACTCTTCGAAATAGATTAGAAGACCTAGATGATGACGAAGTAGATGATCTTGAGAAGGGGAAAGCTAAGAGGACTAATATTCTTCTTCGAAAGATCGAAAAGAACACCGAGAAGTCTACTAAGCTCTTACAACAGATAGAGAAGCAGCTTATTAATGATGACGATGGAATGGGAGTCCATTCTCTGAGGGCTAAAGAAATGGCTCAAGAGGACTGGCAAGGAAATTATCCATCCGGCTCAAAAAGTAATTCTGGCATGGCTCCAGAGGGCAACCAGAATGGCACAAGTTCCTGGGATAAAAAGCTAGAAGCCCTTAATAGCCTTAAAGGGAATGTGATAGGGGCTCTGGCATTTCTTGGAATCGGAGGATTCGCAAAGCTTATCGGAAAAATTCTTGGAACTAATCCAGACTCTCCAGGAGGAGGATATAAACCAGGTAGAACTCCAGATCAGAAGATTCGTGGAGACGCTCCGAAGCCTTCTCCTAGCGTTCCTGGACCAATTGCAACTAGACCAAGTGTGATTCCTTCAAACCAGGTTCAAGGAAGGAATTCTAAAGGTCGAAAAGATGAATTGCAGATAATGGCGTTTAGTTCTTTTAAAAAACTCGGCTACACCGATGAAGCAGCAAAGACTCTAGTTTCGGAAATTGGAAGAGAAAATGGATTTAATGAAGACGAAACTGGAAAATTAGGAGACATCTTTGGATATCATGTTGATCCATACAACAAAGTAACAAATGTCGGGATGTTTTCATGGCAAGGATCTAGAGCCAAGAATTTAGAGAAAATTTTGAAAGAGAAAAAATTGCTTGTTAATGGAAAAATCAAGAGATCTCAAGAATCAATGGATGTCATGGCTGAATTTCTTGATGAGGAAATGAAACTCGATGATAAAATGAAAGATGCCAGAGCTGCTCTATTTGATTCAAATAAAACATATGATGATATACAAGACATAATAGGCAGGAAAGTTATAAAATGGAGGATCGATGACCCTCGCTACAGGGATAAGGGTCTTAAAAATCAAGATCATTTTTTCAACTCTATTTCTTCACTTGTTAAAGGAAGAAATAAACCGACAGAAAAAGTCATTGGGGCTGAGTGGAAATTAGATCCTAAAGAAGTCACCAAGCAGGCTCTAAAAGATTTGAAATCGAATCAGGGCAAGGCTCAAAAGATGGTGAATGGATCGATTGTTGTTAACGAGGGAAGCAAATCGGTGATCATAATGAATCCTCCGAAGTCTCCTCCATCAAACCAAAAGACTCCAGAAAAGAAAAGAGTCCCACCATCAAGGCAGGACTCTTGGTTTGATACCGTGAAGCACTATTTCGATTTTTGATTCGAAGGGCAGCGTTCTAATTTACCATATATAACGCACCATCCAAAATCATGAAGTTTTTCTCCGTAATCTTGAAAGTCTTCACATGACTTTACTCTCTTGTTGGGATCTCTCTTGAGATCAAAACATCCCTTGGCCGACTTATTATATTCTGAGAACATCTCTTGAACGTCGGCTATAGTGGAACTCGTAACCCTATCATTCATTTCTTGATTCACACCTGAGCACGCCCAAGTTTGACCAATAGAGCACAATTTGTCGTACATCTTAGGCGTACACGGCCCATCTCCTGAATTACACTTAGATAATTCATCATCGGACTTGAGTTCCTGAGGTGTGGGGCATGCTTCCAATTTAAGCAGCGACCTGCACCATCCCATTCTTTGGAGCTGCATCTCAACTTTGTTGCTCTCATCACATACTGGAGCTCCACTGATTCCACCTCCCAAATCAGCACACTCATCAGACAGTTTCATTACTCTTCGGTACAACCTGTACACCAACTCATGGTTCCTAGCCACTACGCATGATTGAGAATCGCCGAATCGGCACAGTTGCTTGGTTACCATGTACATTTGGTCTGCTGTTCGAGTGACTTGTTCACAATTCTCGTGATCCCGTTTTTGATCACACGCATTTTGAACAGCAACAAGAGTCTGGTTGAGTTCCTGAACTCCCTCGGGAGTTATCCCATCAGGATACTTAACTCTATCACACGAGACATATTTGTTTGGAGTCCAACACTCCTTGAACCGACTCTGCATTTCTACACTGTAATTGTCGGACTTATCGCAAACGTCCTGGTTTCCAGTCTTCTGACACTCTTTCAGAAGAGGATAGAACTTCGACTTGAGCTCCTTGAGACTCAGCTTTGCCGGTTGAGCCGATGGAAGTTCAACGGTTGTCTGCGTCGTGTTCTGGTCTGGAGCTCTAGAACAGGCTCCAAGAATTAATGCGACTAAGATAATGTACCTCATGACACTCCTCCATACACTAGTATTATTCTAGTAATAAGAAAATGTCAAGGCAAAAATAAAAGGGAGAGACCGAAATCTCTCCCTCCTATCATGTTAGTGTGTATTAATCCTCGCTAGCGAGTTTCTGGAAGAATGACAGAGTGTCGTCTCCATCATCATCCGAACCAAATACCTCTGATGAGGATTCGGACAGAGTAGGACCTGGTTCAAATGGAAGATCGTCGTCTTCCACGGTCCTTCGTGATGCGGCTGCCTGTTGACGAACAGATGCAGCATCGGAACCGAGACCAAGAACCTGGTCGAGCTTTTTCTTCAGCTCGTCATAGCTCTTGTAATTCTCTGGAGATAGAATCGCCTGAAGAGAGTGGGTCTGTTTCCAAGTGTCTTCGATGAATTCATCGCCTCCCATGCTCGATGGATCGTCAAACTCAGACTTATCGTAGTTAGGATATCCCTCGACCATGCGAATCTTGAGCTTGAAATTCGCTCCTTCCCATGGATCGAATGGGTTCATCGGACTCTCGTCCTCGAACTCTGGATTCATCTTCTCATTAAGCTTGTTAAAGATCTTCTTTCCGTATTTAAACTTAAAGACCTTACCCTCGTTCTCTGGATTTGCAGCATCCTTGAGAACTAGAATATTAGAGACGAAGTGCTGACGACGCTTTTGCTTGCGAGCCTGCTTACGCTCTGGTGACTCATCGTCTCCAGATGCAGCCCACAGATTTCCATTGAATTGAGCGACAGGATCTTCCTGTCCGATAGATGTTAGTGAGTTCTCGATATACCACTTACCAGTCGGACCCTGGAATCCATGATCCCAATATCGGACATACGGTGCGCTCTCTCCTGGAGGAGCTGGTAGAAATCGGATTACCGCGTAGCCATTTCCGGCCTTATCGCGAGTTGGCTTCCAGTAGGTTTCGTCCTGAGTACGCTGGTTGCCTTTGGTGAGCTTCTCTAGATCAGAAGCTAGTTTTTCAAAGTTAGACTTAGAATTCTTTTTCAGGTCAGCAAAATTTGATGCCATTTATATTTCCTATATGCGTTGTATGTATTAGTATGTTGTTTATCACAGGCATCATAATATAGAGGACTAGAGAGGTTACTTGCCAAGAAGCCAGCCTCTCTAGTGCATTATTTATATCACATTACTATGAAAATGTCAAGGTAATTATGAGGAGTGAGCTAGCGCTAGAGCCTCACTAGCTGACATCTCATTTGACGAGTACGCCACCACCCACCAATCAGTTTGGCCAGGCTCGAATTGATCGGCCGCTGCCGGGTTATCGATACCAAGCTTGATGCTGATACGGCGTGGTTGATTTGGTGCTTCAGTCTTTTCGTTATAGCTGAAATACTTGGTACTTGTTAGCTCGATCGTCTTAAGATCGGTGCCATACTCAGTACGCGAGTAACACTTCATTGGAGACCAGAACACTGCTTTATCGATGTTAGGACGAGTTTCCTGTCGAAGATATATCAAATAGAGTTCACCATTAATCTCATGAGTCGTACCATTATGTTCGACGATTCTCTTAGGGATGGTGATCTCATTGCCGAAATGTAATTCTGCGGTTCCCGACGGAGAATAGCGAGTGAATACCACGTTCTCGTTCTCCGGGTGATAGTGAGCCATAAACTGGTTCTCACAGACGACATTCAGAGAGACTCGATGTCCCTTATCATACTGGTTGTTGAAGGTCTTCTGTTCTTGAACAGACATTTTGCCGATTACTGACATTATTGATTCCTTTGTTGATACGCGCTCTCATGGCTACGGGTGTAGCATTGCGCCTATGAGGCGCGTTGATTTAATGAGAAGCGCCCGTCGGAACCAAGATCTACAGATGACGGAATATCACATCGTCATAGGGTCATGGTCTGCCCGGTGAGCAGAGTCGTGATAGAAGAACTCCATCACGACTCTATTTATATCACATTCTAGCTCGATTTCTAATTTCTTCAAAAGTAGTCTCATTAACGACGATTCCATCTAAGAATCGAACCTTCAATAGATTCTCACGACTACCAAGCTCTTCTTGTCTAATAGTCTTATATTCGTTAGATTCCTTAATGAGTGACAGACGTCCCTTTTTGGACTTCTTTCCGGAGTCAGTGATTGGATCCTTAAACACATCGATCCATTTTCCATTCACTTTAGCCGCGCTGCACTTCATCGCGAATTTAAGTGTATCTCGATTAACCTGTTGAAGGAGAGCTCCTCCCTGTCCAAATGCTATATTGTCAGCACTATATCCAGCTAGTGTTAGAGTAAACAGGATCGATCTAATGCTCGAATGATCGATTCCATCTCCCTGAATGATTCGAACGTTGTTAAGAACACGATATCCCTTATCGTTAACCGTACTTCCAAAATATTCATCAAGAATTTGAGCACACTTCTTGACAACCGTAGCAGGATCTCCCGAATCTGGTCGAACTACTAGAGTAGCTCCACTTTGAAGAACATCATCCTTAAGAACAGTTCCCCACATCTTGCAGGCTTCGAAGATATCATAGGAATCGGATACACAAGCTATCAGACCTCCGGGTTTACCATGGTTCTTAATCATGTTTCGATATGAATCAACTTCATGATCGCGGCCCCAACTGGTTACGGTAGAGTGCTCCATAGCTGGAATGCTAAACCCGGGAACCGAATCAGAAGCATAATGGTTCATGATATAGGATAGTGCTTCGACAGTATCCGTTCCCTTAAAGTTGATAAGGTGAGCGGCTCCACCAATGGCTGCCGATTCTCTCGAAGAGACTCCACGAGCTCCAAAATCATGAAGCTTAAAATCGATAAGTGATGGATCTCCAGTTTTATTCAGACAGTCTAGAATGATCTCTTTCGAATGATAGCTATTACTGGCTACCGTCGTAGGATACCAGATCGCCCTTAACAGAGCCGTCTCAAGGAACGAGGTTAGCCACCAGCACGCTGGATCAGTATTGAAGATTGCGGCCAATATATTCTTAGTAGGAAGAACAGTACCTTCATCAATTCCTAAGATACAGACTGGAAGTTTCCCTCTATGATTCTCTACTATGTAGTCCCATCCTTCTCGATAAAATGGAAGTCCATGAGAGGTGATAATATCTTGAGCCTCATTAACATCTTCGTTAGTGACTACACAGTCTCTAAGATAGTGTACAAATGGTTGAAGCCCATTGTAGACAACTTTATCATAGAGACCACCTCTTGATTCGATATAGGACCAAACAAACTCAGTGTTCGGAGGGTACTGATTCCATTGCGAATACTTGTATGAATCGCTATTCAGAATAATATTACTTGTAGTCATTGTAAAACTCCTTTACAACATTAAAATAAGCGTTTATCGCTTATCTGATCAATGGAACGAAATTAGTGATGATATCATAGTGATCGTCAAAGAGTTCCTCTCTCTTAATACTTACGAATGGAACCCACTTGGCTTTTTCAGCATCATCTGCTCCCTTAATCTTCGGGAGCTTCCATTCTCCTCCTTGAAGAGAAATATGAGCAGCGAATGTAATTGATCTTCCGAGTTGCGATCTATTTTTAGCAGAGAAGTGTCTCTCACTCTTAATCGATCCTCTCAGAACTTTATCCGGGACGTCGATTCCTGTCTCCTCCTTCAACTCTCGAATAATTCCATCTAGAGGAGTATCATCATTTACGGCATCGAAATATCCTCCTGGGAGAGCCCATAGACCCTTTCCAGGATGAGACCTACGCTTAATCAATAGAATGTGACCACTCTGAGTGACTACAGCGTCGCACGTTACATTGACCACCGGATAGGGAAGAGACTTGTACTTTTCTCTATATGAATCAACGATTCTCTTCTCTTCTAGAATGTTTTGAAATTCTTCGGTTGATCTAAATCGTATCAAGAAAGAGATGACCGACTGAGGCATCACTCCAACAAGGAAATTAGAGTTGAACTTATCGGAAAAGTACATCTCTCGAATTTGAGTCGCATCTAAGATGTTGACAAAGTCGGCAGGAACTTCTTCCCATTGAGGAAACATTTCGAGATATCTTTTAGTCTCCAAGTCCTTCTTGTGCCCAATGATTCCAATCCTATCACCGTTATTGGTATACCATGATACTGTCTCCTGAATTCGAGCGACCCATGCGTCATCATCATACAGAGTATCGTCGTTGTATTCGAATACATACTCGGCTGAAGTGAAGTCAGAGAGACGCTGTACTTCTTCGGAGAGCATATCAATACGCTCTTGGTATGTCCACGGGTTCTTGAATGTTCTGGGAGCTTTAGCAGATCCGATAATGATGATGACTTGATCGGCTAGTTTTCCAGCTCGCTCTAATAGCTCGAAATGAGCGTTGTGTGGAGCCTGGAATCGTCCAATGAGGACAAGTGTATTATAAGGTTTTTTCATATCGCAAAACTCCTTTGCGTGTATAGTAACAGAGTCTATCTCTGTTACTTGTATTTATCACTCAGAACGGAAGTCGATTCCTTTTTCTATCATCCTTAGTCATACAATATTTAAGAACATTCTTAAGATGAGTTCTCATGTCGAGAGAGTACTCTAGATCCTCTATATGGTGTGGGAGAAGAGACTCTTTCTTAGCTAGAGACGTTTCAATCTCATCGCCAATCATGCTCCACCAATGAAGGATCTCTTTTTGGACGATCTGATCGATTTGTTCTTGAGTTATTTCAAATGTAAATCTTGCCACTTATTCTTCTCCAAATACATCCAAAACGATCTTCTTAAACTTATTAAGATCGTACTTCATAAAGGGTTGATATTTAATAATGAGTTTGGACACTTCTTTCCAGATTGGATCGTCTCTTAAAACTTTGTTCCATTTTGGAAAACACTTTGTAAGATGGACGAGTATAATGAGCGTTTCAAGACAGATTCGTCCAGAAAGGAATTTTCTAAGAAGCTCTGGATGTCGTCCATCTTCCACTGTAAAGTTGTCGTCAAAGTTCGGTTCGAGTAGTCCCATTTCAGATCTAAAATTGTAGGTAAGGGATTGGTTCCTTTTGAGCCATTCTTTGTATCGTTGTTCCGATTGTTCATTAATTAAATCTCCAACCCAAATGTTTCTATCATGAATGATATTAGAAAGAATGTATGATGATGGATCTCGGTGTTTAGCTAACTTATCGAAGAAATATTTGTCTCGTCTTTTTTCGAAAGACTTGACGCTAACGTTTAGCTTCCCTCCGTATCGGAAGTAATCATACGAATCTTTTGTGAAGTGATTCTTAAGAGCTAGATACTTCTGATAGGTTTCGAACGGTGTCATTAATCTCAACGCCATTATCTCTCAATGCTCTAACTATAGAACTTATAAGACCAAAATCATTTCGTCCAGTATCTTTAGACCACTTAATGGCTTCAACACACGCATTATATGCCTTGTCATTAATCTCAATGGACATTTCTCGATAGTCACAGCGATCATTAAAAACTCTTCGAAGATAAGAGGTTCCTCCATCAACCGCTACACTTCTACACTCACAATGTACAAAATCATGTCTATGAGAAGAATATGGTTCATCACCACAGTTATTGCAGTGAACTTGGTTTGAGAGAATCATTTCTTATTCCTAATCTTATCGAAAGCTTTTTGAATTCTGCTCACTAGGTCCCTCTTCTGTTTCTCAGTGAGAGGGCGTGGTCTTCCTTCAAATGGAATGTAGTCATCAGTCATCTATAGGAAGCTTAGCCGAAGACTTAATGATGTTAAGGTTCTCTGCCTCAATCTGTATCTTAGCACGAAGAACAGCGTCCTTTTTGATAAGAGAGGCGGCGGTTTCTATGTCTATGTTATTTTCTTGGCACCAGTGACAGACGGCGTCTATTATATCCGTCTTGCCTCCTTTGGTGAGGCGCTCGATCTCCTTAGAGAGATCGACATTAAATTTTGACATTTATTCCAATTCAACGATTGTATGGATCATCTTTTCTGGATCCATTATACACCACATGATGCATTTTGTCAACAAAAGAATGAATAAAAAGATTAGAGGAGTACTTGGTAGGAATAGATACGCTAGAACAATGGAGATGACGTCTATCGATAGTATAGTCCAGTAGAATGCTACTCGGTCAAACGGACATGGTATATGACACATGCCATATCCGGCAAAGTATAGCGCCGCCAGGATTCCTAGCAGGATAGCGCTAACTATAAGAATGAACATTAATAGTCCTTATAATATTCTTTCGCCATCTTTGGATCAGAATCCAAACTCATTAATATAGATTCACACTGACGAGCATACTCAATTAAAATGAGGAGATCGTCTGAACTAACCGATACATTCACTGACTTACTGGGAGACTTAAGAACCACGAGCTCTAGGTCGTCAATAAGCTTGGTCATTACAGAACGCTTGTATGTAACCATAAAAGGTACTCCTTCTGTACCTCATATTTATGGTTCAGAGCGTTCTAGCGACAACTATTTTTGAAGAGTGGAGCCCCTGACAGGATTCGAACCTGCATACGTCCATTACGCTGTTAAAGACCGGGTAGAAGCCGGTGGCGATACAGGGGCTCAATGATTATTCTTTAGTAAGCATATTTAGTATTAGACGATACCGTTCCTTAAGATTCAGATTATAAAATCCAACCGTTTTGGACATATGAAAATTATGAAACCCAATGTATGCGTCTAACAGACGATTATAGACTTCGCTTCCTTCAGAGTCTAATGGTTCGTCGTTATAATCTATTTCTCGAACTTCCAACATCTCTCCAAGATAAGACATTCCATCTCGACACGACTCGGCTTGTTCTTTAGTATCGAATGGACTTCCAACAACCACGTCTCCAAAGTCTACAAGAGCCCAAACCTTTTTCATCTTATTCAAAAATAAATTTAATGAGCTTGTTAGCTTCGTTGATTACTTGTTCAGCAGACGGAGCTTCAGGAGTTTCTTGTAACATCATCTTACTGTTCAGAATTACATGAGCCAAATCTAGAACTCTTAGTCGAAGCTCGTATAGAGATTCGGCGTTCATGTCGTTGGTACCTCCTGCTGAGATTGGATGGCCTCGACACCATCTCTCACTCCCTGAAGATACATCATACAAGAGAACGCTAGAAACTGCTGGTCGTCCTTACTAAGCTTGAGCTTCTGAGAGACCTCTTCAAAGGTCATCTTCCGGGTCGCGACTGCAATACAAATATTAGAAGTAGTCTCTACAACCTGAGAGATTGATGTGGACTGAGTTGGAACTGCGGCATATGCTGGAACTGGAGTCATAGCCAATAGAGCCGCGATTACGATTGATTTCATCATTTATATGCCTATTTGAATGAGCGCCGAGATTGGGTGATAAGGCTCTCGGCCGGCCTCAGGAGTTCTTAGGCAGCTAGTGCCATCTCCGGAAGATTATCATTTGCAGATATTCTATTTAGCGCTTACGGCGCCAGTCGATCCTCTGAGTGTATCATTCACTGGTGTCGATCCTATTTCGCCCCCATCAGAAATACTGGATCCAAAGATGTCAACCTTTGTACGATTGATTAGCCAACACTCGTTAACAAATGTTTCCGCTACCGGTCGCTACTCCGGTCATGTGTGACAACCCAGTATTTCTGGTGGAGGCGGCGGAGTACTGCCCTCCGCGTCCATCCAGCTATCTTTTCACCTTAAGCAAGGATGAGATACTTATACTATACTATCCATCAAATGTCAAGGAATTTTTATCGGATTCTTCTTTAATTACTTTCTTAATCGCTTGAGTGATCAAGTAATTCGGAGTTACTCTGTCCATGCTGGATTTAATGAGCAGAAAATCACAAAGATCTGGATCTAACTCAAAATCCAAGTCTACGTATCCCTCTGCTCCAAAATTTTCATCGGAGAATTCTTTAGCTCGATCATACAGTTCTAATAAATCTTCCGGAACGGATTCTTTAATCTTAGACAAGAATTCTTGAATAGGGTTCACTTCTTCATCTCCTCTACATTCCAGCACCAAAATTTAAGCATCATCTGATGATATGACAGGTAATAGTCGGTGTACCAGTCACGATTCGGTATTATTCCATTATGAATCTCTTTCATCTTTTCGTCATACCAATCCTCATTGAGTTTTCGACGAATGGTATAAACCCAATGATTCCGATACAACATATACGAGACCACTAAGAAATATGATACAAATAGTATAAGAAAAATAATCATCCCATTTTCCCTTGTGGTATCGATATAAGGTCGCCAACTTTGAACATGTCCATCCAGCTTCCGTCGAGTCGACATGCAACGAAATAATCGTCTCCGGCTGGTCTGACCCGTAACCACGTCACTTGAGAATCGTTATCTCCAGCTCCGGTCGGTTTAGATACACTAATCTGTTCTATGACGACCGGAGCTCCAGAACACGCTTTTGACGCGTCACTTAGAGAATTGTGTTTAACATTCGTAGGCTTTGGAATAACAACTTTCTCTATTCTTTTTACGACTCGGACTTCATGAACATCGACTACTTTCCTCTCGAGCGGATTAATCTTCCATAGAACTCCTGTGGTAAACAAGAGAACACTCAATCCAACGATTGGAAGATTCTTCACTCTAGCTCTCACTTTTAAAGTGTCGGAACAAAGTAACCGGGAGTCTTAACCTTCTTTGGTCTCTTCTCGACGTTTCCAAAAGGAGCGTCTGGTGGTGGTAGCATCGCTCGAAGCTCAGGAGCCGTCTCTGGAGTAGAATCAAGAATCCTCTTTTCAATCATCTCGATCGTATCGACGTAGAGATGATTGATTCGATTCTCTAGAAGAGCAGAGGATTCGACCCTCTCTCTTTCGAGAGATAACTTCTTTTTCCTTTTCTTCCACGACTTGAATGACTTGTAGATTTGATAGTCTTCGTACGTTGATACTGGAATACGACGGGTTAACACGCCATCTTTTCCAGCTCCAGTCATTAGAACCGCTACTTTTCCTATTCTTCCGGCTGTAATCTCTACACCGAGACTAGGATTGCTAATGACGAGGTCTGATTTCCACCCGTTCAGAGCCTTATCACACCATGCTTCGCATGCGTAATCACAATCTATCATTCTAGATATCGTAAGAGGAGCAGTGTTACTGGAAAATCCTCCGTACCACCAGGACACCAGTGCTCCATAGATAGACCGAGGGAATCTATCGATATCACTCATATGGGCTGACACTCCTCCGAGTGTTAAGAAACCAGCGGTCGCCAAAAACACTACTTCAAACATTATCGTGAGCCTCCTTATCAAAGACTACTTTGTTCCCGATACACCGTCCTTGAACAGAATTACGAAGGTACGGAGTCACGAATATTTCATTCACGGCGCTCCCATAAAGATATGCATACCCATCTCTACAGACTACCTCTGCCATCTCTACGATATTCTTTTCAGGTCGTGGTTCAGTGTTTACTCTTTGACATCCAGTTACCAGAGCAATAATGATACCACAGAAGAAGATGAACTCTATTAATGATTTCACTATCATATACTCCTAAAGGCCAAAGCCATTATAAGTGATGCTCCAAGAAATGTCAAGGATTATTTACAGCATTAGTATACTTACGATATTCTTCCCAGCCAAATGGAGTGAGAAATGCTGTTCCAAGAATCCACGTAACTGGAGAGGGATACTCTTCATACATTAATTCACAATACTGTGAATAATATCTCTTATGATTAAACGGCCTGGATGCAAGAAGAATAAGTCTCTTCCTTCGTAATGGTGTCATTTTACAACCCTCAATAGTAGTGTGTTTTCGTTCATTCTCTCTTGTATCTTTTGATCGCTTCCTCTAGCATTCTTCATAACGCTTCTCAAAGAGACCTTACCACCATCGGTCACTTCTTTAAGAATAGAATCTACATCTTTGGCTCGGAGCTTCTTTGTGGACGATTGAGACTCATCAAATCTAGTGATCGCGGTCCTATGGACATCGAGACCAGATGGATCACTCGAACGAAATACAGTGAGCTGGTTATACTTGGTGTTGAATGTCCATAGTTCGGAGGCTCCAAGAATTCTGATCGGCTGAATGGATTGAATCTTCCTAGAATTATCAAATTCTAGGTGTTTAAAATCTTTCAATTTCTTTTCTGCCGTCATCGGTTTCTTTGCTCTTGGCTTCCTCTCCTTTTTAGAGTTTGAGAGGTAGAGTTCGATGTCTTCGACAATCATAACAAAGAATCCGAACAACTTTTTAAATTGTTCCTTAGTATATCCTTTGTATCCTTCCATTATCTCTTTATTTCCCTCGTATGCCTCTTCTATCTCAAGAAGCTGAGGGTTGAAATAATCGTGCATTCTCTTAGCCTGGACGGAAGGAATCTCTCTGCCCTGAAGCCAATCATACATCTTAAAACCGGGAGTGAAGTCAAAAATAAATTTATCGATTTGTTCCTCAATTTCGCAGATGAGACCATCAAGAAGAACAGACATTCTATCTTGAACAGTTCTCTCGATTTTTGGCTTAGATTCTTCAGGAGATTCGGCTTCCATTTTATCTGACTTGGAGTAGTCTCTGGATAGAGTTTCCTGAAGTCGATTCTCAAAGAACTCTCTACTCGACTCTGGTAAAACGGCTCCACGAGACCACATTCTGGCTAGCCAACAAACCGTTGTTGGAAGCCAGCGATCCGGAACATCCTTAACTCTTTTTGCTTCCGAATCCCTAGCGGAATTCTTGAGATACTCTACGAGATATTCTCGGGCCTCTCTTGTGTCGCACATATAATTGTACCACGAGAGATTAACATGGTGTCGACTACGGGCGACCAATTTAGATGTGAATGTTGGTTCATCACCACAGTACTTTCGGTTGATCAAGTACTGTTCTGTTTTGGATTTCTTCTGAGATTTTGCTTTGATTTTAATAAGCGAGGGACGGCGCGCCACTGAATACTTTCTAACGAAAAAATGAGAATAACTGGCAACTTAATCCAGCCTAGACCCTATATATCTCATTTATGAAAGAAAGTAAACTATTTCTTTTTTAACGCAATCAAAGCCCTTGAAGTTACAACAATAGCTCCCATTGCGACAGCCAAATTCCAGTCTTCTTCACGAATGTCATAATGATCTCCATTATGAAACCAGTGTTTTCCAACTCCAATTGACTCTGCGAATTTATGGAGTTCGTCGAGAGAATCGGCTATCATGTGAGCGTACCGTTTCCTCTTATGATGATATGTTCTCAATGGATCAACATACACTGTCATTCAATCATCCTGTTTATACAAACCCTACAGGTAACTCGAGGCCCATCGAGGACGGCTAGAATTTCTACTTGTTGGTCGAACTTAGCGCAATGATACTCATGAATGAACACATTGTCTAGAGGAGTGTTATATCCATCTCTTCCACATGCCGTGACAATTTTTTCCTCATGGATCTCGGCGATGAAGTGTATCGCATTAGACATTGCCCCTCTCCAATTCTATTAAAGAACCATTCTCTCGCCTCACGATATGATTCAACAATCTCAGCATCCAAGACTCTATGGTGACCGTCGGTCATCACTCGAGCAGTGGATATAATCGCTAACACGGATCCTTGATACGAGCTATAGTGTAAATACAGCATCGATAAAATCTTCATGTTGTGGGATGTCTCGCGCTTCAATCCAACCGTTCCTATCATTCCATTGCCACAAGAATGCTTCGTCAATAAATTCAGGATCGGTTATTTCTTTAGCTAACACTACGTGCTTGCATTCTCTCTTGGTGGCAAAGCAATCGCACGAGTTAGTGTCTGGATACACTCGATATATCGCAGAAGGAGAGGATTTGTCCTCCCACTTTACGCACTGAACTAATAGAGGGTCTTTTGAGACTATTCGACAGGTATAGTATGCCATGACCCCCTCTTTCTCTAGATACTCTATCTCATGATGAAATAAATGTCAATATCCGATTTTATCAAGAAGGCCATGGATATATCTGGCAATGATAACATTGACCGGACTCCATCTGGCCATTCTCTGGCCATCTGAGGGCCACGAATTATCGACATGAATGGAGTCCGGTCAATTTCTAATCATTCTGGTTCATGGATGGAGCGTTTAGCCTTTCTCCATGCGTGATGTCTCTGTTATTAGGGTCCCTACACCTCTCGCCTGGAAGAGCGTGACACTTAGGGCAAACGCAATTGCGAATAGACTTACCTACAATTTCCGCTGGTTTTCCCATCTTCAATCACCCTCACGAAGTTAACGTTTGAGTAACCCTTAACATTAAGAAACTTAACGAATGATCGAACTTCTTCTTCAGATGACCAGAGTATTGGTTTTCCGTCCTTCACTCTTCCTATAGTCCTGTGAACGGACCCACCGTTAAGAATTATATCGGCCTTCATTATGCGATCTCGAGATCGCTAGCACTCTTGGCCATCTCAACGGCTTCATTAAGTGCTCGGCTCTTTAATTTACGGTTAGGTCCGAACCAAGCTGAATCGAGGCGAGTGTCAACCTCTCTTCCAAGAACGTGATCCGTTAGATACGTTACCGAATTGAAGAGCTGCCAGAACGATCCCTCGCTCATGTCATGACCAGGCATTACATTCAACGCCTGAAGAGCCAGGAGATGATTTCGGCTTGGCTCAACGATCTCTTTCTTGGTGCTCTTTGGAAAGATCTTGGAGAGGAATGCATTGGCGTCATCTGGTGTATAACGCTTAGTCGCCAAAAAGTTAGCAGCATCCCGATATTCTAATAACTGCGTGTGCGCGATTCCAAGAGCCGACTTTACTCTCTCGGCATCAAATGGTCGACGGTGGTTGGCCTTGACGATCTTCTGATCAACGGTCATTCCCTTACCAAGAGCCATCGACAGAGTGTTCCAACAGACGACTCTAATTGGAGTAAATCGAATATCAATCGCTTTTCCAAATTGATGAGGATTGGTGAACAAGAGGTGTGACTCAACCTCATCGTCTACTTTTCCAACCGTGAAACTCTCTTTGATCCTAGCGAGACCCCACACGACTCGACCAGACTTGAGAGATCCGGCCGTGTGCATCTCCATCTCACCCTTTGAGACGAAGTCCGTGAAGAACTCGAAAGCCTCTTCGTTCTGTAGAGGATTCCATTCTGGAGTCACGATATCAAGAACGCTATTATCTGAATCTCGAACCAGAGCGTCGGCTTTGATACGAGTCTCTTTCATTTCGGAATCAAAAGGAAGCCGAATGTATGCTGGCTCTTTTCGAACCGTCCAATCAAGACGAGCCGACTCGAGCATCTCTCTTGGAGTTAGGTTGGAAGCAACAGCCGTTCCGAGTCCGTGCCATGGCACTTCTCCAACGTAGGACATTGAGTAGCTTCCATCATTCAACTGTTCTAATTCATGTGACATTTTGTGCCCTCGCTTGTTAGAACATAATTCTATCACATCAAGAGAAAAATGTCAAGGAATTTAAATTCAAAAGAAAAAGGGGAGCGCTAGCGATGATTAGCGCTCCCCTCACTCGAGCAGGGGGACTACTCGAGTTGACGATTACTGGTTTGAGTTTCCTCCTCCATCGCTCCCAGATGAATCATCACGATCCTTCTCGTGTGGAGCCTTAGACGAATGAGGAGTGGTTCCAAGAGTACGACCCTCAGCTCGATTTTCTTTGAGCCTTCCGTCGTAGTTCTTGTCCTCAACCTCGCCAACTTTCCCAGGTGACCAATTAGAACCGTCGACATTCTCGATCTCGTTGGTGTTCATCTCGTCGATGTTCCCACTCGATCCTTGGTTCTGATTGTACTGGTCCTGACCGCTAGAGCGATCCTGACCCCCACTCTGGTCATCACGATTGCGATCACCACCCTGGTTGCCGGATTGATTTCGGTTGTCTGTTGCCAACTTACATCTCCTTTGCTGAAGGTGAGGAGAAAGACATCCTTCATCCTCAGGCCTATTATAAAAAGAAAGGATATCGCTGTAAAGGTATTTTTATTGTGAGATAAAGTGAATGAATAAAAAATAGGATGAGGGAGCGGCACTTCTCCCTCATCCTATCGAACATTTTAAATGTTGCTCAGGAGTCCATTTGGTTGTTCGTCTGGTGTTCGTCCTCGGTGAGCAGTTCTAGCTTCTGGGGTCGCTGATGCCGGACGACCAGGAAACTCGTCGTATATCAAGCTTCCTGGTCGTCTCCCCTTGTTATCGCCCCCCAGCACTCGCAGACACGGCCGCCCGATTATGCTTGAGGCGACCATCCCACGGGCGAGCCACGCGCCCGGGACGCCCAGCCATTCGAGCAGTGGAACCCTGAGCCGCGGTCTGAGAAGTCGTTCCAGACTCGTCACCCTGATCTCCCTGGCGAGCCATCGCGGTGACTCGATCACGGTTCGCTTTCAGACGACCATCGTTAATGGGATCGAGAACACGGCCGCGCTTCGAGGTTCCATCGTCACCATTCTGACGAGCAGCGACCTCTGGTTCTGGCTGCGGGTTCATTTGAATGTCGTCCTGAGGATAGAGATCCTGGACTCCGCAAAAGATGAAGAGCGGGTTCTCGAATGATCCCTCGATGGGAGTCACCGCGTCGTACGTTTTCATATTGATGTCGGGGAGCGAGTCCTTTTGAAGCTGGACCTCGACGATGACATCGACGACTTGGTTATCGTCGTTCTCCAACCAGCCACGGCTGACGAGATGCTGTTGCATGAAACCGGCAGTTGGATTGTGATCGAACGCCGCTTTGAGTTCAACTTCTCCCGTTGGATCGTGAAGGCCGGCCATGGTGATGGCTCTCTTAGCGACATCGATGAAGCTCTCGATCGCTCGATATCCCTGGAACAAGACCGAGTCGATAACGCTCTCGCCGGCGACCGTAATGAAGATTCGAGATCGATTCCGATGAAGCATCTCATTTTGAAGGGGTGAGACCATCATCGTTCTCGTGACCATCACTGGCCCGATATTGTTGTTGGCACTCCGTGTCATAACCATCTCCTATCTTGGGTCGAGGCCATTCTCTTCCCTTGATAGGCATAGTTATAACACGGAATTCCAGCCTTGTAAAGGTATTTTTTACATTACAAGAAAATATTCACTAAGCGGCCATATTAACGGAACTCTTTGAGTCCACGATCGTTGCTGCAGGGAGGAGGACTCCGTGCTCGGATTGAACGTACCGATCATAGAGACCATACTCTCGACCATAGGCCTCGATCTCCCAAGGAAGATCGTAATAGTGCATATCATCCGGATAGATAAGCATCCCCATCCACCTCATACCTTTTCCATCGAGCGACTCTTGCCTCTGACCAAAGGCCATCTGCTTAATGTGAGTCATCTCATGGGCGAGAGTGATTAGGGTTGATTTAGCCGAAAGATTATCGTCAAAGTCGATATAGAACTTATTGGGGCGAAGTCGATCGTCCATATAATTACACTGGGCGATGAATCCGTGATCGCTTTGAAAATTCGAGATGAACCTGATCTCAACGTTGATCGACATATACCGATGAACGTCTTCTTGCATGAGGAGGTTCCCCATAAATTTTGCAGCTTGACGAATTCTCAATTGATTTACCCCTGCGCCCAATGGGCGTCCATCAATTAACAATCTCACTTATTGGACCCTACTCTAACTCAGGTAGTTATGGTCCAGGTCTTCGCTCTCCGCTCTAGCAGTCTCCCGCCCCTGCCTCAATGCTGGTCGCCCAGGCCCCAGGCCAGCATGTTCCCCTTTTATTCTTCTTTTTATCTAAAGTAAACAGCAAAGTATTACATTTTATAAATTTTTTTAATTTAAAATACGGACTCGGTTAGAGAGATCTAGAACCTTGTTAACATACACCTCTTTAGGCTTAATGAATACTTGTGGTTGTTCGAAGTCTACTCCAATAAGAATAACAATTTGTGGAACTGAAAGTCCGGTGATCTCCTCAACCATCATAGCATATATGGTCGTCTGGAGAAAATATCCCTCGATGTCTTCTTCTCTCTTGTTATATTTGGAGGTCTTGAAGTCGATAATCGACATCGTTCCATCAAACACTCCCAAGCAATCTGCTCGGCCAGCGATCTCTAACCGATCACTCCAGAGTCCGATTTCTATTCCTTTTATAATAGACGCGCGCGCGCGTAACACGTTCGCTATAGACTCGGCCATCTCTAGATTATTCGGCATCTGTCGGATGGAATATGCTGGATCGTTAAGGACGATCCTCTCTAGAATAGAATGAACGGCTGTCCCTCGACGTCGAGCTTGAGTCGATCTCTTAGAGACTTCTTCCCCTCCAACTCTTTCCTTCCATTCTTCCAACCAACTTAGATCACTAAATCTAGAGAGGAATGTTGTTACGCTGGGATATCTATTTCCATTTGGAGTCGTGTAGAACCTTCCATTTGAAGTGTCCTCACTCTCGATTCGAGGAATGTCTAGAAAAGAATGTTCGAACATCACAAGAGTGTTTCAGTAAAGACTGATCCTCCGGTACAAACATCTCTCCTTGCCGAGATCCATACCGCTTTCTCTGTAGAGGCTCCGGCTTCCATGGCTCCTAGAGCAAACATCCAACCCGAGCCAATTGCCACTGGGACTGTTCTTTCGAAGGATCTCCCATCGGAATCATAAACATACGCTCTACCATTAGTCTCTAAAAGAAGGATCGAAGTGTTCCCATTGATCTGGGGCCACTTCTTTCGGTGTCCATTAAAATAATCTAGAATCGGTTTCCAGTTGTATCCATTTCCAGAAAACCCAATTAGACGACCGTCTTTTAATTTATAAACCTTCTTGTAGTTCGTTTCTACTACAACTTCTCCTGTCGTGATGTATCCATCAGACGACATACTCTTACCATCACACGCGATTGTAGTCACAAAATATCCTATTGAAGGAAATATCCGATAGCAGAAAACAGAAGAATAAAGACTACCATTCCTCCATAGTTTGGAGTAAGATTCCAAGGTCGGCCTCTATACACGATAGAACACGATCCAACCACTATCAGAAATAGAGATAACCATATAATAAATCCAATGAATGCACCGGTGATCATTAATATACTCCAATTAGATATTATACTATACTACATAACTCGAGAAATGTCAATTTCATTACTCAAACTGTGATTCGGAGCTCATCCTTTCGAATGATATATTCTTTAACTAAATTACTCCTCACGATATCTTCTTTTTGAAAGTCGATGAATTCGAAAGATTTCATTCGATTTATAATCGCCATAAAATCTTTGAGTCCCATTCTCTCTTGATCCCTAGTGAAGTCGGACTGTCTAAAGTCTCCAGAGAATATGACTCTGGTATTCTTTCCTACTCTCGTCATTACTGAGTCTAATTCGTGAAGAGAACAATTTTGAATTTCATCCGCCAGAATTATGGAATCATTGATGGTGATTCCTCTAATGAAACTAGTAGAGATGAATTGAATTATCCCACTTCTCTTAAGAGTATCATACGCGTCACTCCTACCAAACAACTCGGTGCATATAGCCGAGTATGGAGCCTCATAAACGGCAGCCTTTTCGGAAGAGTTTCCTGGAAGGAATCCCATGTCTCTAGTAGGAACGACTGATCTAACAATAACCAATCTCTTCTTTGTGGTGACTCCAGATAGTATCTCTCTCAGAGCTAAATACACACCAAGAAACGACTTTCCAGTTCCAGCGATTCCATGGAGCATGAGATTTCTATCGTTCTCATATCCATCGAACGCTAGTCTCTGATTGTCGGTAAGCGGTGATACTCTGGAAAGATCTAATCCTAAGTTTGGAGTGTTATCGACCTCTGGTTTTTGTTGGCGAAGGAGTCTCTTTTCTCTCTTAGAGAGTCTTTTTTGTTGGTGAGCCATCTACTGTTCTCTTTTATTATGAGACGACTAAAACGTGTTTATGTTGGCTCCCTTTCCGCTTCCCTTTTTAATATCGCGAAGAATGTCTCTAAAGCCTTCGTCTGGCTTTCGAGCATCATTGTAAGATACCGCAAAAGTTGTAATTCTTTGCGTAATATGTGGGTTAGCCTCAAGGTACTCATCTTTAGTTCTCCAGCTCGAAAAGAACTGGTCGAACTCTTCATTTGTCTCAGTATTAGTGAATGAAAATGTGGGCATTAATAGTCTTCGTCATAGTCGGAGAGATAATCGATATCTAAAACTCTAAGTGCTCTATCGAGCCTCTTTGCTTTTGGATTCTTTCTCTCGGTTACTACTTCCTCATCGGACCAGTCGTTTTTACGAAACTTTTTGATCTTCTTCACTTGGAATTAGTCCTGGCCATATTTCTTCGATTAATGCTGGGGTGAGTCCCTTTGGCAACTTACGCTCCTTTACTAGGAGGAGCAGTTCTGCATCCTTGGGCGCGATTGATTCAAGTATTTGGACGAATAGTACTTCGAGACGGATTGGATGTAGATTAGAGCCCTTTCCATTACAGAACATATAGAGTCTCTTAATCTCTTTATAGAGCATGTTTTCCTGATCTAAGAACTCGCAAGGCCTATACGGAGGTCTTCCCTTTGGCAAATCCCAGTGTATACCTGGATGTATTGCGTATTGAATGAGATCCTGAAGTGCTCTAGAATCGTTCTTACGAAGATATTCGATCTTCTCTTTACGACTCTTAATCTTAGCGGCGTTTTCAAGAATTTCGCCTAGTCCCAATTTCATTGTTAGTCCTTCATTATATGATATGAGCAGCCGAAGCTGCCCATTATTTATTCATTTAAAGGACTATGCTACAGAGAGAGTATTTTCTTTTTCATCAAACTGGAGCCCACAGAGAAACTTTTCTGACTTCTATGAATCGTTCAGTTACGCTACCAATTTCTTGATTCTGAATTTCAACTTTATCGAACCATTCAGAGATTGGCCTTACGTAATAGATATGATCTTCGGAATGATAATCATAATCAGGACCGTCGATTCGGCGATATTTTACTCCGATGTCTCCAGTATCGGTGAGAATAACATGATCCATGACCACGTAAATTCCACCCTTATAGTGTTGCCATATAGAACTGCAAGGAACCAAATCATCGGCCTTTTCGATTTTGGCTAGTAATTCTTGAGACTTAGAACTCATTTATAAACTCCATTAGGTGTTTCATTTTATTGTGAATCATATAATTGAATATCTTACTTCGGTCTCCAGAAGACTGAGAGTTAAATTGATCGAGTATCTCAACCTTAAGGCTATTAGGCGTATAGGAAAGATCGATCATTTGTTGATTTCGTTTAAAATTTCTCTCAGCAGTAGAATCGGTCCATATCGATTTAGACTGTTGAATGAAAGATTCCAGTCTCTTCTTCGACATCACCCCCTGTCTCTCACTGAGAACTAAACAGTTGTCTGGAGACAGAATATTAGGAACTCCATCCCCTCGATCACCTTTAATAATGTGCTCTAGAAGAAATGATTCTGGATTGGATTCCACTACTTTCTTAGAATTAACTGGATCGAATTGATCAACGTTTAGATAAACTTGAAGTTGTTTAAAATCCTTATCTCCACTAACAACCAATATTGGTTCTATGCCAGGAAGATAGGAACCGAATTCATGACATAGAGTTCCAATTATATCATCGGCCTCTGCTCCATCTACTTCGATGACCTTGTATGGAAAGAAGTTTCGAAGATCGGATCTGATCTCTCGAAGACCATTGAATATCGACTCCCAATCAAGAGGGCTCTCGTCTCGATCCTTCTTTCGGCTGGCCTTGTAATACGGAAATGTTGCTTTCCTCCAAGAGTTTCCAGTATCACAAGCGATAACGAGTTCACCATATTTAGAGGAGAACTTTTGACGGTACGATCTTAATGAATTAAGAACCATATGCTTGAACATAGGAATCTCAATGGTGCCTCCAGATTTTCCCATTTGAACCATAATGGAGGCGATCATTACTTGCTGTAAGTCTACTATAATCACTTGCAAACCTTAAAAATTTTATCGACGGGAGCGAGCCAGTCGAAGTCTCCCTGAACCATAATAACATCAGAATAATCACGGCCAGAATATTTTTCGGCTTCTGAAGAACCCTTCTTAAATCGTGTAATGATTAAATTTCCAGAACCCTCAACATCAACATAGAGATTCCAGTCACCATCGTAGTAGCCCTTGATGTACGTTCCGTCTGAGACTAGGATTCCAAACTTGTCTCGAGGATACGTCTCATCACTAATGTTTCCACTAAAACAAAGTAGGTCATCCGACGCTCCATAAATGTAAACAGTCGCCATTATTCAAACTCCACATGAACTCCAGATGCCATCTCTAAAGAACCATCTTGATGCTGATAGAACAAATTATCCGATATATCTTGGCATGGGTGATATTGGCCATTTAGTTTATACACTACTGACCTGATAGCATGCACCATTAATGCATAGTCCTTACTATAACATGGATCATCATAATTGTCAAACCCAGCCGACTCTAATCCTTGAAAAATAGCATCGGAAAAATCATTAACCATATCGTCTGCAGCTTCCATGTAGAGAAAATCTTCGCTGGCTGGCTTATAGATTTCCGGCCATGGTCCCTTGATTACATTATCCGACATTATACGAAAACATCTTTCCTGGAATCTTCTTTAAAGGATTTTGCATAACTATGCTTTCAAGAAGACCATTCCACCGAAGTGATTTGCTTCTCCAATCAAATCGAGCATTTGCATATAATTGAGCGAATCTAATCTGAGCCCTTGTAGCCTCGGCATTTAAGTGTTCTATCGAATGATCAAGAAGATGATAGAGCCGAGTCGCGTGAGCATTCTCATCCTCATGGAACTGATACATGTAGGTGAATTCACTAGAAGTTTCTGGGAGTGCTCCGTAGTTAGAGTGAATACACAACAAACCAGCTGACATCGCTTCAATTAAACATAGACATGATGTTTCAGGCCAGATCGATGGATACGCGAATATGTCTCCATAACACTCCAAGTATTCACGAATATCTTCATTAGGCTTCGTTCCATGATTGATGATATGAGGATGAGCGTCTAGAAGAGAGAACAATTCTCTATACTGATCATCTCGTTCCTTCCATCCATATAGTTCAAAAGATGAAAAGACATCGAGTTTAATATTTGAGTGTTTTTTGCTTAAAGCATCAAAAGCCGCATAGAGGATATGAAGTCCCCTATGAGGAGTAGAAGTATAGCAAATCCGAATCTCATCATCGTCATCTGCATTAGGATGTCGATCTAGTGGAATGATAGAGTTTTCAATTACCTCGCAATGAGACCATGGAATGCTATATCGATTGATGTATGACTGCATCTGCCAGTTTGACACGAATACGATCTTATGGAATCGATTCCATTTTCCATCTCCTAGAGCTTCATCGGCTTCAGGGTCTCCGGCTAGATCATGAGCGTAGAATATTCGATATCTATTTTCATCTAATTCTCTAACTCGAGAGAAAATGATCTGAAACTGTTCTAGTAGATCTCGTCGTACCGATCCGTCATACAAACGTTCTTGAAGGAGCTCAGTTCCTCCCATTGCATTCTTATTAGTCTCATTACGCTCAATTAAATCATGATTCGACATTAATATATTCAATCATTATCTTTTCAACTGGAGAGACCTCATAACACTCGACGAATTCTCCCTCATCAGAGTAGGGACCCTCATCTTGCATTTCGGTCGCACCTCGCGAGTAAACACTTCTATAGTATTTCCCAGAATATTTGAATATCATATTATGAATGATTGACCATCGAGATACGTCTACAATAGTGTTTTGTATTAGCTCGTATCCCTCGGGAGGAGCGCCATACGATAGTTCAACTAAATCTTCAGTTAGGAATTGCATCTTTTTCTCATCATACGAAATTAAATAAGTGTATCAGTCAGGTTTTGGGATCAACAATTATGTTTTGGAAATGTCTTGGAGAGAGTTCTCTCGATCAATGAACCTGTAAACATATCTAACAATATCAAATCTAGACGATATAAACTCTATCACTTCATTTGGAGTAAACGGAGCACAGCTGTATAAGTCGAAATCGAGTTTTCCAGTGTTATTCTCATAGTTCCAAATATGAATCACTGAATTACTGGTTGTCAAAAGGACATCCGCCGTGATTCCTTCATTTCCAGGCTCATCACACCAGATTGATCTGGCCGGTGATAGTATTTTCATTCTTACGTGACTAACAAGATCAGTCATGAATTCTTTGACAGCTTCGACGTCATTTCTACTTGGAGGATTGACTATCTCTGCTCGTAACATGAGGTGTAGATGGGCTGATGGCATCTCATGAGAGCTCCGTATAATTGTTAATGGAACTCTAGCAGAATAGCTAGATGCTGTATTTATTCTTTTACTAGAGCCTCTTCTACTCTATCACTTACCGAAGAATCAGAGAAAGTCAACATCCACAGACACACTGCTTCGCGAGCCTCATTTCGAGACCAACCTAAGTCGTCAACTATAAATGACGAAGACCCAAACATATTGGTAACCCCAGATTCTCGTAGATCATCCAGATATTCAAAGGCCTCAAACAATTCATCTCGAGTAAGATTAACCATTAATAGTTCTTTCTATCTTCTGAATTCTTAGAATATCAGCAGCAACATCATGAACACTGTTATGAGGAATAAACATATCATTCCAAAGATTCTCATCATCCAAAGGACAGAAACCATTCTTAATATTTGGATTAAATTCGAATCTTGTATCGATATATGTTCTCACGTCTCGAGCTAACCAGAACGGAAGAAGTTTGTCTAATTTTTCTCGTGAAGAGAAATCCCTAAAGTTTCGATGCAGGAGAATTGGATCGAACGTATTAGAACGAGACCACCATTTTTTAATCCGAGTTCCATCTAAGTATTCTTCTAAATTAGAACAAAATTTCTTGACTGAGATATCACTCTTAGATGGTTTAATCTGAGTTTTAGCTTCTTCTCCCTGAGAGAACCACCAATCAATGTCTCTCTTTGAGAATGAATATCCTGACTCAACCTGGGGTTCTAGACAAAATTTATCTTGTCTAATAACCGAGATGAGTTCTTGGAATGTGTATGGAGTATCAGAGGTGAATCTGTCCCAGTCGAAGATAAAATAGGAACAGTTGATCACTGGAACGGTAAACACGTCTTGCCCCAGAGACTCATAGTCCAAGATAAAATGAGGATTATTCAATTTCTATTGCCCTCTAGAGCCATGCTAGAAGAGGAACACATGGCTTATGGTAAGGTTTTCCCAAAAATATAAAGGATATTCTTAGTTTCTTTGATTTCTTGATCTTTTAAATAGAACCTTTTAGCCTCCATTAATAGAGGAAGTATTCTCTTTCCTTGACTAGAATTAAAAGTAACACCGGTCCTATAAAAGGGTTGAACACTTATACTACTGGCAACATATCGTAAAGAAAACGTCCTATTATATGTTGCGATTTGCGATTCAGAAAACGACCACCTCTCGGGTTCATTTTCTAGAGACTCGCATATTGTTTGAACGAGATACTCTTTAGGATCAATCTTATCTTCAACAATAGTCACTTCGGAATCCTCACTCTCTGTTCCGAGAGGCTTAAGAAGATCGCTCTCTAACTGATTCATTGGAGGAGGAACTATATAAGAATCCATTATCCCTAAGCGAATTGATGCTTTCTTTTGCTGACGTGTGAAGAATGAACGTACCACCATTTTCCTCCCAGATGTGTTTCCATTTCGGCCAATCGTCAATAATCACGTTGTGTTTGTCATTGACCATGTGAGTAGACTTACGCTTTGACTGGCAACAGATCATAGGAATTCCTGGAAAGTGCTCGTCTCTCCAGGCTTCTTTCTGTGGACGTGGCCATTCAGAACCTTTAGGAGCGCCGGTTAGAATGATAGGATTTAAATGACGAACAGCCTCAACTAATTCAACTGCATCAGGCATTTTAGGAAGTTGGCGAAAGAATCCTCCAGGAAAGTTTTCGATCTCACTCCAAAACTTATTCTGTCCAAACTCTTTCTCGTACTCTCTTGGATCTAACTTATAGTTGTCAATAAAGAATCGATCGAAGTCCGCTAGCACTCCATCACAGTCTAAGAATAATTGGATTGTCACACTCGAACTTTCTCTACTAAAGGTACACTATTAAGGTGTGTAGCGAAAGCTTTTCCATCTTGGTGAACTTCTAGATCAAGGGCCAACTCATAGCAGATGTATGATAAATCCTTGGCAGCATCTCCCTCTAAACCCAATTTAGAGGCCAAATCCCATCCTGAACCCTTGTCACTATGGACATAATATGTAGTTGTCTTGGGCCAGTTAATTCGATCATCAAGAGCATTCTGGAGCCTCAAGATTTCATTCTTGATGTCTTCTTCATTGGCCGTTGATAGATCTAATCCATTCTTAGACATTAGGAGTCATCACCCAATTTACATTTTCGATACGAAATGACCTCCATCCTTCGGCCTCAATGTCCCAGACATTCATTCTCCCGGATTCGGATGGCTTCTTCATTTCTTCTTCTTGAACGAATTTATCCACGTCAAAATGATGTGGAAAGCGAGAAGGATCTAGCGTACAAACCATATCTCTAACAAGACCATTAGTCTTGTTGAAATTAATTCTGACGATGTTCTTAGAGAGACGGTCGTATAGTTCTTTTCGATTTAGTATTGTTGCCACGTTTCACTTTCAATAGGTCGATTAAGCCATTTCTCCAGATCATCAGCACCACCGATATGGATTGTTTCTATTCCAGAGTTGAATTCGATCTGAGGATATGTTCTGGCATTAGGAAACTTTTCTAGAAGTTCTTCTCTAGAGAAGTCTGTTCCTACTTTGAGTTCCCTAAAAGGGAGATTTGCTTGTGTTAGTTTGAAGACTGCTCTAGTACAATGAGGGCAGTTTTCTTTAGACCAAATAATGAATTCCATATATCTCTATAACATAAGTGAGAAGAAATGTCAAGGATTATTTTGCGCCTCCCGAAAGAGCAACATCCTTACATATTGCGAGCCTTTGATTTCGAATCTGTCCTCCGGCAGCTCCTCCAACGTTAATAGTGAAGTTTTCATTACAATATTTAAAGATGGTAAGGAATGCATCCTTTTGAATAATGATCTTCTCTCCCTTATAGACTGGGACTTCTTTAATCACATTTCTAATGATCACACGAGGTTTAGCCTCAACAGCCCGTTGAGCGTATGTCATACAATCAGAAAGACCACCATTGGTCTTTTCATAACACCAGTGAGCTTCCTGAACATAGTCTGCTGGTTTATCTACAACTCTAACTCCAGAGTAAACTGGAACATTCACTCGCTTCTCAATAATTCGTGGTTGCTTAGCGATGTTAGCATAATACAAGCAGCGATCCATGTCTTTCTGAATCTCTGACATGCAATACTTGAATCGTTCATCGAATGTAGCTTCCTTAACCACAGTCTTAATTCCAGCGTACCGAACAACATCTCGATAAACCGGAATCTTTTTCTCTACATATCGAACATTATAATCTGGAGACGGGATTGCGTAGACCAAAACCCACACGATACCAGTAACAATGATTGAAAGAATTCCAAGGAAAGTTCGATTGTCCATTCTCCCGGATGGAGAACGATTCTGAGCAGACAATCCTTGAAGTAGGATTACTATGGAAATGATAAGAGCTAGAATTGATCCGTAAGTAATAGGAGTCTTAAGATTGTAGAGATAAACCCACAACAGTTCCAAGAGACTTCTCCTTGATCATGTCTCGATAATAATCAATCATGATTAGTATAAACTAAATGATAGCAGAAGTAAACTACAATACTATACAAATGAAAAGGGGATCAGATTTCTCCGATCCCCTTATTAGACCCTCGTGTGTGGAACTGGAGGGTCTTATTTATTTGTATTATTCTTATCTGACCGAAGCTTAATTCACTTGGGATTGATATTAGAAGTTGGTTCAGATGTATCCGATCCTTCTCCAGTAGGAGTTGGAGTAGCAACGATATTAGGATCGGGAGTCTTTTCCTTCTTAATATAATAGTATGTTACTCCCAATACGGCAGCAACAAGGAGAAAAATTACGATGCCTTCCATGACTTTTCCTTTATCTTGGAGCTCCTAACCGGAATCGAACCGATCTCTATCGCTTACAAGGCGATTGCATCACCGACAATGCTTTAGGAGCTTGATTACGTATTTATACTACTTCTTGTGGACATATGATCCGTGACTAGGATCCCCATAGAGCTGTCGGTTCTTCCGAATTCGCTCTCTGAGCTCAGAAAACTCAATAGGACGATAATCTATCTGTTCTACCGATACATTACAATAGAGTGGGTCGAGAAGACGATCCTCGTCCCTATTTGAATAAGGTGACTGTTTAGTCACGATATTCGCGTGTAGGTGTCCGTGAACGTTGGTTCCCCAACGCTGAGTAATCGACTCTCTGTGTAGAGGAACATGGGTGAGAACGATATCTTCTAGAACTCGAATGCCGTAAATCTCTTTGAAGTATTCGAGGTAGACTTTCGTCTTGAAGATGTCGTGATTTCCTCGCACCAAACGCTTGGTTCCATTAAGTCGACCAAGAATGTTGATGAACTTCTGGTTAATCACGACGTCGCCGAGGTGGTAGATTTTGTCCCCATCCTTTACGACTTCGTTCCACCTACGTACCATTTCCTCATCCATCTCTTGCGCGTTAGCGAAGGGACGTAGAGGAGTAACGCCGTCAGGACGCTTGAACGTCGTACAGCATTTTTCATGCCCAAAGTGTGTATCACTTATGAAGAAAATATTAGCCATACTTTAATATATCACACAGAAATAATAATGTCAACCATTAATCAACTTCAAGAAGAGTATCGACGAGTTCTAGAGCATCTGGAAGAATCTCATTGCTCCTAAATCGAAGAAGATTATAACTCCGAAGAACTCCCCTCTTATGCTCTTCAATAGGATAGACACCAATTGCGGTCTTCTCGTTTCCAATATCAGGCTCTTTGAATGTAATGAACGGAACCTTCATTACGGTAAGAACCCTCTCAACGCTTTCAAGAGCTTCTAAGTCTTCAACTCCACAGCACGTGAAGTGTAGATCCTGAACTTCTTCTGAAGACAAATGACTTCCTAATTCTAGAGCTGCGTGCGCAGTCTGAACTAGCTGATACTCTTCAAAAATATCTTGTCTCGTGAAGAAGTACGAATACCTTCGAACAAGAGACTTTCCCGCGAATTCTTTCGCAATTGAGTGATATTCATCGATTTCTTCTTCAGAGAGAAGGGAATCGAATGAAACTCCAAGAAGGGTTGGATGCTTTCCACCCCACCGATATGAATTAAACTGTTGCGAAACTGTATCGAATGGAATTCTTCCTCCAGCCAGCTTGGTTGTTTTAGAGACTGGAGTGAAAGCTTTACGAAGAAGATGCTTCGCGACAGCGATCTTATCTTCTTCTTTAGACATCATCGCTCTAAGAATGCACATCTGAGCGTGATGGATCGAGTTATTAGCCTTGTTGTCCGAGAGATTGTTCCAAGCGGACTTGATATCTTCTTTAATCATTATTTTATTTCCTTGATCTTTAGTGAATATACTATAACTTGATAATGTTGTAAACTACAATACTAAGTTATGAGGATCAAGGAGGTTGAGCTAATTGCTAGTTCATACTATATCCTATGAGATGGCGCGCGTGGAGGGGATCGAACCCTCGCATGGCGGATTTAGAGTTCGCTGCCTTACCAACTTGGCGACACGCGCTCGCCTTCTAAAAGTCGAAGTGGGGTTTGCCGTCTTTGACGGTCCAGAATAAGTGGATCCATCCCTTTGGGATGTAGTGAGAGACACCTTGAGCGTCAAAAACTCGATGCCCGCTTGGTCCTACATTAATTCTAAGAGGATTCTCAATGGTAATCTCGCCGTTTGGAAATTTGTAAGTTCGAGACTTTTCTGATTCGAGAGACTCAAACTTCTTACTAGAATTATTTCGAAATTCAATTGTCATAACTAACTCCACATCGCCTAACTTAAGTTAGAACGAGAATTAATGGTCCGGGAGACAGGGATCGAACCTGCGACCTCATGCTCCCAAAGCACGTGCTCTACCACCTGAGCTACTCCCGGACGTTTATTATTTAGTGAATAATCAGGCTTCCAGTTTTGTTACCATTAACAAAACGCCAATGTGTGGCGGCGTTTATTGGAATCGAACCAATTAATAGGGTTTGCTGAAAGAAGCCCACTGTTTTATCAGGTTCCAGGGTTTGCAACCGGAATTGAACCGGCAACTTCAGTTTAAAAGACTGACGTGCTACCATTGCACTATGCTATTGTTTTGCTGAAAGGAACCTATTTTTAGAATCTTGGGAGCTACCCTCGATTCCAACTTCTATATATACCAATTATTCTAACTTGTCAATACAAAATTAAACTTTTAAGTCAAATACTGATGTATCCATCTTATAGATGCGATTTAGTTGAAGAGTAGTGTGTCGAAAGTATGAGACTTTGAACGGCTCATATTGTTCAAAGACCTCATTCCACTTACCGTTGTACTCATTAGTGATCTTTTGTTGTTCCTTAGAGTGAGCATCGAATCCGATACGCCATTCCTTATATTTCTCCGTATAATCAGGACCATATTTTGGAGAGTCGATTGGATATCTTTCGTACTTCGGATAATCTGGGAAGACACCACGCTTCTTAGCGTGGTCATCCCATCGGGATCCTACACTCTCTCCCGTCTCCTTAAATCGATAGTGAGTGTGGTGCTCAGTTACTCGACAAGAACAACCATCATTTTTCTTACCAAGATATACACCTGGTTTGATGTTAACTTGATGGTTATACCCAGTCGTGACGACAATTACATTATCACCGGGTTTAATAGTCTGACCGAGAGAGTTTTGATGTTCTACAGGTTTCAATTCAAGTTTTGTGGCCATAATATAATAATGTTCTCTCTAGAATATACAGGCTCAACTTTTTGCTTTTACCGTGCTTCTATTACACTACGACCGCATGAATAGAGCGGTCGCCAGGATTTGCACCTGGACCTGTCCTTCGATATAGGATAGCTAATGAGTTGCTGAAATGAGCCTTAATTATATTATTGTGTCAGTCCGAAACGGTATCCACCATAAGCGGCTGCAGCAATAAGAATAATCTCAAGAAGCATAATGTTCTCCATTAGAATAGGAGGGCATTTCCCCGCCCTCCCGAGGGGATACTAAAGCTTATCGGAAATCATACCGATCAGACATAATAGTCTTACGCATGATCGCTTCCGGAGTCATGTTCTCCAAGTCTGCCGACAGAATAGACTTCATAATGCTTGGAGAGAATCCAGACACCAGAGCCGTTCCTGATTCATCGAATGATACTGGAACGTTTCCATACGAATTAATGTTCCAGAAAATAATCGCAGGCATTTCATAACCAGCGGCTACGTATTGAGCCGCAATCATTTCCATGGCCCTCTTATTTGGACGACCTCCAGAGATATCACCTCCATAGCTGTGATAAGCATATCGACGAGTTAAGCTCGAAGATGGTTTTCCAACACACTCGTTGAACTGCATATCAGACATGATAAGAAGGGCAGTTGGCATATCAGACTGAGGGACTCTACCCTTCTTAGCCGTCTCTAGAACGAGTTCTAGAGCAGCCTCTAGGTTAGTGCTCGTCTGCCAGTTGGCACAACTCATCGCAGTATATCTCTGAGACAGAGTTCCAGAGAGTTTAACGAATTCCGGACTCGATGAGAACGTCATAAAGAGGTCTTTGAATGCTCCAGTATTCTTACTAGCGCAATACATTCCAAGAGATACAGCGACATCAAGGCACGTTACTTCGACACCCTTAGTTCCGCCTCCAGCCGGACATCCCATTGATCCAGAAACATCTACGATAGGAAGAACATTCGCGTTTCCAATGTAATTTGGAAGAGCCTCCCACTGAGCGTCAGCGACGGCTGAGTCTCCATATCTGACGGTCTTAACAATGTCATATGGGTACACGGCTGAAGCGTTAACCTTAGCGACAGTAGGATCTCCCTTCTTTAGGAGTTCCTTCCAAGCTCTAAATTGAGCTGGAGCCCTCTTTGAGAAGGCCTTAGTATAGCGTGACATCGCGAGAGATGGGACGTGACTAAAGTTAATCGTCTCAAACTCACGATTACACATCTGAGTCTCAACAACCTTCGTGAGGCGAACTAGAGTCTTACGATACTGCTTTGGAGACATTCCAAGAAAGTGACGAAGCTCGACGGCAAGAGCGCCCTTTCGTGGCATCCACTTAGCACACAAACCATTCCCAGCCTCAAGAGACTCTCGAATGACGTTAAAAGCAGCGCTCTTCACTTCTGGAGTGACGAAGACGAGAAGGTCGTCAAATCGACCGAGCTCAGGAATCTTCCTGAGAAGATTCGTATTGAGCAGATAATCGGGATTGACCGATTCTAGGTGACGGAGAATATCACGGAAGAGCTTCCTCTCTCCTGCACCAGATCGAACGTCACGACCCCATAGAGCGATTCGAATCGCTAGCTCACTATCCTCGATTAGAGCGAGGTTAAAGAGTTTCGTGATATCCTTACCACGAGATGCTCCTAGCTTGCCGAACAGATCAACATTCGCTCGACACGTCGAGGTAAATGCCGCCATTCCATTAGTGGTTCGAGTACGAGTTGGAACATTTCGTACGGTGTTGACGAATGCGTTGCTCATTGTATATCTCCTGTGTAACGGGCTCACTTTTGGTTTCTATGCAAAAGAAAGTTTGTTGAGTTGCTGAACGGAGCCCTAATTCAATATTACGGGATGGAGCGGACTTTATTCGGGCCGCTACTCCATAGTTCCTTCTGGAACGATATCCAATTATTCGTTTGGAAACTATCTCTGATAGGGTGGCGAGCAGAGAACGCCGGCAATTGCCCTATGCGATATATCCTAAGATACTCGCGACCCGTGCGATGTCTCCGAAGAGACTTGACATTGCCCCATTGGGCGTCTATATGTTGCTGAAGTCATCCCTAAACGGTTGGAGCGGGTGAAGGGAATCGAACCCTCATCATTTGGTTGGAAGCCAAGAGCTTTACCACTAAGCTACACCCGCCCATTTAAGATGTATACTATATATACTCTACTCTAATAAATGTCAAGGACTTTTTACTAAAATATCCTAAGAGTTACGACGCCTCTTTCGCCTTCGTTTAATTCTCCGACTTAATGACATTAGTCATGCTCACAATCTTCGGTAGAAGATCCATTTGGAGTAAGAATCACGATAACATGATCTCCAAAAACAGACTTCATTAAGTCTTCATTATCAATAATGACTCTAGAAAGACCTTTACACAACTTACTAATCTCATCATGACGAGGATTTTTTAGAGCCTCTTCAATAGACTTAATCTTCTGTTGATAGTAAGAAGAATCACCGTATCTTTTAATAGCATCGGTGTAATATTCCAAATTTTCTTGTGAAGCGTTAATATCAAATACAGAGATTCCGTCGATCTCTTCGTTATCCAAATCATAAACATATCGAGGAAGAGTCGCGTCTTCAGAATACTCAGTTAGAAAATTCATCTCATTAATACCAAAGATACACTCATCACCATCATTAAAATACGGAGTGTATTGGCTCCAAATTACTGCCTTGATTTCAGGAGCCGCCTCAAAGAAGCTCTTGGTCATGTCCGTAAACATTTCCTGCATCTTTGTCTTGAATTCGCTAGTAACTCTATCAAATTCTTCCTGAAGAGTCTGAGCAGACTTTTGGAGCTGAGAGAAATCAGTCATTCTAATCCTTCTTTCAGAGGGTGTTGGTTTCTTCCCTTCTTATCATCCGGGACGTGCGCGAAACGATGTTTCATGGTTCCACTCATCCATCCTTCGATAGGAAGCTTTGACAACCATCTTTCAATAGATGGAATAAATCCTAAGTCTTCGATGATGTGTTCTTCAACGATATCACGAACAGAGACTTCTTTCCTTTCGTGGTTAATAATCGTGACTCCAAAGACTTGCTCGGCTAAGTAACATCCAAAAGCCGAGTGAAGAATAGCTCGATGCCTGATATCAGGCATCGCCATCTTTGTCTGATCTATAAAGTTATGAATTGGTAGGTAGTCGTCGGGAATCCCTCCCCAGCGCTTTACAGATATCCTAGCATGAATGTGTGGTTTCATTCTCAATAGTTACCCAGATCATCGAATGATATTATAGCAATAACCACACATCTAATAGAGTTGTGTGAAAGCCAGAGTGTTCAGTACCAATCTGCTGACCATTATTATTAAAGAACCATCTAACCTCGAAAGAATCTAAAGACCTTCCAATGTAGTAATAGTCTTCTTTTGTTATAATTTCGAATTCAGTTGCATTAACATGGCTACCAACTCGGTAGCGATAAACACCACCAACTCTAAGCATTACTAATACATCCAGCTTGTGAGTTTCTTATACTATAGTTTCTAACCATTGTAAATAACAAAATTACTCGTGAGGTACATCATCCCATTCGATATGAGATCGACAGTGTCCTAGTTTAAACCCATGAGGAATATAAAACAACCTGTCGATAAACCATTCCGAAATGAGTGCCCATCTATGTCCTTTAATGGCGTAGTATCCACACAATGAGGAGACGGTATTTCCTGCGTTAGGCTTCATCTTTCCAGTCAAAAGATATACTGGAGACTGAATACACAGACAGATTCCTTCGTCGATCCATACTAATACTTCGAGAAGAATCCTTAAGAACCTACTTACAAACACCATTAAAAATTCCTTTGGGAAGATGTGATCGACTAACCTTACACATAATCCAGGAATTGTAGTACTGATCAGGCTTTAATAGTACCTCACGATTAAATTGTTCTGCGGCTTCGAAATATGTGCTCTCTCCAAGAGTCTTGCATAAGTGTAGAATCTCTCTCTTGAATCTATGAATTCCAAGAGATTCTACATCATCTTGAAGTTCTTTATTAGAGCCGTAGTATTGTTTCCAATCAGAAGGAACCTTGGTTCTCTTCTTTTTCTTTTTTACCGACCGAGTCTTAACAAATTGTAGTCTCTTTTTTCCGATGTACTTCTTATTCGTATCTAGATTGGTTATGATATACACGAATGCTGCATACCCATCAACCGTATCATCCGTAACAGAGACTCCATTATAGATCCAAGGATTATCGTAACATTCCATGGATCTATTTATCGATTAGTCTGGCTTCCAATCCTTATCTATCGCCTTGACTTCTGCTCGATTGAACATGACCTTAAACGCAGGGTAGTTATCCGGAAGATCTCCCTCATACTTCCAACTCACGGTGATATGAGGTATGTACTCTGGGAAGTTAGAGGTCGCTCCATAGATATTTTTCATATCGGAGTTTATCTTGTTTAGATCCTCAGAGAATAATTGAGCAACGAGGCACTTTCCAAGATCACTATTGAAGATCTTCCATCCAACAATCTGAGCGGACGCTGGTAGATTAAAATCATAATTCTTAGCATCTGGGCATGGAGTCGGACTGTATACGATAGTGGCGTGATACTCCTCCTTATCCATAAGAGGATGAATGCCATTATCCTGACACCACCTATATAATCTTCCCTTATCTATGTCTGCAAGTTTTACGTTGACATAGGTTCCATCCTTATGGTCCTGTTCCTCAGTCATAAAATCTTTAAAACTCATCACTCTTCTTCGTCCTCTTCTTCATCATACCAGTCTGGATGTGCTTCCTTAAGAGCATCGTCAAAGACCTCATCCTCTCCGGTACACTCCTCTAGTGTATCGCAATCAAAGTCCTCGAAGGCATCAATAAGATCTATGTATATCGCCTGCCTGGATTCTTCGTCTGGGACGTGCTTCTTTAACGATTCAATTACGTCTCCAAACAATCTACTTCCTGAACTCCATCCCATTATCGATTATCTCCACTTCCTTGAAGAGCGTTCCTGTTCGCTCTGTCCCTTAACTTTTCAATATTGATCTGAGCGATCTCTGAGAGACTCGTCCCGAGGTCGTGAGCGGCAGCCGAGAGATACCATAGTACGTCTCCAACTTCCTTGATGAGAAGATCTCTTCGATCCTCGGTAAGAGAGACTCGAGAATCTCCCACAACCTGAGTAAAATTATCGTCTCTCTGAGCCTTCCCTAAGTGCTCTGCAAACTCTCCAGCCTCACCATTCATCTTAAGACCGACATACACTAGTCCGATCTCGCTTCCGCGTCCTGGATATATTGCAGTCTTAGAGGCCGCTTCTTCATACTCTTCGAAAGTCATTCGGTATTCTTTCCTATTCTGCTAGAAACGTCTTGGTACTGATCTCGTTCTCATAGAGAATTTTTTCTCGACCACTATCCTCACGAACTGTAACATATCCATGAGTCGAGGTAATAACCGTAACCGACTCATTACTACTCTTAATAATAACTCTCTGTCCTGGAACTAAATTTTTCATATTCCTCTCCTTAAATCTCACATCCTCCGGCGGTACACGCCAATTCTTGATTTCCGGTAGTTGTATCTTCCTTTTCAAACTCTTGTAGTAGTGACCAATCTACTGATTTAGGCATGTTCTCAGAATATTTGATATACTCTTCTTCAGTAATCTCCTGATATGGAGCCTGACGATACGTTCCTCCATCATATGGAAGGAACGATACTCCAGATACCATATCAAAGTTTTTAAACATCCACGAACCAGTCTCCATCCACTCATCCTCTTGGACGTTGATTGTTACTGATGGCTTATGCTCGCACCAGTTGTCCTGAAGACACTTCCACATCTCTAGAGTATCGATAGCATTTAGGTCGTTCCTAGTGACCGAGCCGAGTGGTGACTTAATTGGAAAATAGAACACGGTGTTCTGATCATTCATTAGATCCGGTTCATTAAGAATTCCAATAGACTTCATGAAGTCAGTCAGAGGATCCTTATTGTCTCCCCTCACGGACCTAAGATAGAATGGAGCGAATCTGGTATGCATTCCACTAGAGGAATTAACTAACTGAGAGACGGTTCCACTAGGCTTAATGCAGGTAGTGGCGGCAGATTGATTGATCTTTAGCCTCTTCGCCCATTCTTTATTGACCTCTACTACATAGTCTCGCACCTCAGACAATAGTTCTTCCGCTCCGACCAAAAATCGATTATCACAGACTCCGGTAAGACTTACTCCGAGTAGTCTCTCTTCATCGGCATTATCCTTCCATATCTTTCTAAGATACTTAAAGTCTGTAAAAGAAGACTGAATCGTACCGAGAATGGTAGCGACTCTAGCCTTCTTCTTTAGAGCCTCGATGGTATCATCGGCTCTTACGACGATCTCTGTGAGATTACAGAAGCCATAAGGACGAAGAATGATCTCGGAACATGGATTGGTTCCAAACTCCTGCTCAAAGTCTCTTCGACCATTCCTCTTAGCGATATTCTGGCAAGCAGTTCTCGAGAACATTCCTCTCTCACCGGAGTGACTATTATATAGAGAACACCATTCCTTCATGAACAGGCCCGTAGTCGGTCTGTCTCCCTCATACACCGCAGAGTTATTAGCCAGTCTACGATGCCCATGAAGAACCCACCATCCTAGTTGATTGTTCTTCTCGAGGTTCTCACTATCATACTGAGAGAGCTCAACGATAAGATTCTTTAATCCGTATCCCGGATCGATAAACTGAATACTATACTTTTTTGTATTCTCTTCATCGTCTATACTAATAAGGTGATAGTTATCGATGTGAATCGGAGACTTTGCGACCTGCATGTGTGGATCGTCTACATCCGACAGACTGATCATGGCGGACCTCCTGACTCCACCAACAACTACGATATCCGCTACCATGCACATGAGATCGTGGCACTCGATGGTCGACAGTCTTCTTCCGGCCGCATTCTTGAACATGGATACGGAGAACTTGAAGAGTCGATCGAGTGGCTCTGGCCCGGAGGCGCGTCCTCCGAAGGTCTTGAGTCGAGCTCCCGCTGGTCGGATCTTATTCATGTCCCATTTGGGAATGTCTCCGTTATAGAGAAGAGCGATGAGCTGTCTAAACGACTTGGCCCATCCTATCTTTGAGTCTGGAACCTCAATGACCGTCTGACACTGATGAAACGCCTCGGCTACTTTGGGAAGTTTCTCGGTATACTTTCTCTCTACCGAATATCCAACTCCAGTTCCACACATCAAGATATACATCGCTTCATCGAATGATCGAGGAGAGTCAACTGGAAGATACGAGCAGTTGTATCCGGCTACATTGCACCTATCGAGAGCGGGACCGGAGCTCATCAGGGCTCTCATCGATGGCATTACTTCTAGATTATAGATCGAGTCGAATACCTCATTGTACTCGTCTTTGTTAAACCTAGCCGTTTTATTATAGTGAGTCATGAGACGAGTAACCGTCTCTTCCCACGTCTCTCTCCTCTTCTTTTCTTCTAGCCATCGAGCGTATCGGCTAATGAATATGTATTCCTGATAGTATGACCCAAAGGGATTCTTTCTAGTACTCACTTTTCGTTCTTGCTCCGTAATTCTTTACTACGACAAAATTCGTAGTTCTTATTGTTCCATTTAAGTTTAATAGTATCGCAGTAACCAGTGAAGAGTTCATACTTGACGTGTTCATTAAAATAATTCTGAGCAGTATACCACGAGCAAGGTACGTCAAAGTCATGAGTAGAGTCCGCGACTAGTTCTCCATTGTTAAAGAGTTGGACGACGATTCTAGTGTTCATGAACTTGAATCACCTCGGTCATCCATGTAAAATACTTGATGAGTTCATTCCAGGCCGACTCGGCAACGATCTTGTGCTCCTTCTGAGTTCCATTTCCCATTCGAAGAGCACAATAGTGTATCCAGCTCCTCAGAGTTCCGGCCATGTACATCCTAGATACCGTTAATCCCTCTGGAAGAAAGCACCGAGCCTGTTCCTTAGCGATTCCTTTATCAATAGACCATTGATAGGCCGATAGAGAGGTCTTGTTGACCTTCCATTGCCAGTATTCAAACTCTCTCTGGAGAGGCTTATTGTCTATCTCCAGAGAGTTCTGTCTGTTCTTATTATCCTGTAGTCTCGCCTCTCGATTTTCGATAAAACCGAGATCCTTAGTAGGATCGGCGTATCTCTGAGAGAACTCTTGAAATGAGAATGATCGGTGACGAAGAATCTGTCTAGCGATATCTCGAGTAGTAGTGATCTCCATAGTGACGGAGGCCATCTCGAATGGACTAAAATGAGCGTTTCTAATAAGATATTTTAAAAGCTTCTCACTAGTTTCACTATTTAATTGATTGCTAGGATTAGATACTCTAGCCGAATATGTAATAAAATCATTAATGTTTTGAACGCCCTCCACTACTGGCTGAGTAAGAGCGACTATTTTCGCAGAATTCATATTCTGTCCTTGCACTTATCAAAATGTTCTCTAAACATCCACGCTCCACCAACTTTATTACAGTGAGGACATACATATTGTTTTCTTGGTTGACCACAGTTTTCACCGTGCCATCTTATTAAATTTGCTTTACCTACAACTTTCTTTTTACACTTATAACATTCATATTCTTTAGTTAAACATTCAATAAATTTTTGACCTCCACCCTGATGTTTTATCCATTCTTCAGAATAAGTTCGGTGATGATTTTGGCTGATTTTCTTTACTATTTCGTCTCGCCTTGGGTGATGACTGATTGTATCTCCTCCATCACCACCTCGAGCAATATTAACACAATCTTCTTCTAAAATAAGCTTCTTCTCAAGAGCATGAGCTTCTGATTTAGTTAGATTATCGACAACTAAAATACTCTCAAATGAATTGGGATACTTATTGAATGCCCTTTGAAGAACAATATTATGATGATTGTCCCGGTTTAGATCATACAAATGACGACCTATACGATTTTCTAACTCACAAGAACATCCGAAATACGTATGGCTCCCTATCCTAATTTTGTAGACGCAATACATCGCTGAATTCATACTCTCTTCCACTCGTTCAATTGTAACTCGGCCCGAAGACCGGTGAATGTATTTCTATCTATAATCTCTCGAACATTGCTCGGAGATAAATTTTCATTCATTACCATATCGTTCACATCCTTACTCTGCAAACCATCTGGCCATATACACACCTTTAATCCATGTCGAATACACTTTCCAATCTTTTTAACCGTCTCTTTAGATCGAGGCTCATTATCAAACACTATTATAGAGTTGTCTAGATTAAGATACTTTAGAGTAGACATCTCGACTCCACCAGCAGTGGCTACCGAGTTAGGGATAAACATCGCGTCGATGGGTCCCTCTAGAACATATGATCTATTCCCTCGGTCATATTTGTCCAGACCCCATATCTTCGGAACACTCTCATCTAGAACGATAGTTGTGTATCGATGGTTAGACTTTCCCTCGAAGTTTCGACCTTGAAGAGCGTGCATCCTTCCGTCTGAATTAATAAACGGTATGACGAGAGCCGGACCATCATGAGCCAGAGCACCCTCATTAAATTTACCAGGAATGAACCCATTGACCCACGACATGAACTTTGGAGAATAGAACAGCCTATGATGCTGTTCCGATGGAATTCTTCGACTCACGACGTACTGCTTACAGAAGTGATCGCTCTTAAGCTGACTCACCTTCTTTAATTCATTGAGAGCCGTATCCGCTATGTATTTCGGCTTCCTATAATTGAGGACTGGATCCTCTGTCTTCTTTTCTCTACTATCCTCGGCCATCTTCTCCTTAAGATAGTCGCCGTACACGAACTCATCTACAGACTTAATGAACTTAGGAACATTCATGGTACCACATCCATTATGACAATGGAATAGATACTTTCCTTCCTTAACGTAGATGTAGGCTCGAGCCTTACGCTTATCCTTAGAGGAGTCTCCACAGATGGGACACGAGAAGTTCCATAGAGTTCCAGACTTACGCTTGAAGTTACGCAGTCTAGTACTCAGGATTCCTATATACTTTACTTCCAACCAGGACATAATCTCATACACTCACTAACAACAACTAGAAGCACTAGCTGATAATATAGACACTAACTTTATTGGGATACCCACTTATAACACAGGTATAAGATATTGTAAAGGGTTTTCTGTTATCTGCCGTGCCAAATAATACCATTGTTGCCGCGAGCACGAGTTCCAAACAGATTAGTTCTAGGATCGTCTTTATGGTGCGATGGATCAGTAGCCTTCCATGAGGATATCAGCTGAGTTCTATCCGGTCTAGATCTGTGTCGATACTGATTAACATACTTTTCTTCTAAGTCAGGCCGTTTTTCGATAGTATCGATTTTATCCTGAGAGTGAACCCATGGACTGTTAAGCGCAGATAGTTTAATCTCGTCGTCTGGATCGTTTAAGAAGTGTTTAGCGTGTTTTTTAGCAGCTTCATTTCCGGCGATAAAGTATTGCTTGACTGTTCTTGAGCCGTGATTCTTGATAAGATCAATATCTTCATCAGTCATATCACGCCGGTGACCGAACCCTCCATAACCGGAGAAGATTCCCTCTCCCTTTGCAGCCATGACTTTCTGTTCCCTAGACAAATTTCCTGCTGACGCTAGATAACCCGGCCAAGAAGGAGTGTATCCCTTCCACGGCTTAAAACTTCCGTCTGGAACTTGTCGAGTTAGAAGATGAGAGATTTGATCGGGCCGGAGTTCTTTGTGATACTTTTCGCGATCGGAATCGTCTTTTCCATAGATCTGAGTATGATATAGAAGTTGACCTAGATCTACATCCCTTCCATTTCGAACAATATGGTCTACAACGGTATCATCGAATTTGGGATGAGAGTACACGCCTTCAGACGGTTCACTCCACTCGTTGTGGTATTTGTCATAGTCTTTAGTTGCGGCATTAATAATGTCCTGGTGAGATACATCAGGGTGATTCATTAAAACATGCTTACGAACACTTATCTCTGGATGATTGAGTCCTTCGATAGAATTCTTAGCTTTATTAGCTTCATCTTCGTATTCTGCGATATGGTTTAGAATACCTTCGTGTTCGATGTGGCCAACACGATCGGTTTCTCTTCCCGGAAGAGCTACAGGGTGATCTTTCTCATTCATGATCTGATTAGACGAATAATGATACTGATACTTCTCACCAGGATAACTAGCTTTGTGAGGGATGTAGATATGAAGAGGGCCGTCCTGATTATATTCACTAAACGTTCTCTCTTGGTCTTCTGGATCGTCAGTCGCAGCAGTGCACCAACGAGTTCCCTTACCAAAGTGTGCGGCCGCTTCCGGAGTGTGTGGGATGATGTGAGTGAAGCCGTTTTCTGGATACTCTTCGTTGTGCTCAGTAATCGTAGCCTGTCCCTTCATCTTTTCGTGCTGAGTCTTATCTTCCTGACGAGCAGATGTCTTATCCTTATGAGCGTCTACAATATCTTCAATCTGATTAAGAGTCTTATATCGACCTATGTCTCTGTGTTCTGCTGGGATAATCTTTCGTGACGCTAGATCGTGAAAATCACGAAGAGCTGGTTTCCCTCGAGAAAATACATCCTCGTGGCGATTAAATCCACCATTTCCGTAGATTCGTGCTATATGCTGAACGTATTTCTTCTGAGGAGTTGGATCGGCTTCTTCGAATTGACTCATCAATTCGTGTTTAGCCTTCTCTTCATTAGTTCCTGGATGGGAATTCTTAACACGACCTTGGTGCAGACCCTGAACGTCGCGAAGATATGAGTCACCATGTTCTTCACGTCCCAGTGCAACCTTAAGTGCTTTATCTCCATGCTGAGCAATCGTCTTATCTCGATCATATTCTAGGAGAAGAAAACACTCAAAGAGAAGATTATGAATAGTCTTCATAGAATATTCTTACTGGAACAATTGTAAAACACCAACAACCTGTGATAGAAGGAATCCTATTACGGCAGCTCCTCCTATTGCTAACCATTGAACTCTTTCAATGGTGCTTATCTTGTTGTTAATCTTGTCGATCTTATCGTCGAAATCTTTAGTAATATCAGATTTTGCTACTTCGTTCTGCTCACGAAGATCACCGCTCAGGTCATTCATGTCGGTTCTCAGACTCTTGATCTCTGTTAGAATCTCTTTTTGATGTTCGGTCATTTCCGTACGCAACCTTTGCTCTGCGGAAGTGACTCTAGAATGAAGCTCGTCGGCTCTTCCGTCAAGCTTTCTGGAAGCCTCTTCCTGTGCTTCTAATCTTTGCTCATGCACTGCTAGCAATTTCGAAACATTCAAAGAGACTTCAGTAATCTTATCAAGCGCAGCATCTACTCTGCTCAGAAGAACTTCCTGACCAGCAACTTTCTTTTCTACATCAATAAGACGCTGTTGTTCCATCAAGATTTCCTAGTGAGCATTTTCGCTCTATTTAGAATGACCTTAAGAGACTTCTTCTTCGGAACGCCTGGTTCCGAGTTCGGGTATGGTCCTGTTCCAATTCCAGAAACGGCCCCAGAACCAGCGCAATTAGCGGGAACTGCATCTTCTTTAATCATATCTTCCTCAAAACATCGATAATGTATTGATCCATTGGAATAATGTCTGTATCTATAATCTTCTGTTTACGAATTCCATATACTCGATCTGGAAGAATATTCAGAAGAATTAGAAACGGCTTAATATACACAAGGTGCTTATCCAACTTGAGGAAGAGCATTCGCACGAGTGGAGAAGCACCGAAAACATTATTCAATACGATAAGATGATTAAGAATTAATCTTTCTTGTAAGTCACCTTCTTTTACATATCTAGTTAAGAGCTTCTTAATATATTTAAACCGATTTAAATCTTCATTAAATTCATCGATGGAGCAACACTGTGGATTATCATAGTGCTTCATCGCGTACATTATAAAATTGTCATCGGTCAACTTATCGAACATCGTATACACAAGGAGAGGACCGAAGCCCTCTCCAAAATCTGTTACGCGAGAGTTGAATTGTTACTGGTCATTCCAGTGAGAGCGACTAGAACCTCTGTCTGAACTCTTCCAGCTCTTCCTCCAAGAACAGGGGTTAGAGTAGCTCCAGTTCCGGCTGAAGTAGTAATAGATACGTTAGCCGTAGATACGTTAATGAAACCAGTTCCATTAGCTCCCAGAGTAACAGTGGTGATCGCACCATTAGCGTCAGTAGCAATGGTTCCAGTAGCGTTGGTAAGACCACCAGAGATGTTGATGGTATCGGTGTTGGCGTATCCAGAACCAGCAACAGTTATGGTGATCGATTTTACCGGACCGGTCCCTCTCTGAACTCGGGTCCATCCCGTGTGAGTTTGATGAGCGTACTCTTCGTCCCCAAGACCAACGACCTGAGTTCCGTACAGGTCAGTACCAGTATTAGCACTGTTAGCGTTAATCTTGTACGTTGGAGCGCCGGCTTGTGAGTCGTCGTTAGTCCAAGACATTAAGGTTTCTCCTTTGATTTTGTTCTATTTATAGGATTAAGAATTCGCCTGTGGATCGTTAACGATCTCTCCGTCCTCATGTCGAGCCTTACGAGGGCGACCTCTTCGTCTCAGTCTAGCTTCTTCAAGAGTCTTATCAACTTCTTCCTTAGCGATCTTCTTAGCAACCATATTAATTCCCTTGCGGCGCTTGTCAACCGATCGAGCCTGATTTTTGAAGTGGTCATCGTATTCATCTTGATCGATGTCACCTACATCCTTATGGAGCTGAGCTCCCTCTGATTCGTTATCATCTCCGTAGTGCTGTACATCATAATGCTCTTCGCCCTGTCCAAGTTCTTTGGCACTAGTATGTAGAGATCTAGATGCCTTCTTGAGATAGCGCCCCATAAGAGCTTTTGAGACCTCAAGCAGAGCAGTTCCTTCTGATACTTCTTTGATAATGCTCATTACTTTAATCCGTGTGCTTTGAAATGATCTTCCAGGTGAGGCTTAATCTTATCATAATCCTCGAATGATAGATCTTTGTGATGGTTGTTATAGATATGGTCACACGCGTCTTGAACATAATTAAAGTGACGAGTAGCCGTATGAATAGACTTACCAAGCTCATTCGCGATTGGAAGCTTAAACATGTGCTTCTTAGCCTTCTCTACGTCGTCCTTCTTTCCTTCGGATAGAACCTCTTCACAGACTCCAGCCGTCTCCGGCTTTTTAGTAAGCCTCTCTGTTGCTCTTTTGATTCCCTGGTGACGGTTAAAAGCTTTTCGAGCGTGTGTATGACTACTAGCTCGAATAGCTGTCTTAACGTCTTCTTCTCCTCTTGGAGCATTAGAACGAGCTAGTCCTGCTGTTGCTTTGGCGGCGTGTTCTCTTCGATCCGAAGCGGCCTTGATAGCATATTTCGTTAGAGTTGCCGGACTCAATTCATCGAGTTGTTCAACGTCTTCATCTAAAGATTCGACGTGTTTTTTCAAGTCGTCGAAGTTAGTAAACTTTTTATGAGGGTTTCCAGATCGATCAGAATGAATGATATGATTCTTATCTTTTACATGGACTTGAATAAAGTTACCATTTGGATGCTCGAAGTGATGAAAGCTATATAATCCTTGAACATGCTTTCTCTTATAGTCTTCAATCTTCTGTTTCGCTTCCGAAATAACTCCCTCATGAAGAGCACCTTCGAGCTTATCTGGGCCTGACGTGATCTTCTTATGAAAATCCTCGGCCGGTCCATGATGCGACTGCACGACCTTCCCGTTATGAACTAGGAAGTGATGATTCTTATCATTTTCATGACGATTCATCGATAGCTTGTTTCCAAATCTATCGGAATAGCTTCCTACTCTTACGAGTCCCTCACTTAGAAAAGGGACGGTGCCGTCTTCAGCTGCCTCCTTAAGAGCGCCATTGAACTTTGTTAGTCTCGCGAGCTCGTTCTTGGCCGTTCCATGAGCATCTTCATAATCATCAGTGTGATAGTCGGCTGGCTCGTGGTGCTTACCATTTACAAAGAACTTAACCCTATGTTCATTCCACTCGTGATCCTTGTAGATCTTTGCACAGTGTTTTCCACAGTCAGAGTTTATAGTCGCTTTTAATCTTAGAGAACCGGCCTCATTGATGATACGAAGAATCGTATCGGTTGGAGACTTTGATTCTCCAAAGGCAGCCTTCGCAATGATCTTAACCTTCTTCGCGGCGGCCTTATCTAAGTATACTTTTCTTTGAGCGATCTTCTTACTAAGCTTATCGGCTCCAGAACCAGATCGAAGGGCGCTCGATGCCGCATGAGAGTATGCCTTGAGTTTTCCATAAGAGAGCTCATTGAGTTGTTCTGTCTCTTCGGTAAACTTATACTCAGGCTTATTTCGATTTCTCTTATGCGCTTTAATAGCAGCTTGAAGAACGTCTGATCTGTTCTTCTTACGAGCAACATTAGCTACCTTATGAAGAGTCTCATTAGAGAGCTCGTCGATCTGTTCTTCTTCATCAATCTTCTTCATCTTGTTCTGCATACGATTGTTAAGAGAGCGTGGCTCTAGTTGAACGTTTCCTGTAGCATCTACTGAACCTTGGTTCTGTTCGGTCTCATCCTCTTTGGATTCTCCAAACGCCACTCCTCCCTCAGGTGGATGTGGTTCGTGCTTAGGCTCGACTGGCTCTGGACGATGATCTGGAACTGGAATAGCCTCGGCTGAGACCATTTGAGGAGCGGCCTGCAAAAGACCATTCTGCATCGCTCGACTCATAATGTCAGCGGCTAGTGCCGCTTCTGCTGCTCCGATCGTAATAGTATTATGATCCTGTTTCTCAGCGGTCTTAATGCCGTTCTTCTTTAGGATCTCTAGAGCGTCTCTTACTCGCTCTGGCTCTGGAATCTTAAGCGCAGGAGCGTGACCCTCTGACATGATGCCTCGAATGAGGCTTTCCATTGAACGATAACTCATTGTGGTCTCCCGTTGTTCTTGTTTTTATTTATGTAGAGACGAAATTTAATTGATGAAGGTATATGAGTCCTTGATAGCGGTAAGAGGAACCTTCTTATCTGTTACGAT